AATGGTCGATGAGACCGCTGAAGAAAGACAATCATGTGTAGATAGAAATGTCGAGCATCTTGTCTTAATGAAAGCAAAAGACGATTGGGGCAACGAAAGTATGGTAGACGCAGATAGCGCTATCACTACAGGCAACGGTTACACAGCTGGTTAATAACAGATGGAGCATCCTAAGTGAGCGATACCGCCAAACGTAACTTATTTAACGAGTTGAAAGAATCTTTTAAAGCACTTACCGAGAGGAAACTAAAAGGAACACATGGAACTTATAAACTGCATAACAGCTAACTGGTATATAAGTTGTGACGTAGATAGTGGTGAGCCAGTGCCTACTAATATTACAGACGCTAGATCAGCGGCGAGAGTCGCAATAATCACAGGTGACACATAATGAGTAAAGCAAGAAAGTTAGCAAATAGTACCGAATCTGTTGTTAGAAGCACAACTCTAAATCAAACAGCGGTAACTCAAGGTGAGTCCACGCAATCAGGTTTTAGTGCTGCCATATACACTGGTGATGGGTCAAGTAGTCATGCGATCAACACTGGCCTTGATATGGACACTGGTGACTTTGGTGGGCTTGTTTGGATTAAGAATCGCGATGGTACTAATAGTCACAGAATAATGGATACAGTTAGAGGAAATCTACAGTATTTAGTTAGTGATACAACTAATAGTGAAATAACTAACGCAACAACCACGCTAGAATCTTTTGATAATGATGGCTTTACTGTAGGAACGTCTGGTTCAGCAAACGCCAATGCCGACAAGTTCGCCTCATGGTCATGGCAGACAACTAAGAAAGTCACTGGCACAACTAATCGTAACAAGGCATACACTTGTCACTACAACCCAGACTTAGGTTTCTCTATTGTTGGTTACGAGGGTGATGGTGAAGATGGGCATGAGATACCGTATCATTTGGGTGTTAAGTCTGAGTGGAGTATTTCTAAAGATAGAGAAGGTGACGGTTCAGAACATTGGGTTGTGCATTCTCCGTTGTTTCCAAATCAATATTTACGTTTAAATGGCACAGATGCACTTAATACCACCACTAACTTAACTGCTTTATTTTCAAAAGAAACTTTACAAATAGGTTCCCACTCTTGGATTAATGCTGCCACAGAGAATTACATATCCTACCACTTCGCATCAGTCCCCAACGTCTCCAAAATAGGCAAGTATATCGGCATTGGTGCTGCTGGTAACTATGTGGACTGTGGTTTTAAACCTGCGTGGGTGATAATTAAGAATATGACTAGCACCTCTGATTGGTACATTTGGGATAGTACAAGAGGCGATACGTCAGATTTATACGCTAATTCAGCAAATGCCGAGACATATATAGCGATTAAAGAGTTTACCGATAATGGGTTTGTACTTAAAGATGCTCATGGCACAGTAAATTCGTTAAACAACGAATACCTATTCATGGCCTATGCAGAGTCATCTACTGGTGGTGCATCTACAAACACGTACACAAACTCAGACTACACGTACCCAACAACTGCTGACACTTTATCAATTGCTCAGAACACACTCATATCATTTGCTCAAGGTTTTGATGCGAATGGTCAAGTAGATAGTAAAGAAAACGTAGGATCTGGTGTAACGTATGCATTAGGTGCAGGACATGAGAATAAGCACTACTACATCTATAAAGACTTAGGTGGTTCGTATGGTGTAACTGAAAACAGACCACTAGAAGGTATCACTCGAAATGATGCAGACAAGTGGGGTGAGGTTAGTCCACTGGATGCAAGTCTAAGGACTACTGCTAAACACTTTGATTATGAAAGTTCGACAGGTGTTGTTAGTGCTAGTGGTGAAAGAGGCGCAGGTTACGAGGCTTATAAAGCCTTTAACAAAGACTCTAACGATATTGTAGGCGTAACAGGGGTTGAATGGTATGCAACTACATCAACTCTATCGTGGTTACAGTATAAGGGAGTAGAGCCTCGCATTATTAAGTCATGGAGACTACGCGAAGGTAGTGATGTAGATAGAGTACCTAAAAGGTTTACTATTGAAGGTTCTCATAATGGTTTCAGCTGGACGGCTATTGATTCAACTTATACTGCTAATGACTACTTAGGCAACGGAGTGTACTTGTGGGGAGACATCAACTTAACTGGCAGCAACACTACAGCTTATTTATATCATCGTATTAACATTACAAATAACTCGGGGGACTCAACTTATACAGCTATAACAGAACTAGAGTTTAACACAATCCTCCCGTCAGATTACTACCTAATCGACGCTGGTAAAATGTACAACTCTAGTGGCACAGCAATAAACCGCACGTATCTAGCAGAGTTCAGGACGGATTCTGATGGTGATGTAATCAACTCTACACTCGCCAATATGCCTGTTGCCAAGCAACGGTTTAATGATGTTGAAGCGCATGGTGACTTGACAGTTCATGGTGAGATTAAGAACATTGGTGTTGCGACTGCTTGGGTTAATTTCGATGGGACTCAAAACCCACCTTTGATTCGTGATAGTTATAATGTGTCTGATGTGGTTGATTTAGGGACTGGCAATTATAAGATTGTCTTTGACACACCTATGGACAGTTTTGGATATGCATATACTCTGGCCGCGACTGGGTATGATAACAGAGCATTATCACACGATAAAAATTCTGTAAAGGTAAAAATCTATAACCAAGGGCAAGCCGGAAACGACTATGATCTAGTGTGCCTTTCTGTATTTGGAGGTAAATCATAAGATGGAAGCACTAAGAACCTGCCCTTCTTGTGATAAGTCGGCTCATACTGCGGAAGATCTTAAAGGCTTTGTTATTGATAAGGGATCAAAGCATGGATATAGGAATATATGCATTCCTTGTCGCAACTATCAGTATATCGCCTATGACGACAGTAGAAAAGATAAGGTCAGCAGCAGGGCTAAGGCATGGTATAAAGCTAACCCAAGGCAAGTAGCCAATACTAGGTTAAAGAAAAACTATGGCATAACCTACGATGACTATACGAGTATGCTGGTAAGTCAGGATTACTCATGTTTAATATGTAATGTACATGAAGATGACTGCACTAAGAGCTTAAACGTAGACCATGACCACATAACAGGTGAGGTTAGAGGCTTGTTATGTATAAGCTGTAACTTTGCTTTAGGCCATTTTAAAGATAATATAGGGCTTCTTGAGAAGGCTATTAACTATTTGAGGAAGCATTAATGTACGTATATCAACAAGAAGACAACACCGTTGCGATTTGCTCAAAGCAGTCCTCAATCCCTGAAGGTGCAACATGGAAAGAGGTGGAGTCAGTACCCGATAGCGTTTTTCGTTCAGCATGGAGAATTGTAGGTGACGCGGTGGTAACAAATATAGATTCTGCTAAACTAATTACACATGATTTACGTAGAGTACAACGACAATTAGCATTTGCACCATTAGACGCTATTATAGCGTTACAAATTCCCGGAAATGATGCTACTCAAGCAGAAGCTGATAGACTAGTTATTCGTAACGCTGATGACGCTATGCAAATAGACATTAATGACTGCACTACTGAACAAGAATTAATTGACATTCATATAACTGAAGGACTTTAATTTATGAACAAGTACAGCAAAAATTCAGAAAGTAAATTACTGCAGGCTCATCCTGATTTACAGCTTATTTTTAAAACTGTTTTGCAAGGTTGGGACAACACTATTTTAACTGGACATAGAAACGAAGCAGACCAAACAAAAATGTTTAGTAACAAACCTAAACTGTCTAAAGTTAAATGGCCTAATAGTAAACATAACTCTGTTCCATCAATGGCTTTAGACGTTAGCCCTTACCCTATTCCAAAAAAGTGGGGAGAAGGTAATAGAAACGAATACGAAAAATTTCGTTATTTTGCTTTTTACGTTATCGGTGTTGCAGACGCTTTATACCTTGACGGAGCTATAGCTTACAAATTAAGATGGGGTGGTGATTGGGACATGGATAATGATGTTGGTGATCAGACATTTGAAGACTTAGTACACTTTGAAATAGTTGGAGTGTAATTATGGACTGGTTAAAAAAACTTACAAGTTACGCTCCCGATATAGCAGCAGCAGTATTATCTGGTGGAGCCACACTGCCCCAATTAGCTATTAGAGCTATATCAGATGCTACTGGTGGCGTAGTATCAAATGAAGAACAGTTGCGTGTAGCAGTAGAAGAAGCCAGTCCTGAGATGATGTTGAAAGTGACTCAAGCTAACAACTCTTTCAAGATACGAATGAAAGAGCTTGATAACGAGCTGGTTGCCTCTGAGCTAGGGGATACTCAAAATGCCAGATCAGCACACAAACACAGTCGAATGCCAGCAGCTATCTGTATCGGCCTATCGATAGTTGTAACTGTCATCACACTGGCTTTGATATTTGCACCAATTCCTATTGGTAATGATCAGATGTTAAACATGCTTGTTGGTCAGATCGTAGCAGCATGGATGGCTTCAATCGCATACTGGGTCGGAACAACCAGAAGCAGTGCTAACAAAGATAGAGTAGCCAAATAATGAAAGATGACATATTACAAAATATAGCCAACTGGCTGAACACATCAACGTATGTAGCAGGTGGCGGTACAGTGTTATTTGGGTTAAACGCAGCAGAGTGGGGAATTTTAGGAGTTCTTATAGGTATAGTAACCACGCTTGGTATGGCTGGGTTTACTATATGGTTTAAGATGAAGTACCAGAGAGAAAATAATGTTAGTTAAAACTCCTAACATAGTGACTATAAAAACAAGTAACCTGTTAGTCCTAGAGACATTTATTACTATGCCCACTAGTTTTGTTAAATTGAATATGTCTATCGTTAGTAAGGACATTAAATGACCACAACAACACAAGTCTACATGTTAATTGGTGGTTTAAATGCACTAGTTACATGGACAGGATCTTTTAGTATTGAAAAATTTGTTGTAAAAGACAACCTTTAGGTTTTAACATGGTAGACAAAGCAAAAATATTATCAAGTTTAAAAGATGACCTTACAAGTGCTGACAGCCTTAGACTAGAAACTGTCTCTAAGGTAGAAACTTGGAAGAAAGAGTATAACGGTGAACCTTATGGTAATGAGCAGAAGGGTAAATCGAAGATAGTATCGAGAGATATAAAGCGTCAGGACGAGTGGCAACATGCTTCTCTTAAAGACCCTTTTCTATCTTCAGCAGACATTGTTAAATGTACTCCTATTACAGCTGAAGATCGTCAAGCAGCAGAACAGAACCAGTTAATACTAAACTACCAATTTACTCGTAAGTTTAATAGGTACAAGTTTATTACGGATAGCATAAAACTACTTACTACTGAAGGCACACTAATTGTTAAGTGTTCATGGGATTACGAAGATGAAGAAGTAGAAAAAGATTACCCAGTGTATGATTTAGATCCTTACAGTGGTAAACCTGTACAAATAGGTATCAAAACAGTAAAGGAACTTAAAGTACTAGTAAATAAACCATTTGCAGAAACTTGTCGTATAGAAGACATCTACATTGATCCTACTTGTCAAGGAGACTTAGATAAGTGTCAGTTTATGGTACATAGGTATGAGAGTGACCTTAGTACCCTACGTGTAAATAAAAAGTATAACGATAAAGCACTAAATAAAGTATCTGAAGATATGGCTAGAGATAGTGATGACTATACTCCTGAACACGAAAAGAAAGGTAGTAGTTTTGAGTTTAAAGATAAACCTAGAAAGAAACTTATTATTCATGAGTATTGGGGAAACTACGATATAGATGGCACAGGTATTGCTAAACCTATTATTTGTACTTGGGTTAACAACGTGATTATCAGGCTAGAAAGTAATCCTTATCCTGATAAGAAAATACCTTTTTTAGTAGTAGCACATAATTCTATACCTTTCCAAATGACAGGTGAAGCTAACGCTGAAATGATAGGGGATAACCAAAAAGTCTCTACTGCTATTAAACGTGGTGCTATAGATAATATGGCTAACTCCAATAATGGGCAGAAAGGTATACGTAAAGGTTCGTTAGATACACTTAACAAAAAAAGATTTCTTGCAGGAGGAAATTTTGAGTACAACACTAATTCTTCTGATTTTTATGAAGGTTCTTATAATAACTTACCTAACAGTATGTTTTCTATGCTTGAACTTAATAATAACGAGACAGATGCTATTACAGGTATTAAAAGTTTCTCAGGTGGTATTAACGGGCAAGGACTAGGATCTACTGCTAGAGCAGCAGGGGGAGTATTAGATGCTGTATCAGTACGTAGACTAGATATTGTAAGAAACGTAGCTGAAAACTTAATGAAACCTCTTATGCGTAAATGGATGTCATACAACTCCGTATGGCTACAAGAAGAAGAAATAATACGTATAACGAATGATCAACATGTTCCTATTAGAAGGGATGACTTAGCTGGTGAAGTAGATATAGATATTGAAGTATCTACAGCTGAAGATAATGCTGCTAAAAGCCAAGAACTATCTTTCTTACTTCAAACTAATGGGCCTAATGAAGATCCCGGTGTACGTAAAATTATAATGGCTCAGATAATGAAACTTCATAAAATGCCTGATGTAGCAAAGTCCATAGAAGAATACAGACCTGAGCCTGATCCATATTTAGAAGAAATGAAATCTCTTGAATTGCAGTTAAAGAAAGTGGAGATACTAGAAAGACAATCTAGAGCAGAAGAAAACTCAGCTGATCTTCGTTTAAAAACTGCGAATGCTGTATTAGCTGAAGCTAAAGCTAGGTTTACCGATTCCGACACAGATGTTAAAGATTTAGACTTTATGAAAAAAGCTACAGGTGAAGACTTATCTGATGAACTAGTCAAAAAAGATCATGATAGAGACACACAAATAGGATTAAAATCTATTGATAGTTTACAAACCAATTAAATTATAGTATAAATACAAAACTTATTTACATAACTTAACTATAGGACTCCTTAATGAGTAGCCTGACAGAAGAACAAGATCAAGTAGAGCTAGAAACAATTGAAACAGAACACCACATTACTATGGGAGAAGATTTAGCTTGGCTAAAAAATAACTCTCAGTTTCAAAGAGTAATTACTAATGGTTATCTTAAAGATAAAGCATTAGATTCTGTTAGTATGTTAGCAGATCCCGGAGTTATTAGACGAGGTGAACGATCAGCTATTATGGAAGATCTAGTGGCAGGCAGTAACTTAGGTTATTTCTTTATGATGGTTGAGTATAACTACGCAGGTGCTCTTAACTCTGAAATAGTAGATGAAGAAGAACTTGAAGGTACTGAATAATGAGTACCGAGTTATCTGAAGACGAAATTTTTGATAACGACATTGATCCTATTGATGCACTGGCTGCAATTCGTCGTGAAGAAGGAAATGAAGACGCAGCTGAGTTGTTATCTAGAAATAAAGATAACAGTAACGAAACAACATCTGAAGAGGATACTACAACTTCTGGTGATAAAAATTTATCTGATGGCAAAGTTTTAGATGAAGATACTAAAAAGTCTGATACAGACGCAGATAATATTAATGAAAATAAATACGAACTTGATACTGATAAAGATCTTGAAGATGGTTCTGAAAAGAAAGTAGAAGAAGTTAAAAACATTATTAAACGAAAGTTTAAAGCTAATGGTCAAGACTTTGAATTCTCTGATGAAGAAATCATGGACCAGTTTGAAGGTGTGTTCGGTAAGGCAATGGACTACACTCAAAAAATGCAGAAGATGGCTCCTTACAGGAAGATGATCTCTGCACTGGAAGAAGAAAGTATTACTCAAGACCAATTTGACTTAGCCTTAGACATCCTTAAAGGTGACAAAGGTGCTATTAAAAAATTGGCTTCTGATAGAGATATTGATCTCAGTGATCTGAGTTTTGATGAAGAGACTGAACCGTATGAATCTAAAAGTTACGGCAAATCAGACTTTGAGTTAGAAATTTCAGAGATTGAAGATTCTATATCTAAAGACCCAGAGTACAAAACAACTGTTGATGTTATAGACAATCAATGGGATGATGGATCTAGGAAAATTATTGCAGGCAACCCTAAAATTATTATGGGTCTGCATCACGATATAAAATCAGGTGTCTACGCTAAAGTAGCTCCTGAAGCAGCAAAGTTACAAATGTTAGATGGAAATTCTAAATCTAGTTTAGATTACTACCTTCTTGCAGGTGCTGATTATCAAAAATCTATAGAAGCTGGTAATAACCAGAACGCTGTAGATGACTTGAATAAAAGCGCACAAGAGGCAGAGACAAAATTTGGTAAAGAATCATCAGAAGCTGAAAGCAAAAGAGCAGCTAGTTCAACAGCCTCTACTGCTGGTAAAAAAGGTGTCATCGATTATTTAGATGACGACAATGATGAAAATTTTGACGCTTGGTATAAAAAAGTAACAAGTGCAAACTAATTTACTAAAAAGGTGATTTAAATGGTAGATAACGTCTACGGAAATGGTACTAACAGTACTTCTGGTCCGAATACAATTACGCATTATTACGACAAAGCTGGTGTTAAAGCAGCTAACGTTGTAAATATTTATGGTCAGTTTGCTGATCGTCGATCTATGCCTCTCAAAATGGGTAAAACTTTTAAGGTCAGTAAATGGTTACACATTTATGATCGTAAACTTGATCCTAGTAGTCAAGTAGGTGGAACTGACTCAGAATTTGGTACTAAGGGTTATCTTACTGCACGTAACATCACTGATGTTTCAGCAGGTATGCCTACGCTATCAGAAGGTTCTGGTGCAGCTAATAAAGTAACAATTAAAAAAGTTACTATTGAAACAGGTTTTGCTCGTTACGGTGAAATGCTTGATTATACTGATGAAGTTGATATGTTCTCTGAGGACATGGTACAGATTCAATACCGTGAAGAGTTAGGACACCTAGCTAATATGCGGTACGAAGATCTTACACAGCTTGATTTGCTAGCTACTACTACTATCCAGTACGTTGGAAGTGCTACTGCTATTGCAGAAATTGGTCAAGATACTGCTGAAACTGACGGTACAGATGATAATGATTCACGGATTTCATACGATATGATCCGTAAAATTACTCGTCGATTGGTACGTAATCGTGCTGAAAAGAACACTACTGTTGTTTCAGGTGACACTAAAGTTGATACTCGTGCAATCAATAAAGCTTACTACGCTGTTATTGGTCCAGAAATCAAGTACGATCTTGATAACTTGACTCGTGGTACAGGTAACGCTGAAGAGTTCGCTTATATCCCTGCATACAAGTATGCAGCAGCAGCTAGCCTAGCTGAAGGTGAAGTTGGTTCTATGGGTGATGTTCGTTTCATCGAATCTGAGTCTGCTCTAGTTTACGCTGCTCAAGGTAGTGTTGTACCTCAGAACTACGTAGGTGATCTATCTTCTAGTGGTGGTACTGATAATACTTCTGGTACTGCTGGTGATCGTGATAACTTTGATGTTTTCCCTATCTTGTTTCCAACAAAAGGCTCTTTTGCTATTGTAGGACTAAAAGGTAAAGGAAAAATTAAGTTTAACAGTCAGTCTCCCGGTAAGATTGAACTTAGTAATCCTTATGCAACTCAAGGTTTCTTTAGTTACAATTTTTGGTACGCAGGTCTTATCTTGCGAGAAGAACGTTTACTTAAAGGGTATGTTTGCGCTAGCAAATAACCAATAAGTATTAACCAGCTGGGACTTGAAAAAGTCCCGGCTATTATTAATTTGTTAAACAACTGAAAGGATTTAACACATGTCAGATCGAGATGACCTAATACTGGAAGCTAATGAGCTAGGTTTAGAGTTTCAAGCTAATATTCCTACTAAAAAACTACAAGCTAAAGTTGATGAAGCTAACGGAAAAGTAGAAACACAAGATGTAGAACCAGTAGTTGTTTCTGAAAAACATTCTAAAAAACCGCTAACTAAAAGACAAAAAATTAATGAAAAACGTAAAGCGGCTTTCAAAACAAGAGTAGTAACTATTACAAATAAAGATCCTCGTGATTCTGCTGTAGCTAATACTGCACATTTGAGTTTTGAGAATAACTACTTCGGATTAGCTAAAAATGTACCGTTAGATATTCCTGTAGAGCTAGAAGTAGCACTAATTAAAATTGCAGCTTCTACTCTTATGCCTCTACATAAACGTGAATTTGTTGATGGAAAAGACACAGGTAATATGATTACTATAAGAGTAAAAAAATACGCTATTAGTTATGGTGAAGGTGAATAAAAATGACCTTAGCTTTTACTGAGTTTACAAATAACGTAACTACTGACTCCTCTACTTATAAAGTACAAGGAGATGGTATTTTTGATGATATGATGGAGAGTATTACTGCTCACATTAAGTCTCAGTACGATTCAGGTGCTATTAATGGTGTTGACTACGCTAAAGTGTATCTTGGAGCTATGCAGTCAGTAATTCAAACAGCTGCAAAAATTTATCTAGAGACACAAATACAGATAGATACTTCTGCTTTACTGCAAGCACAAAAACTTTTAGTTGATAAACAGGTCATAGAAAGTATTAGTAAAAATTTACTTCTTGAAGCACAAAAAACTACGGAAGATAAAAAAGACGACCTAATTACAGCTCAAACACTAGGGTTTAAAGTAGATGCTAAACAAAAAGTACTAGCTAAAACACTAGAAACTTGGGCTATTTACTATTCTGTTAATAAAACAGGTGCTGCTCCAACTATTGTTAATGAAGCTAAAACTTCTGCACTATATGAAGATATACTAAATGATTTGCCAGCCTAATGACTAAAGAAGAAACACTAGCTAACATAAATAGTTGTATTGTCTATGAGAATGGGTTGCCTGTTCTCATGGACGGTATGTTTATGGATAGCGAGCTTGATAGTTTAGGAGTAGTAATAGTACTGCTTACAATAGCCAATGATTATGATATTGACACAGCAGAATTTGATGATATAGATGTAGATGCTTTGTCCGTAAAAATGTTAGTTTCTATCTGCCACTCAACTACTTCTGTATAATGTGAAATACAAACTTATTAATTTACTGCAGAATGATAACTACATCCGTAAATGTAATGAACAAGATATAGATAACCACTACTCTGTTGTAGAATCCTTAGTTTCTGATAGTGACACTAATATACACAAAAAACGTATGTTAAAGTGTATAGCTGAGAACACAGCGTATTGTTTAATTGATGGGTCTTGTTTTTTGTATTTTAAGAAACTAAGTCCTTACAAAACTGAAGGAGTTTTGTTTTATGGTAAAGGAAATCCTGTAGGTACACTAACACTTCTTATAAGTATATTCTATGGAAATGCTTATTCACCTGTAAAGACTCTTAGTTTTATTCCCCATAAAAAAGAAGGAGTTATTAACTTAAAAAGTTTACTAACAGTTAAAAGTATTAAAAAATGGTATGAGTTTGGTACCCCTGTTATCATAAACATTAGTCTAATAAAACAGAAATTGGATAAAATTTTACATAATTCTAGGTAGTTTAATTATGGGTGCTGTTGTAGAAATTATTGAAGATATAATAGACATAGTAGAAGATGTTGTTGAAGGAGTAGTAGAGGCTGTAGAAACAGTATGGGATGATATTGTTATGCCTTTACTGGAATTTGTAGTAGGTATATTTGGTATCGAAGATGAGACCGTAGTACAAGTACAACATGTTTCACAGAAAGTTTATCCTTCAACTACAGATCTAGAAGAAGATGCGTTAGTTAAAATAGCACTTGAGTACACAAAAAATTCTGCTATTGCATTAATATCTCCGTTTAATAAGTACACTAAAGTTGCTCAAGGAAAAATAGACGGTTACTACAATTACGCAGAAGAAGGTGAGTATCCTTATGCTTTACCTACAACAAATGTACGTAAAAATACTATAGACCAATCTGCTGTTATTAATGCTTTGTTTTCTATAACTGGTTACACAGTTAATATTACTAGTGCAGTACAAAAGTACCCTACAAAAGAAGTTTATTTTAAACACTATTTACAAAATGTTTATAGTTATCTTCCCCATCTTAATACATTAACTTTTAGTGACGAGTACGGTACTTTCGATAGCTATTTTTTATCTGCTGTTACGTACAATGCAGGAGCTAATAACTACCAATTAACAGTACAGAGACTAAGAGAAACTGCTACGTTTTATTTATCTGGTTATTCAGAAGTAGTTCAAGGAGATAACACACTAATGTACACAGTTAGTGTCGATAGACTTATACCTGCTAACAAAACTGTCACAGTTAATTTAAGTTACACAGGAACAGCTACAAACGGTACCCATTTTACCTCAGTTGATACTGTAGTATTGCTAGCTGGTACATCGTACACAGACTTTACTATTAGTACTGAAGCAAACTCATTACCTTATGAATATACCTTGTTAGAAGATCAAACAGAGGCAAACTACGATGATTCTGGCAGTAATGGTTCGTACTCTAGTTCTGGAAGCGACAGTACTAATTTCTACAGTGCATTAGACACAATAACTTTGGACAATGATGATGTGTTAACAGTAGATAGTGTAGATGTAGACGGAAATGTAATAACTTTTACAGTGACAAGTTCTGGTGGTGATGCTTCTGCAGGAACTACCATAAACCAAATTTCTTCTAGTGGTACAGGTTTAGGTTTTACTATAACCCCGGAAACAGTAAACTTGTTAAGTTCCTCTGTTACTATGGTTGTAAGTATAGAAAGTATCTCTACACAAGACAGTTTTGAAGCTACCGCTTTAGCTGAAGGAAAACACAGCATATCAACTACTATTACTTATAGTGTTGCTAACCCTGTAGACACAGATAACACTAATATGCCATCTCCTTTAACAGAAACTTTGACTAGTGTGATTACTAGACCTGCTTATAGAATTATTTCTTATGTAATTGTTACTTACTATATTGACGAAATTGCTGAATGGAAATATTGGGTGTATGACATAAGTAGTAATACTTACCCTGATGTTAAAATGGTAAGCAGTAGTTTAAGTAACTTAGAGTTTATGCCTATTGGTATACTTAGGTCTAACACAGTTTCTGCCAGTGTAGTTAGTGTAGGACAAGAAAACTATGATGGTATAGTAGGGCTATTAGGTACTTTAGACTTAGAGTTTAACGACATAATACAACAAATAGAAGCTAACCCTAATATTGCTGGTATATCAGAAGGATTTTTATCCTTCGCTGTAAACCCTACTGATACAGCAACAGTAGTTTCTAAAATTCTTTATGAGATGTTTTATACATTAGTAATTACAGAAGCTGTTGATTTTAATACAACAGTAGACAACCAAGGGTATTATGCTACGTTTTTAGAACAAAATGTAAAACGAGCTGTAGTATGGTCTACACAAAATGCTTCTACTACCATATTTGATTCAGGTCCAATTGGTACTTACAGCCATACTGTAACTAACGTAAACACTCTTACTATGAGAAAACAGGTGTCTACTACTTCTTGTTCTACAATTGTATTAACAAACATGTCTGGTATAGAGTTTATTTTAGGTAATGGGCAAGAAAACATGAGCCTTAGTAAACTAGGGGATGATAACTTTTCTATACTGTTGTCTCATTTTTCTATTGATAGTTTAACTCCAGTTGAACAACTACAGTTGTACACCCTAGCTTTAAGGATGAATTTTTATTCTGTACAGATAACTGAAGTGGCTTGGTATGAAACTTCAGCGTTTGCAGATTTACTAGAAATAGTACTAATAGTTTACACTCTGATAACTTTTGACCCTACAAAACTATCTTTAGCTGCTTTTTTTCAGGTTGCATTAGCTAATTATGTTATTATTTCTATAGCAATTGCTATAATATCTAGTATAGATAGTGAATTTTTAAAAGTAGTTGTTGCTGCTGGTGCTGCTTACTTAACTAGCCAAACTGGTTCAGGTTCAACAGGTATGAGTGATCCTGCTGTTATTACACAAAGCGTCACACAGTTTAGTAATATGATAGTAGCTGATATAAATGCAGATATACTAGAGCTTCAAGCAGAGATGCTAGAAATAAATAATCAATTTGATATTAGGTCACAAGAACTAGCTAGATTAATAGAAGCACAAGAAAATGGATTAGACCCAACCTACCTAGCTTTTCTTAATAGTCCTGACACATATAGGTTTATGGCTGGACCAATACAATACAACTATTCTAGCATGTATGATTATGGTACAGTAGTGGGCAACTATCATAAAAACGCCTTAACTTTAGGTGTAGTTTAACAAAAAGGTACAGAATTATGGGTGAAACTTACAGTAATTTCAAAATTCCTACAACAACACAAATATACGACCCTGCTAAAGAATTTAGTTTAGCAGCTTCCTATGACGATTTTAGTTATAAACCACAAGACTACAGAATGAATGCAGGTAATGGTGTTTTAATGGGTGATCAAAATTACCCAAAAGCACCAGAATCTTTAAATGGATTTCAAAACTTTGGGTTAGCTGCTCAAGGTTTAGGTAGCCTATATGGTATGTATAATGCTCACCAAATGCGTAAGCAAGGAAAAAAACAGTTTGGTATTGAGCTAGCTGGTATGAATAGAAGTCTTGCTAATAATGCAACTTCTTATAATGCAGATCTTATGGAAAGAACTCGTAATGGTTTAGCATTAAATAGTGTGGAAGCTGGTAGTCAAGAATATATAGACCGAATGGCAAGAGCTAAAGCAGCTAATGTAGATGGTAGTGCAATAGGGTAATAATATAATGGCTGGTGAACTTTTTAGATCTAGAATAAATCCTAACTTTAGTGGCTCTAACCAAGCTTTTGCTAACGCTGCACGTTCTATTGAGAGTTCTCAAAAAGGTCTTGCTAGTATAAATGCACAAATGCAAGAAGCTAGAAATGCACAGCTTGAGCAAAATGCTGTTATGCAACAACAAGCCAATTTTGAAAGACAACAAAATTTTCGTGAAAACGAAGGTCAAAGAGCTGTAGTTGAAGAACAACGTATTTTTGATTTAGAAAAACAAAGAGGTATAGATAAAAATTTAGCTATGAGCAATTTAATTCAACAAGCTAAAGATATGCAGCCTTCTTTTGAGATGGAACAAGGCACAAAACAAGCTATATTTAATTCTCCGGGTTACCAAACACAAACTTCTGGTACAAGAACTATTAGTGACGGTGGAAGAAATACTTCTATAAATCTAAATCAAGTAGATGGTTATAAAAGAAAAGATGATCTTATGGATGGGTTTATCCAAAATATGATTGATAACCCTAGACTGTATCAAGACCCTGCTAAAATAAAATCAGATGTAGCTGCTTTAGCAAGAGAAGCTGGTCTAAGTGAAACAGAAATAGCACAAATGCAACAAACAGCTACTGAAAATTACAGTGTGTTAGATGTTAAAAGTCAAGAAAGATTAAGTAAAAATGCTGAAAATAGATTAAATTTTGCTGGCAAAATATTTAGCAACTCAGGAAATAGTAATACTACTAATATTGGAACTAACGCATTTAAAACTGGTTCTATAAGTCAAAAAGAAAATGCTGATGCTTTTAAAGATATTTCAGAAACATTAAATGTTCCTCAAAGTAAAGGTGCTATAAAATGGATCAGTGAAGCACTTACTCCTGAAACATTTTTTGGTTTATTTCCTTTAAATTCTCCTGATATGTCTATAGATGATTTACAAACTATAGTTGCTGCTAGTCAGTCTCAATCTAAAGTTGGACCAGCAGCCACTATTAGAGCTATGAGAGCTTTAAAATTAATAAATGGTGATGGTACGTTTAGCAAAGACATATCAGATATGATGTCTAACGATGATACTATGGCTGCTATTGCACTAGGTGCTCAACAAAACCAAGAAGCTTCTAGCAGTAGAAAAATTGGTGGTAGTGAAAGTAATGATCAAAAATTTCAACAACAACAGTCTCTATATAATAGTTTAATTTCTCAGTACGATGACTCTATTAACAAAATATTAAAAAATTCTATACAGCAAGCTACTACTTCTGAAGAAAGACAAAAACAAGCTCAAAAGTTTATTGAAGAACAAACAGGAGTTAGTAGAGACTTTAAACTAGGTGGAAATAAACCTAAAACTAAGCCTAAAATTAAGCTTAAGCCTATAATTTCTGAAGATGAAATAGATACTAGTGATGATGTTGAAGAACCTGTAGAAGCTCCTATTAGCACAAAAGAAAGAGATATTACACCTGCTGAAAATAGAATACTTTCTGGTCCCGGTAATACGTACACACCTGAACTTAAAACTAAAGAAATAACTACAAAAGCTAAAGAATTAGAGGCTAGAGCAAAAGTTAAATCTCAAAAAGTTGCTGCTGATAAAAGAGGTTTTATAGCTATAGCATTAGACCCTAATAGTACTGAAGCAGAAAAAGCTGCAGCTCAAAAAGGTTTAAGTGAAGTAGACGCAAAAAATCCTAAGTATAAAGATACTTCTATTTTTAACTACAGTGCTGGAGATCGACCTGAAAGAACTAACCCTAATGGTACTGATTTTAGACTACAAAATTTTAATTTTGAACAAGCTCAAGAAAAAGCTGAAAAAACTGCAAGCAATGTAAAACTCCAAAAACTTCGAGATTTAAAAAGTAAAGTTGATGAAGATAAAATTAAACAGTTATTAGAAGCTCTTAGAACAGGTGATCAAAAACTAAAAGATTTTAAACCTAAATCAGGAGCTGAAAAACAACAAGCAGAATACTTGAAACTTTTATTAGAAGAACAAGGTAAGTAACTAACTATGTCTGAAATATTTAGAAATGCTGGAAATGCTTATCAGGTAGACTACTCGTCTTCTTTATTGGACATGAAAATTGATTCTTTAAAAGACAAAATAGCAAGTAAGCAACAAAAGCTTACACCTGAACCTAAAGTTACTCCTGTGTCTGAAGAACAAGCTAACAACATAGACAGATTTAATGGTGGTCTTGCAAATAGTACTAGTTTTGCTAATGACTTGTACTCATTAGGTACTGCTGCTGTTGATAGAGAATTTAACAACATAAAAAATATTGCTTCAGGAGAATCTAACCCTAATCTAATGGAAGAAGCTGACGTTAGAAGTAACGTTAGAGCCACGGTAAGGCAAGAGCTTAATGAAGCAGCATCTTCAGGCATAAACAGTTTAGCTAACGCTAGAATAAGTTTAAGAGAAGGTGAGTATTTAGACGCAGCAGGTAATGTAATAGACGCTATAAGTACAACTGCAAAAGTACTTCCAGAACTAGCTGTAGACAGTTTAACTGGAACAATAGCGTCAGGCATTGCTGGTACTCTTGGTACTGCTGGTATTGGTGGTTTACCTATGCTTGGTAAAAAGCTTTTTCGTGGTGCTAATGCAATAGGTGATATATCAGATGCTGTTACTGATGCAGTAGCTGCTAAAGATGCAGGTGTAAAATTAAACGTATTACAAAAAGCACTAGCTGCTACTAAGTCTGTTGGTAAAAAAGCTAGTCAAGTAAGTTTATCAACTGCTGCTGTATTACAACAAAATGAAGAAGCTTACATTAAAGAAAATGGTGAAGCGTCTTCAGTTATGCACAAATTAGTTAATGCTCCTGCTGCTTTAGCACTTATGATGTTTGATAGAGCTATATTTATGAGTGCTTTGCCATCTATAGCAGGTGTTACAGTTGCTAAAAACGCTACTAAACAATATGCAAAAGACATTTCAAAAGCATTGTCTCCTATACCTAAAAAATACAGTGTAGAAGTTGCTAAAAGAGTACTAAAAGCTGCTGTAAAAGTGTCTGCTGTTGGCGGATTAGAAGCAACACTAGAATATTTACAAACTTGGCATTCAATACTACAAGCTAAGATGGATGACTTTTCTATTAGGTCTGCTTTAGATGAACTTAATGAAGAAGGTAATATAGATGAAGCCAACTACTCTGCTTTAGTAGGTGCTATGGTAGGCGGTGGTGTTAAAGGTGCTACTGTTGCTCCGGGAGTTGTTGCTGGTGCAGCTTTAGACACTGTTGTAGGAACTGCAGGTGTTGCTGTAAGAGGTGGTAAAAAAGTTAAAGAAATAAGTCAAGATGCACTTACTAAAGCAAGTTTTGAACTATTGTCTGAAACAGATCGTGCAGTATTGTCTGAATCTGAAACAGCAAGAACAGCTATAGCAGATAAAGAAATAGCAGGCAAAGAAAAAAATATTGACACTGTTTTAAATGCTAAAACTATTGATGACTTACTAGCTGATGACGTAGTAGGTGTAGAAACCATAAAAATACAAACTAATGGGAACATAACTACTGAAGCTGCTGCTGATCCAAAACAATTTAACTCTATAAAAACTAAGTTAATTAGTCAATTTAGAAGTGATCAAGCTCTTGTAAAAACAGAGTTAATGGCAACTAGTGTAGGAAGAGTTGTAAGCAAAGTAGGTACTAATGTTGTAAACAAAAGTACTGAAAAAGCTAAAAAACTTCTAAAAAATGTTCCTGTAGAAAACTTAGTTAAAACTGTTACTGCACTTGGTACAGCAAGTGTAGAAATTGTTAAAAATCTAGAATCTAGTACTGCTAGAGGTGTTATAGAGTTAGGTCTTAGAAACGGAATTAAGTCTTCTAATACTGTTTTAGCTGCTGTTAAAGATATGGAAATAAACGATCTTACAAAAGTAATATCTGTTATTGATAAAAAACACCCGGACCTAGCCAAGAAATTACAGAAAACTCTTGCTAATAAAAAACAAGCTTTAAAAAATATAGGTCAAAGTAACGATACTTTAACAACTATAGACAATATTAAGCCAGAGCTAAAAGATATTGCTAAAGGTCCAGCTCTTTCAGAAAATGGAGCAGACTCTGTATTTAAACTTGTTTCAGATACAATAAATGGCAAAGTAGCAGATTTACCTTCTTTAGAAATTGTTGAGGCTGCCCTAGATAAATACAAAGAACTTGATTCAGTTAAAAAAGGCAAAAACAAAGTTAGTCTAGGTGTACTTACTAACAAGTTAAAACTAGAATCAAATAAAATACGTAAACCTGTTAGAACAGAAGCTAAAGCTAAAATAGCTGAGTTGTCTAAAAATATTAAATCTAAAGGTTTAGTTGAGTATTTTAAAAATGCTGAATCAACAAAAGAATTGATAAGTCTTTTAGACTCAGAAAGTTCTAAAGATTTTACAAAAAAAGTTAAGGAATTTTTACCTGACTTACCTAATATGCCTGATATGCCTAATCTTGAAACTGAAGAAGGTATGGCTAAATTTGATAAACAGTTAGAAAATGCTTACAACTCAGTTGCTAAAACAGTTACAGATACTGCTACTGCTGCTAAAGAATTAGTTGTTGGACCAGAAAAGAAAGAAAATGTTGTAGGTCCTAAAAGACCTGCTGCTCCTAGTCCTAAACCTACTCCTTCTACAAAACAGGAAGCTGCTGTTGAAGAAATAAAAACTGTTGAAGTAACACCAGAAGTACAAAAGAAACGTGACACTATAAATAAACAACTAAGTTCATTTGATAGTATAATTGCTTCTGTTGAAGATAGTCCTTCTAAACAAGCAATTGTTTCTACTACAATTACTCCTACGTTACCTAAAATAATTACAAAACTTAAAGAAGCTGGTTATACTAATATTGCTGAAGTTAAAAACTTACTAAGAAATTTTACTTCTTTAGATAAGTACCCTGAAATACTTAGTGCATTTGAACAAGCTTTTCCTGATGTACAAACAGAGGTAGTTATGACAGAATCATTTGATAATGAACCTTCACAAGTTATTTCTGACAAGAAAAAAGCTGAAGCTCTTTATACTAAACTAAATCCAAGGTGTAAAATTTAATGTCCTGTCCTTCACCAGAACTATATTTAAAATACATTCAAGAATTTAATGGTGTAGAAATAGATCCTAATACAGAAAAAAACATGCGTTTTAATGTATGGAATATTACACCTGAAGATGTTCACAGACTTGTAAATACTAATAGTGTTGAAGGACTTCCGGGTAAAGATGAATCTAAACCTACTCTTTTAAAAATAGAGAATGCTCTTACAAGAATATTAAATTCTGGTCAAAAAGCTGATACTTTTAAAGAAGATATTATTGGTATAGACAACGATAATGTAGATCAAGACAGTATTTCAAAAGCTATAGCACTTCATGAAGTTATGGAAGCAGTTAAAGGTGAGTCTGACAAAGCACGTAATAATGACGTACAAATGAGTCAATTGTCTGTAGATGGAATACTTCCAGTACTACCATTGTCTAGGCTAGCTGCTAGTATTGGTCGTAAATGGATGTACAAAAACCAAGCTAGATACAAGTCTATGGAAGAAAGTCCTAAGACTGCAGCAGAAATTGAGCAACTTTATTACACTCAAGGTATAGCAGCACTAGAGCTACTTGAAGAAAAAGGCTATGTAAATTTTCATGATGATGTAACTACTATTCGTGATTACACTGACAGTGAAGCTATAACACAAACTTTTGAGTCAAAGAAAATTACAACAACAAATGCTAAAAGTGTTTCTTTAAATACAAGTAAACTAGGCATTTCTAAATACAAAGTTAGTTCTTCCGGTAAACTTACTGATACTTTGTCTCAGGAGTCATCTCATTTTCTTAATAGAACTGCAGCTGACTTAAGCGGTACCGAACTAGGTACCATAGTAGACACGTTATCTGTTGTAAGACATGTGACACAGCCATCTAATATTACTATGCCTTACACAGGTAAACAGGACGGTTCAGTTGATGTAGCTCAAAGTGATCCTGATGGTAATGTTCAATCTCCTAGTACACAAAGTGCTAGACAGAAATTATTTGATAATCCTCTTTACGTAAATAACACAGTACATGATTTATTTGCACTTATTAAAGAAGAAACTGACAAAACAGGTGAGTCAGCTACAAAACTTTTAACTGACAAGTTTAAAAATAAACCTTTAATGATTAAGTCTTTATTTGGAATTAAAACTTCTGATGATCACTCTGTTGATAGGCAAGAAAGTGTTAGTGGTCAAAACTTATCTAAAACAGTACCTTTAGACGATATTATAGAAACTTATAACCAGCTTGTTAATTCTGAAGGTAATCCTGAAGAACTGCACATGATAATGAAAGGTGGTAGAAACATAAGACTTTACTACGATAACAGTGTGTTAAACGCTCATGCATCTAAACAAAGCAGACACATGCTTACTAGTGGTACTCAGTCAGTTAAAGTAAAGTCTTTTGATTTTAACCGTCTTGTGTACAGCATTAAAGAAACACTAGATGATAAAGAACTGACTTATAAAGAAATTGTAGAAGGTGGCAATGCTAATCTAGATGCTGCTTTACAAGACTTTAAAAGTTACGAAAATGCAAAAACTCTGCAACGTAAAATAGTAGCTTTAAGTAACCTACCTGAAAGATTTCAAGGCGTAGACTACGCAGCATTGTTAGTAACTTTAAAAGGTGTTCAAGATATTAGAGATAATACTGGTGACACTTTACAAACTGAGCTTATGGATTCAGCTGACGCTACAGCACAGGGTGGTACATTAACATTTCAACAAGCATTAGGAACTAACGCCAATGTAGAAACGTTTATGGAAAGCATAGGTATTATTACAGATGCAGATGGAAATTTAGTACTAGACGAAAATAAAATAGATGACGTTTACGCACTTATGTCAGATGCTACTAGCAGGTTTATTAATAAAAAAGACAGTTTAGTTATGTCACCAGACATAGGCCAAGGCAACGTAAGAGAATTATTACAAACTACTTTAAACTTGTTATTTGGTGGTACTAAAGAAGGTGAAAGAGCCTTTGCTAAAGATCCTACTATGGTATTTATATACGGACAGGGACCTAAAGGAGCTGTTAAATCTATGGCTGACACCCTAGCTAAACGTATTATAGACAACCTAGCTGACGAAAACATTAGAGATTACTTAGGTGACCTAATGGATTCACCAAGTCTTAAAAATGCTGACAGTAAAGATTTAAAAGACATATCAGGTCTGTACTCTAATATTAAATCTGCTCTTATTACTAAAGGTGTTCCTAAACAACTGTATGAAATAATGCAGGCAGAAATTTACGAAGCTTACCTAAAAGACTTTAGAAAAGATGGTGCTGACATTTATAATTTAGCTACTCAAGTTAAAGATAACCATAGAATGAAAGTACTTCCTTTTGGAGCTGTATTAGATGGTATTGGTATTGACCAAGTTAAAACTTATGGTATGCCTCTTACAAAAATTGTTGAAGTATCTAGTCCTTTAACCGGAGATAGTGACCTAGCTAAAGAAGGTGGCCACACAGTACTAACACGTAAACAAGAACTGTTTCAATCTATAATGGATGTGTCTGTTATACACGGAATAGACTCTGGGCTTATGTATCACGCTATAAACGAAGTCCTAGGTGATAGCGGTGCAATTGTCGTACACGATCAGATAATTGGCACAACAGAGACTGTACGCCTTGTAGAAGAAGCTTACGTAAGATTAAATAAAAGACTTTTAGGTGAGTATGACACTCATCAACAAGTACTAAACTCTATTGAGTTTTATGATCCTGCACTAGCTAAGTCAGATAAGTTTACTAAACTTAAAGCAAAGATTGATGCAAGAGTAGCTGCTAAAGCTAAAATAGCTAACAGTGAAAGAATGAACATGAAGACTAACGCTCTTATTGGTAACAGTATAAAAGCCAGAGAGTTTGCTGGTGCTGATGCTAATACAGAAGTTGAGACTGCTACTGTTCCTAATGCTGAACCTGCTACTGCTAACCCTTCTAATTCAGCTATGAAGGACGCATTTGATAATGCTGCTCCTAATACTACTACAACTGCTAGTGAGCCAGAAACAGCTACTGAGTCACTTACAGACGTAGAAACTATATTAGAGCAGTACAAAGAAGAATCACCTATTATTAAAAGTTTTCTTGAAGGATCTAACAGTTCTAATGTAAGAATAGGTGAAGAATTTGAATTTGATACTGAAACTGATACTGTAGTTATTTCAGAAAATTCTACTGATCGTAAAACTAGAATAGAACTTATTGAACATGAAATAGTTCACAGTTTTACAGCAGGAGTTGTAATTGATTGGGTTAAAAGATTTGCTAATAAAACTAGTGGTACCAGTACTCAATTAGACTTAAACATGGCTTACATAGATAAAACTATGAATCATGTTTTAAGAAAAACTTTTAGTAATAAAACTCAAGAACGAATGGATTACATTGATATAAATTCTTCACAAGAAACTATGTTATCTGAATTTATTGCTATTATGAATTCAGAACCTGATGTAGCTGCTGAAGTGTACAGTTCACTAAATAACACTTCTAAAAATAAATTAGCTAAAGTATTAGAATTTGTCAAAAATAAAGTAATAACTATTATTAATAATGTTACTTACGCTGATTTTAAAATTGGTGATCCTAATGCTGAAAAGTTATTTTCTGCTATTAATGGTGTTATTGTTTCAGGAAAAAGTAAAAGAGAAGAAGACATAAACTTTATTACAGATATGCAAAAACAATTTGAAACAGTTTTGTTTTCTGGAAAAAATAGACAAACAACTAGTGCTGCTGATATGCAAGACAAAGCTTCACTTCGTTATTTAAATGCTGCTGTATCTAGTATGCTTAACAGTAAAATTGAAAGAAAAGGTAAACGTTTATTAAACACTTTAGACAAAAACATGAAAAGGTTGTTTCCTCTTTATAGTGATGCTGCTGATAAATTATCCGGCATTTACGAAGGGTCTGAAGCACTTCAAGGTTTAGTTCAAACTATTACTGGTGAAGGTACTAATAAAGTTAACAAGGCAGATTTGTTAGCTGATTCAGCTTTACTGGAAGGTCAGCAAATTTCTTCTATTGCTTTTCAAAAAAGTGAGTTTAAAAAAGCACTTACTGGTGTGTCTAAAGATGAGGTTAGTACTATAGGCAGGTTTGTAACTCAATTACCGCTACATGATTACTTTGTGTTTGCTAGTGACATTACTACAAGCAGTCAAATAGACGCTGAAGTAACCCGGTTAGAGACTGAAATAAAAAAAGTTAGTAAGTCTGCTATTAGAGATGTAGATCACTTAATTGAACGTAACGTAGAACGTACTGTAGAAACTGAGGCAGGTACTAAAGAAGGTGGCAAATTGTACAACTTAGCTTCTACTTATGCTATGTCAGATAGTGCTACATTTAGTGTAGACATTAGAAAGTTATTAGCTCTTAAGTCCATACAAAAAATAGGTAATAAAGAATTTGAGTCATTCCTAGCTAAAACTGATTTAGTTAACCTAGTTAAAGACAATAGTATTGCTAATAGAGTTACTATGCTAGGTGTAGAAGGTACTGAAGGTTTAAGAGACAGTATGTTGCCTGAGTACTACAAAGAATCTCATCAAACAAAAGCTATAGAACTTAAAGATTTAAGATCTTATGAAATAGGTGAAGAAACAGGTTGGAAAGTATTAAGAAATCCAACTAAAGACAATTTAGGTATTGTTTACAAAAAGCTTATTGATTCTACAGAACTTCGTGGAGCATACACTGACATAAAGTTGAGTTCTACAGACGTAGACGTAACTAGTGCTAGTCAAATAAACTACTCTAACGTTGTTAAAGCTGAAAGTAACAAATTTAAAGTAGTACTTAGTCCTGCTGAAAAAGAAACTTTAGGTATAGAGACTGACTTTGTAAATACTCTTGTTAGAGGTGCAGCACACAGCATGGCTATTAAGGATTCTCAGATAATACGAAATAACATAGTTATGTCTGAAAATAGATTTCTTGCTACAAACGATACAGATCTAGGTAAGTTAAAAGAAGTAGTTGATTCTGATAACATGGACAACCCTTGGTTTGTTAAGCTAGATGATGGCAAAGCTTACAACACATTAGACAAGTCTATTAGAGCTAGATACAAACCAGTTGGTGGTAGAATTTCTGATGTAAAAGGAACTAGCGGTGTAAAATTTAGTGACCAAATTACGCTAGTAAGAAAAGACATGTCTCATTTACTTATAGGTGGATTTTCTAAATCGCTTATTGATAATCACCACATGAAGTGGGCAATGAGAATAGTAAAAGACCTTACAGCTGGTTCTAAAATAGGTATGGTTGTTGTAAACCCTGCTAAATGGGCTATTGATGTTATGTCTAACGTAGCTTACTTAAGTGTTGCAGGTGCTTCACCATTGTTTATAGGTAAAAACTTTTTAGAAATATCTAAAGACTATGATAAGTATCAAAATATAACTAATGAAATTATTCAGCTAAAAGTTAGGTTAGTAGGTACTAAAGACAATCAAGCTATAAAGGATAGAATAACTGCGTTAAAAACTCAGATTGATAATACTTCTGTAGGTAACTTAGGTAACAAAGGTTTTATTAACTCTCTAGGTTCTGATCTTGTAGCTAAAAATTCTGATGCTTCTTCTGGATTCCAAGCTGATGTTCAAACAGCACTTGAGTACATGCTTACAGACAGAAAAGGTAATAAGAATGTTGTAGCTCATTTTATTAAAACGTTAAATAAGATTGGTTTTCAAGGTGAGGACTTCTTAAGTCATATTGGCGGGATAGTTGGTAAATCTGGTTATGGTAAAGGTGCTCAACAGCAACTTGATATGGTTACTGATCGTATTAAGGAATTGAAGACGGACGAGGATGTTGTAGGTTATGTATCTCAGTTTACTACTAGCCCAAATAGTGAAATTGTAAGATTAGGTTCTAGTGTAACGGATAGGATTGATGTGTTTGCTAAAGAAACTCTGTACAGACATGCTATTCAGAATGAGAAAATGACACCTTCACAAGCACGAATACACGTACTTGACTCTTTTCCTGATTACAAAGAAAACTTGCCTATGGCTGTTAAACAGCTAAGCGACGTAGGTATACTAATGTTTCCTTCTTACTGGTTACGTATACAGAAAGCTATTTACAGAATGGTTAAAGATAAACCTGTTAACTTGTCTACTGAAATGGTTATACAAGAGTATGTAACAGGAAACATGAACACTATCTTTAGTGCTAACGTTCTTAACATGAGTACTCGTTACGGTGGTATTGCACACATGCCGTTAGAGTCTGTTGGAGTTGGAAGCGTAGTTCCTGAGAATGTTTTTAAGGGTGTTTTTTACTAATGAATAAAGGGGAGTTACCTCCCCAATATTTTAATCATCTGAGTTAAACCACTCGACTACCTTATCTCTGTTAAAAAACAGATAAGCTATTCCAACTATAATCAGCAATGTTACTAAAACTAACAACAAATACCCTACGTAAAAAGAGGCAACAACTGTGCCTCCAATTAGTATGGCAGTTATTAATGTTTTAAAGCCAATAACTAGTCTACTCCACATTACGCTTTTTTATTGCCGAAACGCTTTTCAGAATTACCGAATGAAGGTGTTTTTGAAGTTGAAGATTTTCCACCACCACCACTACTACCAGTATTTTTACGTCCACCAGATACCCATTTTTCAATATCTTCAGCAGTAAGGTCATCTTTGTATGTGATGTTGTCTTTATATTTTTGATCTTTTTCAAAACCAGCACCAAAGTTACCATCATTAACAATTTCTTCTGCAGTTGCGTTATCACCAGCACGATAGACAGCTTTTAACACTTTCTTTTCTTGGATCTTGCCCATATATTTTGTGTACTCAAGTTGAATACGCATAACAAGGTCAATATCTTGTAGGTCTTCGAGAATTGCTACAGTTTTGTCTATACCTTCTTTTCCAATAGGCAAATCGCCTTCAACAGGGTCAGCAACAGTATCAATGTCAGCAACAACTAGTATATGGTTAAAAACTTTCATACCTATTTTGTTTTCTACTGAATCGCCATTGTCATCGTTACTGTTAGTAACACGTAAGTTACCGTACAGAACTTGTTCTTGACCTTCATTGTTTACGAAAAAGTTAACAACATTAGATCCTTTTTCTGACGTATCAACAAAAGCTGCTAATACAGATACGTTGTAAAAACCAGATGCTGAAATGTAGTTACTGGCTGACGCTTTAACGTCTTCTTTATTTGTGCTTTTCTTTGCAAATGACATGTTTTAGTCCCTCATGGGTTAGTAAAGGGTGTCAGCCCTTGTTGGTAATTATGGTTGCAGTATTTTAAAAACTGATTTAAAAATAGCTGGCAGTAGTACTTTATTTATATGATTTGAGTACTTTGGTAATTTAAGAACTTTTGAAGCAGGATTGTTTGATATGTGTGTTCCACCACGGTGTAAAAGATCTGCTGCTTCCCTTAGTATGTAAAAACTTTTCATAAGTTCAGCTAGTTCCCATTCTTCTTTTGCTGAAAGAGGTGTTTTAATACCGTTATCTGATAGTGTAATTTTGCCTTCTTTAAACAAACTGTTAAAATGAGTATGTGAAGTAATGTCTGTTTTTGATATATTGTAAGTTACCATGTAACCAAATCCCCAATACCAACTACAATCCCACACAGCGTCTTCTAGCCAAACTTTTGCATTATCTTTGTCTATACCTAAAAGGTAAGAAATTTTGCCAGAAGAATGTAATAGCTGTTTATTCATTAAAAGCACCATTCAGCATTGTCATTTTCTGTTTTCAAAATCATGTCAATGTGTTCTTGCAAATTGTAATAAACTTCACCTTCTGCTAGTTTTTTACTTTTAGCAGGGTTAACGTCATTTTCAATATGCTGTCTATCAGGCAGTGTTGCAATAGTAGTTCTAGCTTGATTCTCTACGCCACGATGAACAACTTTTAAATTTTCTACGAGTATAGAGTGATCTACTTCACCGTAAAAACCACCTTTGTCTTTAAACTTGCCTTGACCGATCGGTATAAGACCTTTTTTGTCATTGTCCATAACGTGATTAATAATAACTACGTTCATGCCTTCTGCTACTAAATCTTCTTGTACAAATTTAGTAAGCACTGCTGTTTCTTTATTTATATAAGAATGGATATCAAAGTTAACAAAGTTTATGTTTGCGTAATCGATTATGTCTTGCATGATTTTAGAAACTGAGTCAATTACAATTGTTTTAGGGTAAAATCCCATTTTGTCATTGTATTTTTCAACTTTATCAAAAAATCCTTCAACGTCAACTTCTAAACCGTCTATTACAACTTGACCTCCTTGTGTCAGTATTTGCATATCATAAAATGTTGGTACCATCATGTGAGGTATACTAAAAGGAAATTGTTTACCGTCTCTAGATATAACAAATGCGTCTGTTAATGTTTTTAACAGGTTAGTTTTACCAGAACCTGATTTACCGTTTACTAATATTTTTGCGCTCATAATCTAACCTTTGTTACTCAAATAAAAATGCGTCAGTTTTTTCTTCAGCTCGTCTTTCAGCTTCAGCGTCTATAGCAATTTCCCTTTGCTTTTCATACTCTTTTTCATCCAACATTCCTTGTTTGTCATCAAAGTCTGGATGTAATGGATTGTCTGTGTGACTCCAATAGTCATCTGGTACATTACTCATCATAATTCCATTCTCCAAGTTCTTCTAATCTAACTTTTGCTTGTTGTACACTTTGCATAAACTTTATAGTTTCTTTTTCTACGTGTGTTTCTGCGTTGATTTTGTAAGCTGAATAAATAAAAGCTTCTATAATTTTTCTGGAAGGAACAAATATTACTTTGCCATCTATTTCTAAATCAACTCTTTCACCGACCATCTTTAAGTCAGTTAAAAATTTGTTGCATACATTTATGTATTTTGTGTTTAGTTCAGATTGAGCTTTTTTTGATATAATTTCTTGTAATGATTGTATCATTATTTTACCTTTCTAGTTTTACATTAGCTTCATTTAAAGCATTGATAATTTTATCTACATACTCGTCAGCTTGGTCAACTGATATTATTACACCATCAGGATATTTTTCTTTTCGTCCACTACCGTCGTACATAACATGCACATCAAATCTTAAATGACCATTAGTTATTGTCCAACGACCACCTCTTTTATCTGAAAGAACTCCGTATTCTTCTTTTGTCCAAGTCACAATTACGCACCTTTAAGCCTGCTTATAAAATTTAATTTCATTTTCTTTTTGTTTTCTTGCTGAAATAGCATCTTCAAGTAAATCAAATCTTCCTAGTGATACTGTTTTGTAGTTAATAGCTATCACTGCTCTCCATTTGTTATTTCTTTTATCCCAAGACACACCTGTAACTCCTGACTTGTTGTTAGAAGAAATTCTACAGTTTCTTGATTGCGTTACTTTAGAAGCCCAACGTAAATTTTCAGGTTCATAGTTTTTAGATGAATCTATTCTGTCTATTGTGTAGGTTTCTTTTCCTGCATTAGGTAAAGACATTATGTATTTTTCATAAGCAAAAAAATCAGTAATCCATTCTTTATAAACAATGATTCCTTTTTTACCATAGTTAAAATAGTTATTATCTGACTCAACATAACAACGATGTCTCATGTGACTCCATCTTGTGTAGTTAGGTGAGTCAGTAGCGTTATTTTTTCCTGTACTTCTTCCAAATCTTGACTGTCTTTGTGCCATGTTCTTTACTCCTTAAAAAACAAATACTACCTTGTTGTGGCACGTTTGTCTACTATTATAAACCACGAAGGCGCGGATCATGCCAAATTACATGCGTTAATTCAGGATGTTCATCAGTAGCGAGACATGCATCAACACACATTTCTAACTGCCCGGTAATAAATTGCATATCTTCATCAGTAATCATTTCTGTAAGAACTGTTAATTCAGGAGGGTATGACTTTAATTGTTTACCGTTACCAGTAGGACTCATAAGACCTTCAATATTTCTGCTTACATATATAAGTCTTATACGTGTTGGTTTGTACTTTAGCTTTGTAAGAATGTAAGCATAAACAAGCAGTTGGTATTTGTAATAGTAAGGTATTGACTTAGGTTTAGTTTTTGAATGGTAAGTTTTATAATCAGATACCATACAATCGTCTTTAGTGCCTTCTAACACATCTAAACTACCACTAGCATAAAAGCCTTTTAGTATTTCTACAAAATGCCTAGATTCAATTTCTAGGTAGTTATCCATATTAGGAAGTACGTATTCATTAATAAGTACCCCTGCCATTTGTTCAAAATTATCAATTACTGTTTGAGCACAGTAATCATCATTATCTTCATGTTTATTTATGTATTCAAAAATAGCGTCTTTACTTATATCTTGTTTTTTAGCTACCATTTCAGATAAGTAATGCACTACTGTACCAAGTACTGATGACGTACTATAAGTAAATTGGTTTTCTCCAAGTATAACTTGTCTAAACCAGTTATGAGGCTTTTCAATAAAAGTACTAAATTTGCTTGGACTTATTTTTAGTACACAGTCTTTTGGTAGATAGTCAGTACTGTGGTCATAATCTAATGGATTTGACATGTTATTTCATCTCCGATAAAAAAGTTTCTACAGCCTCAAAAGATGTAATTGTATTTTTACAAGATCTTGATGGAAATAAAACTTTACAAGTACCATCATTATTTTCTTCAACAGCTACAGCTAACTTCATGTTTAAAAGTACCTTACGTGGAGAATTTGGTGCTTTAGTATCAAGCCAACCATTTTCTCTTAATTTTCCTATGTTTTGCATGTTTTTTCCTAGTATTCAATATCGTTAGTAAATTCTTCGTAGAATTCTTTTATATTTTCTACAAGTTCCTTATCAGTTAAATTATTTAAATTTTTACAAATAGTTTCAAAAACTATTTCCATAAGAGTAGATAGGTCCATTTCATCTACTGCTTTTTCTGATATATTTTTTATAAGTTGTTCTTTATTTTTTATCATGAATTTTCTCCAAAATTTTGTATATGTCTTCTAGCGGTGCGTTGTTTTTAACTTTATGTAAATTAGCCCAATTAAGACCTATTTCACCTTCAGCAACGTTACAAACAACTTCTTCTTCAAGCCATTTAGTACAAAGTATTGGAATAATATTGTCGTTAAGCCATTTAATCATTTCGGTGTCTGCATCTACTATAAAGTAAATACTGTCGTAAATAGTTGAAATTGCTTTTATGTTATTTTCATAACCCAGTTCTGAAATTCTAAAATTAATTTCGTTAACTGCTATTAGAGTTAATATGCTCCAAAATTGTACTGTTGCATTATTTATAGATCTAATTTTACCTTCAGCGTCATCTGTGTATATTCTGCAACCTAAACCTAGATGTATGTAGCCATTTTCTTGAGCAAACGGAAGTACATAGTTTTCCCGGTAATCAGTAATACCCGGGTATAAAACAGTATGGTAGTTGTTAAATATTTCTTCGGTAATTACTCCACCTTTGGTGTCATCTGGAAAACCGCCATAAGCTAGTTTAAAAGTAGGAGCTTTAGAATTAAATCTAATTTTAATAAGTTCAGGATGTTTTTCTTCATCAGTTAACCTAAAAAATTCTTTTACATAAGCTACGTTGTCAGTATTTACACCCATATACTTTTCTATTTCTTTTTTAAAGTAACCACAAGCGTTGAGAGAGTGACCATCTAAGTTTTCTAGAAAAATATTTTGTTTGTTTTTATCACCTGACAGATTTGCAATGCCTCTGTCTTCTAAAGCACCTAAGTCTACTGCATATATAACTTTGCCTTCAGGAGATATAAAACACTCTTTTAAGGGCTTTGCGTATATAGACTTAGAACTAGGCATGTTAAGCAGGTTAGGCGAGTTAGAGGTTGGTCTGAAGCTCTTAGCACCGAACAATTTAATGTTACCGTACAGTACACCGTCAATTGTAAAACTATCAAATGCTGCTAAAAAGTTATTTTTTATAATTCCACTAAATGAATGGTCAATAAACGCTTGTAGTACATCTAAAAGATCTTCATCTGTTTCAGTATTAAATAACATTTCTATGTTTTTACGGTTCCAACTGGCATCACCTGTTTTACTTGATAACGTAATAGGTTCTATTTCCAGCATATTAAAAAACGTTTGAAGTTGTTTAGCACTTGCAGGATTAATGTCAGGAACTATTACAGGTATATCAGATTTTTTGTATCTAGGTTTATTCCACAGTCTTGCTTGTTCTTTTGCTAGATTAATCATTCCAGTTTCAACAGTAAGATTTACAGGAGAAAGAGTTCCGTCAATTGCATTAGTTAAAAACCTACTTTTTAAAAATTGGTTTGTTTTTTTAAGCTCTGGTATTGTCCATTTTTCTTTACATTTATCATTAAGTTTTTGATTTATTAAAAAAGCATTTACAACATAAGTTCTATGAGTAATATTTTTAGTATTAAATTCTTTTAAATAATAATGATATGTTCTTACAGAAACAAGTACTTTATCTTTGTATTCTTTAACTAATGCAGGGTATACATGTTCTTTGTATTGCTCTATAAGTGGATTTTTATTTAATCTTTCTGTTACAGAAGTTAAAACATTATCGATAGTTAATCTCAGTTTTTCAACTGCTTCTTGGTCTATAGGGATACCTTCTAGAGTCATTTTAATAATGTCAGGTATTAACTGCTTTACAACGTTTTTGTAAAAATAATCAGGATCATCATCTGATGGATCAAATTCTGCTGGGTAAGGTACAGGCAGTAATTGCCAAGGTCTTAGCTGTGTGTTACTCATAGTGCACCATATACCTTTTACTGTTATCTATTGAGTTACGACATAACTCATCAAGTTCTTGTAAGTGTTCATCAACACCAAAAATATCGTCTAGCTTTATGTTGACTGATTTAATACCACCACCAGAGCTTTTGCCATGAAGTTTGTAACCTTCCCGTACTAAACGAAATACCATCAGTGTATGTTGGTTTTCTGTGTCCGTTATACGGTAGTTGAGTAACATGTACCTTCCTACCACAACGTCAAGTGCAGCAGCCAGATCTCTAAGATTTTTGTAAACCATTAGATTTCTCCGTTATAGTCCATTAAGTTAATAAACTTTATAGTACCATCGTCATCTTTAGTTACTTTAAAATTTAAAGCTTCTGAGTTTTGGTCTAGATGTATTCCTCTAGCTAGTTTAGCTGCTTCCCTATGGCTTTCAGCTTCTAACTGAATTTCCCATTTAACTGTGTATTCAGTCATGTTTTATTCCTCAGAACTATCTGAAATTTCACAAACACTAGTAGTAGTTAAACCACAATTGCATTTATAAATAGCTTCGTTGTTTTCAGTGTTTTGTACATGTTCAAAGTTTTGTGATTTTCGTCTTGGCATATCAGAAGGAAACATTTCCCATTCACCACAGTCACAATAAATAGTTCTTATCTCATTGTCATGTTCAGTCATGTTTAAATTCCTTTAATTGGTACCACAGTTTTACAACCATCACTGGAAGTTCAACTTGTTAGGTAAGTTGTTATCTTTTATGTATTGTTCACGTAAAATTGCTGCGTTCATTGCCGAATCAGTATACTTACTAAACACTCTTTCACCTTTTACTTGTATTTGAGTGAACCAGCAATTTTTTAAGTGAGCTATACGTTTAGGTGCTGATACACCTACGTAACCTGATACGTTACTAGACAACAATAACTTTCCTTTGCTGGACTCTACCCTTCCAACAGTGTTATTTGTTGTATGTGGTAAATTGTTATCCCTTATATAAGTGTCGTAAGCCATAGCTGACTCCAAGGTAGTGTCGTAGTAGCCAACCTTTACTGTTTTTCGGTCAACACTTATAGACACTTCCCATTTACCATACTGCTTATTCCAACTTACCCCACGGAAACCAGACACGTTATGTTTATAAAGAACTCTTGTATTAGCAGATTGTACTGATTGATCTGTCCACCTACAGTTATCTGGAGAGTATCCTTTGTCATTATTTATACGGTCTATAGACAACTCTGGTGTGTAACCATTTTCCATTGCCCATAACATGAAGTCTTTTGTTGAGTTTAACCACAAATCACAGACTGTTATTCCTCTGTTTTTATAGTTAACTAGTGAGTGCTCTCCTGCTGTTCCGTTGCATCTGCACTTCATACCTACCAGTATTCTTTTAAGTCGTACACTAGACTTTTCCATAACTTTAAACCTTGTTTGCTAAACGTCTATGGTAGCATACTCTCTTTATGCTCTTGCAGCAACCTATAAAGCATTACCACAGAGCTTCCGTCAATTGCACAATATTCCAAGAAGTCTGTATCATTGATATTCTTGATATTGTAATCCTCATACATGCTCCACTTTGGATTGTAATAACCACCCATGAGCACTTTAAGTCCTACTTTAGCTTTCCAGTTATCTGCATTGTTTATGTAACATTTAGCAATTAACTGAGTGTCTTCAAAATTTACAGGAAGTTTTCCTGTTCTTTGATAGCATATTTTTAAATCAAAACCTGAGTTGTGTATAAGAAATTTGCCTTTGTATTTTACAATCCAATTCCAAATTGCCATTTCTGTTTTTTCATCATGAGCTATCAAAATAACACTCTCAGTACTAGTTATGCCAAATATAAAATGTGTAGTTCTTATAAGAGTTGGGTGGCTTAATCCAGAAGACTTAGCCACTTTTTTAACATTAATTAAAAAACAAGGATTAATATTTTTAGGATGTTTAAGAAGCTCTTTAGCTTCTTTTACTTGTTCTGCAGTGTAAATTGATCTAGTTTCTACATCAAATCCTAGTATTTTGTGCTCGTTAAGAACTCGTAAAATTTTGTTAATACTATACAGTGTGTTATAGACTTGATAATTTACTGTATTATAGGACATTAGATGTTTTCCACCATTTTGTTATAGTAAGTTATACCTATTTCGTACAGTTTTATTCTAACTTTTTTTTCTGTTACGTAAAATTTAGGAATACTTTTTAAATCTCTTACAACACCTGAAATAACACTAAGACCTAGTTTGTTATTGAATAACAATATATCAATATGATTTGGTTTTTCGTAAAAATCTTTTATTTGATCAGTAATGCGTATAAAACCAATACAACCAAATGGAAGAACAGTAAAATAGTTTTCTGGACTAAAAACTTGTAAATGTTTTAATTCTTCAGGCAAGTCACTAAGCATTATTGCTATGTCAGTATCATCGCAGTTGTCTAGCTCTAAAGATTGAGATCCAAACAATACTGAATTTTTGTTACGTAAAAGTTGTAAAGTTATTTGATGAACTGTTTTCATTCTGCAATACCTTCAATTAAAAGATTATTAAATTGTAAATAGCTGATTAACACTTCAGCACAAGTCATACCAGAGCTTTTTTCTACATAGTTATTTATGAAACTGCGGTGTTTTTCTTCGTAATTATTAATATCGTATTCTTCTGGTGCAAGTGATTTTGTTATCATTGCGTCATACATTGCACTTAGAAGAATTTCTATATCTTTACTTATTTCTTTTATATTCATTTTAACTTCCTATTTATACCCCCTAGTTTTAAGGAATAGTTGCTACCAGATAAATTCAGTGCTGTGAATTTGTATTGACTCAACTAAATCAGTTTTACAGTCTACAAAACGTATTTTAGTATCTACTATTTGGTTTAATTGTTGGAATGCTTCTTCTGGATCTACACCTGCATCTATTAAAGCGTACCATTCGTCTTTTGGTACAGAGTACTCAATATTATGTTCAATTATTGCTGTTTTTCTTGTAAATTTTTCTACTGTTAGCATTTCTATTTCAGCTTCTATATCAATCAAACCATCTAGTGAATTATCAAAATAACAACCTTGAATATTTTTGTTTAAATAGTCTGTGTTAAATATTGCATTTACATGAAACATTTCACCAGCTTCTAAGTAAGTTGCTGTTTTTTTGTTGCTGCATTGATGAAGTATTTCTTTTTTTACAGGCACTAAATTTTCAGTAAATTCAGACGTACCTGCGTAATCTATAAAAGGTATGTTTTTCATTTCTACACGTTTATAGTTTTTACGAATAGCTAATTGTTTTTTAGTTGCTTTTAATCTACGCAAAGATCTTACTTGCTTTTTACCTATGTATTTCTTGCCACCTTTAAATGTTATTTCGTAGACAATTGCTACACAGTACTCGTGTAAATCTTCGTGAAAATTAATTGGTGTTCCTTCATATTCCCACATAATGATTTTCCCATTCTTCGTAATTTTTGTACAAACTGTCGTACAGTTTTCCGTTTAACTTCATTTTATAATCTGACCAATAAAGATTTGACGGCAGAGCGTAAGATCTTAATTCTTTTGTGTCAATGCCTAATCTGTTTGCAACTATAAGCGTCCCGGGGAATACTTTAAGTTTAGTTTCAGCTAGCAATGCAATTCCATGAGTAATAACGTCAACAGCTTTTTTTCTACTTGCTGTAACAACTAACCTACCGCTATGAATAAAGTTATGACAGTAGTGGCATAAAGGCAGTATTTCTGTTACTTCACAAATACCTGTTTGATAATTTATATTCCAAGCTTCATGTCCTTCTAACCATTGATGTTCTTTAGCGTTTTCTTTATCTACACCACATGCAGCACATTTATAGCCATAGCATTCTTGTGCTTTAAACCTAGTTTTATCCCACCAAATTTTTCCTAAAAGTGTTCTAGGATTTAACCCATGTAAAGGTTTAGGAACATTAGATTGAGTAAGAATACTCACATCTGTAGGTTTTATTTTTTTGATTACACGTTTTGCAAACATTGTTATTCTCCATTTTTATTTTATGCTTCTAAAAATACAGAATCTAAAGTTTCATTTTTATTAAAAAATAAATCATCTTCGGAAACATCTGCTGCTTCTAAATAATTTACAATATCTAAATGACTTTTAAAAATTTCTTTTTTCATACCAAAAAATACAACACTTAAATAAACGTACTTATTTTTTTGATTATTTTTTACAACGTAAATACCTTCTAATTCTGTAATTTGAGTTGGGTGAGAGTAAATAGACATAATTATATCCTACGTAACGCTGGTGTAATTAAAGTATTTTCTAACCTATCTGTATCCATACTATCAGTCCAATAATCATTAATTTCATTAGCTAAATCTATGATGTATTCTTCAGTAGCACCAACGTCAATTGCGTAAGCTAGTGCTCTATAAAGAAATCTACTACGTTCACCTTTTTCTGCGTTAAACGCAAATTCAAAAGTAGTACGTGGATCATCTAATAATGCTTTCTTGCTAGCAGTAGGTAACTCTCTAGCTGGCTTTGGTTTATCACGTAAACGAATAGCAGCACGATCTAATAATGGCTTAACAGGTAAAGGAGTACCTTCTGTTTGACTGTGTATTTCACGATTTTCGTAAGAAAAGAATATAGAACTTTTAGGTAGATTATCTATAACAATACCTAGCTCAATACCTATTTCTTCAATAAATACAGACCACATACGATCTTCAACATCTACTATAGAATCTAGCTCTATAAGCACACGAAATTTATATTCGTTATCTGGATCACTAGTTCTAGCAATATGATGATTATACTCGTTTAATAATGTATGCGTTTCTAAATCAGTTAACATAGATTTATCAATATCAAGTACAACAAACTTGGCACCACCTTCAATATTAGACTTTGACCTAATACCACCTGCAAACCTAAAAGGACTATAAGCAGCGTTAGATTCTAGAATACCAGAAGGTAATTCTTCAAACTTAGCTTCTTCATAAGTATACCCTTTTGAGCAGTTTACCTTCATGTACTCTTTCATGTCTTGTGTCATGATTACAGCACCTGCTCGAATAACTTATATCCTAAAGGTTTAAAGTCTTCGTCATTTTTAGGTTCAAACCAATCATACTCATGGTTATCATGTACCCAAATTTTTTTAGGTACTGGCTTAATTCTGTAGTTTTCTTTAGAAAAATCCCAATTAGGGGCATGACTTAAATCTCTCCAAATATTATTAACATTTAACATTTGAATAGTTTTACCATTAATGTACCCTATTATTACATCTTTAACATGTTGTGCTGATACAATACTCATTTTTATTCCTAGTTTAATTAATTTTATTTTGGTAAACATCCTTTCAATTCAACAACAAAATCTTTTAAAAAATATCTGAAAGATTCACGATAAGTAGTAATAGAAACTGTTGTTGCTATTGTTGTTGCTATAAACCATATAGGAAAAATTATTATATGGCATAATACACACAAAGGTATTAATACAGTTATTGATAAAGTCCAAATTAAAAATAGTGACATTTTATTTTCCTAAAATATAATATAAGAAACTCCGATTACATCAGTTTTCATAGTTTGCTGATAACTGATTGAATCTGGGTTACCTGTGTAACTGGCTTCTTGGTCGTAACTGTTAACTAATGTTGCTAAATCTAATATTTTATTCTTAGATGAGCCTGTACCAGTTATATACCCCATTTTACGTAAATCGTGAAGTGACATAGTAAACTTGCCATCTTCTGCATTAGTTGCACATAAATCAGCTAATTGCTCATAAGGTTCTTTAATTAACTCTATTTCAAATAGTTTTAAGTCATCTGATAAAAATTCAACAGTATTTATAGCGTAAGCATAAGTTTGTTCTGATACATGATCTTCATGATTTAGTATTGCATAACTACCAGCTAACTTTAAAGCTAGCCATTGTTTGTGCCTACGGCTAAGTTTTGATATTGGGTACTTATTTGATAACTCATCAGATTTCATAGAGTTGTATTCCATATAAACATCAAATAGTTTATTAGCGTCTTTGCTCACAGTTAAAGGTTCTTGATTTGTTACATCTACTAAATTTGAAGTAAAGTTGTTTAACTCTTCTTGACTAGCTACTACACGATCACGTTCTTTTTCTCTTATTTTATATAACTCTTCTACAGAGTTTATTTGTTTTCTTGGAGAAGTTCCGGGTGTAAACGAGAATATTGATCTTCTAGCTAATTGTGTATTAAACACAAGCTTAAACTTTGATTTTACATCATTATTAAATAGTAAAGCTTCTTGTGAGCCAAACAGTAAAGCGTTTACAGGTAAACTTAATATTGAAGCTGTTTGATTTTCTGAAGATTTAATTATTTTTGCTGCTATAGCACCTAGATCATAAGCAACAGAAATTACTTTAAAAATTTCCATAATAGATCCATTAGTTTGTAACTCACTACCAATTTCAGTGCTCATGATACTTCCTGCACCTAAAGGGTTTGACTCTATACTAGCAAAATGGCTTGTTAGCCCTTCAACAGTGCCAAGACCAGCTTGTAAAGGCTTAGGTGCTGAGTAATATTTTTGCCAATCTTCTCGTGACTCACCATGTATTATAGCGTCATTCTTAGCTTTTTCTTCAGCATACTCTTTACGTTTTTCTTCTAGTTTATAATAAGCTTCTTTTAAAGATTTTCTTACAGCATTTACTGCTTTATCTTTACCTTCGCCAGAACCACACAAAGCAAACGTAATAGCATTAGTAGGAACTAATGTGCCGTCAAACAACACTATAGGTTTTCTTAGGTGTGAAGATAAAGTAACTAGTTCAGAAAGAACAATAGCTAATTTTAGTTTAAAAGGAGCTTCACCAGATATAGTGTTTATACCTTTTTTAACAATAATAGGAAAATTTGATAAAGATGAAGTTTTGCTTTTTACATAACTTTCAAGCATATCAATAGTACTCATTATAATCTCCTTTCAACAGTGTCTTTAATTTCAGTAAAGAATTCTATTTCATTAAATTCATCATTTAATGATAAAGAGTCAGATACTTTTAGTACTCTTCCATAAAAATCTGATAATTCATCACCATACTTATTTTCAAATATAGCAAAAAAGAATTTTCTCAACAGTCTATTATTTAAAACTGAAGACATAATTTCTACTGTTTTAAATTCTCTATGAGAAAATAAAGGTATTACAGACAGGAAATTGTTTTTGTTGTTAATTTCTCTACAAGCTAGTATTAAAGTAATTTTAATGAATATATGTTGACGCTCTAGTTCTTCGATAGTAGCCAACAATTTATTAATATTTTTAGAAATATCAATATCACTAATATCATATCTATAAGATATATTTATATAAAGTTCATGAAAAAAATCTACATATTGTACTGAAGGTGTAATAACACAATCAGGTTCACCAGCTGCATATTTTCCTACATCATAGTCAACTACAATACCATCAGTAGAGTATTTAAAGTTTTCATAAATTTCTTGAGTAATAAGTCCACGTTTTAATAGATTTTTTCTCACTAAGTTTCTAACGCTTTCATATCTACTATCATCTTTTTCGTATTTTCCCAGCATTAAATCAGATAACGCATCAGAATAAGAAACATCACATTTGTTATCTTCAATTTGTGTAATATTTGATACAAAATGTTTAAAATGCATTAAGTTACGAAAAGGTAAATAGTCTAAAGTTTCTATCTTTAGCTCTTTTTTCCATACGTCAGGGTATATATTAGGTAGTGTTTTCATTGAATATTCCTTGTGATTTCATTATATTTTTGTACAAAATTTCTACTGTAGGACATAACTCTTGTACTATAAAAGTTTTAACTTCTCTTAAAGTGTTATATTTATCTATCATACTATCTTCATTATCGAGAAGTTTTTCTACAAATCCGTCTATCAATTTTATGTCATGACGTTTTTTAAAACGGATTGCATCACGCATAGAAATTGTTTTTTGGTGATTCCAGTTTTTTAGTACTTTTCGTACATCATTCATACAATCATGAATAGTTGCACCAACAATTTCTTTTTCTAGGTTTGCGTCTGTATCTATAAAAATATTGTCAAACCTGTCTAACGTAGATTCATCTAATACTGCTCTACCAGTGTATTGTTTTTCTTTTGGGTTAGCTGTTGCACACAATCTGAAATTTTTATGTTTTTTGACAACGCCGTCAGGAAATGACATAAACCCATTTTCTAACGTATTAAGACATAGTAGGACATTTGGATCACCTCCATCTATTTCATCAATTAATAATAAGTGTCCAAATTCAACAGCTTTCCTAAGTTCAGTAGATGTATAGTCACCATTAATATTTTTAAAACCTATTAGTGCAGATAACGTAGTTTGTCTTGTCATAGATATAACATAAAACTCCATATCTCTTTCTTTTGATATTGTTTCTATAATAGTTGTTTTACCACTACCAGCTGGACCTACTAGCAAAACAGCTATGTCATTATCAACCAGTAATTTAACTTCATCATATTTAGGGTGTTTCATTATTGTTTCTCTTAAAAAGGTATGTCGTCGTTGTCGTAAATAATTTGTGATTTCTTTTTAGCAATTTTTACTACTGATTCAGGAGAATTATATTTTTTTACATCATCGTATCCTTTACCAAATTTTAATTCAGGTCTTGGTAATTAAGGTTTTTCCACAGTTTTATAATCATAAATTGACCCATCTGGCAGTATTGCATCTTGGCTTCCCGGTGCACTTGCTGATGTTGTTTCTGTTACTTGACCTGATTCAGTTTTATATTTTGTAGTTTTTTCTAACTCACTGGTAACGTCAGGAAAAGATTTTTTATAATTTTCGTTAAACACAAACTTGTACTTTTTTTCTCGTGCAGCATCTAAAATTATTGTATTAATTATTTGAATTTTTAAATTGCTAAGATTACTGAATTCAACAATTTGATCAAAGTTATTGCTGCTTAGATTTATATGATTAGGTAAATGAGCAAATACAGCATCTTGTTCTTGTATTATCCAAGCTATAGAAATATGTAAATTTTTTTGTACATCAAATATATCATTTACTTTTGTGTCAAATAAACCTAAAGTGTTTTGTTTTATAGCAAAAACAAAACGCAAAGCGTCTTTTATTAACAAATTTTTTAAATCATCTCTAAAATAAAAATGCTCATAAAAAGGCAGCACTTTAGTTATATTAAAATAAAGATCCTGTTCTTCATTACCGTAACTGTCACAGTAGTTAGATAAAGACTGGTTAGTTATTTTATTAGCAAATTCGTCTATTTTTAGGTTTAATTCTTTTAAACCTATAGTTTTATAAATCAGTAACAATCTTAAAATAATATCAAAAGGCAGTGTTTTGTACTTACCACGAATCTTTGCTACTACTTCTAGCTCAGAAGCATCTTTTTTTACAAATGATAAAAACATTACTACTACCTCTTAATATTATTTAGTTAAAGCTTACAAGTAAGAAAACTTAGCTGTGTCAGCAAGGTTTACCATAATGGGTGATGTAGCAAGCAATTGCTCTACCATTTTGTCACGGTTAACACCTTCATTACTTTTTTCAAACTCGATTGCAGCCATTTTGATAGCTACTACTTCTTGTTTAACCAGAGATAGTTTTGTCTCAACCGAAACAAACTGTAATTCTACAACACCATCAGTTGTGTTAATTTCAGGTGAAGTAACAACTGCATCTGAATTTCCATAACTTTTACGTGCTTGACTTACAATTTCAGCAATTGCTTTAATTTTCTCAGCATCTGAAAGATCTTCTTTTTTCTGTTCTAAAATATTACTAATTGACATTTTTATTTTCCTTTAAAGGTACTCACTAAATTTAAGTTATTATGCAGAGTGAGTGACTGCGTAATTTTTATTTTAAGTAAATAATATTGTTTTATGTATCAAGGTCTTCTCCACATTCCGCACACAGTGCTGATTCTTGTTGTAGGTTGCTTATCTCATCTTTAAGCTCGTTACATTCTTCTTCATGATAACAAGTTGAATCCTTATCATAACAATCTAGGTTTAGTTTCAAACATCTTCTACCAAGCTCCTCAAGAAAGGATGTGTTATCTAATGCTAATCCTTGTATTTCGTATGTTGATAATGATCCTAAGTTCATATTTTTTGCGTTATTCATAGATTTTAGCCTACTGTATTTTTAAGAATATTGCGTTATTTAGGTTGACTCCAGCCCGGCTAGTAGCAACATAATATGCTCTCATAATAACTAAGTCATCTTCTGACTGTACACCACCATTCTCAATTACTCTGCCAACAGCACTGTTCATATCATTATTAATGTTAACTGTTTCAAATTCTAAACCTTTAGAAGTAAACACAGTTGCAATAGTATATTTTGAATCTGCTTTAACAAACTTAGCTTTTTTATACAAATCAAATATATTTGTTTTATTTGCAGCTAAAGTGGATAGTAAAGAGATTGCAGATTCTGTTTCTTGATCACCGATTTCTTCTATTAAATAAGAAAAAAATGATGTTTTATCTGATTGGTCTTTTTTATATTTTTTATACTCTTTTTCTAAAAACTTATATTTATATTGGTATACTTCTTTACCTGATGAAGCACTTACAATAGCTAAAGGATAAGCAAATATATCTGATATTTTTCTTAGTAACGTAAACCCTTTGTTTATACTAATAAACTCTTTTATTAAAAATATAATAGCCGCATTTGTCATTGTAACGTAAAGTGTATTTCCATTTTTCACAGGGTTAGATGTACCTGTAAACAGGAAATCATGTTTTACGTAAGTTTTCATAAACTTTTCAATATTTTTTGCAATATCAATACTACACCTAAAAGAATTTGTTAGAGGTAGTTGGACTGCTTCATGTAGTTCATCAAAACCATCTTTAAGATTCAAGAATTTATAAATAGCTTGGTTAGATTCTCCAAGACCTATTTTTATAGGTGATTCAATTAATTTGAATATTTCTAATTGAACTGCAGTAACATCATTAATTTCATCAAGAATAACTATATCGTATTTACATGAAGTTCCTTCTACTAGCATTAAATGTAAGTACTTTAGTAGAAAATTAAAACTCATAGGTATTTTTCTATCTATCATCAAGTTAACATATTTACTTGCTATAGGTATAAGATCATCTCTTTTAAAAAAATACTCTTCAAAAAAGTCATACATATCTAATGAACTAGAAACAAAAAATAAGTTTATAACTTCCAGTACAAGTGCTTTGTCAGGGTAAGTAATTTTTTCTTTTATGTCATTGTAGCTAAGTTCTTGCATACCTCTTTTTGGTTTTACAAATTTATAAGCTAGTGCATGAAATGTTTTACACTCCACATCGTAGTTGCTGAATTTCTCTTCGGATTCAAGCACTATGGCTTTATTAAATGCTGTGTAAAGACCTTTACGTGGGTTAAGCCGTGATACTATCTCTTTACCTATAAACGTCTTACCACAGCCAGCACTAGCTGGTACAAGTGTTATATTTCCATATTTGTCAGGAGTTACTGGGTTATTTATTACATGATCGATAATGTTATGTTGTTCTGTTGTAAACTCCATTATTTCACCTGAAGGTTAATTATCCTTTGAACTATTTTAGAAAGAAATTCTTCACTTTCTGTATACCTGCTAGTTTCTTGTCGTATTTCATTTTGCTGTTTATCTCTGATGTAACTATTAATTTTATCTCTCATTAAGTACGTTACTTCTTTAACGGTGTCATTTTTTACTTCTTTTTCTTTTTCTCTGTTTAGTAAACTTACTTGTTCATTGACTAAATCTCTTATGTACTTTTTTATGTTTAACATATTACTTTCCTTCAGGCAAAAAAATACCTGTAACAAGTACAGGCATACTAGTTTATTGATTATTTACTAAATTACGGGCTGCTGCTCACTAACAATTCTTTAATCTTGAAAGCCACTAAAAGAAGATCATTACTATAGTTTATTTCTTCTCTATTTTTTGTTTTGTTACAGTCTTCATGAATATCTTTAATTACGTGGTCTATGTATTTGGTTAACTCTTCTCTAGTTCTTTTCATAGTATTAGTTTCTATTAGGTTAATGTAGAAAAAAGGCCGGTACTTAAATACCGACCTTAATTCAAGTAAAACAATTTACTGTATATGATTACGCTGCCAGTTTTAATACAAACATAAAATTATACAAATTTAGGATCTTTAGTGTTTGCACATTGTTATTTTTGACGACACTTTCGGTCGTGGTCTTTTTACCGTTAAACTTTGTATAAAAGTTAACGATGGAGAAATTGCAGCAACCTATATTTTTTAAAGAGTAGAGTTTAACGCATCCAGATCTTGAACTGAAATAGTTTATTTTGCTGTTTTAAAAGTCCATTTATAACGGCTTGCTTCTTCGAATAAGTTACTTTCTGACATTAGTATGTTCCTTTATACGTGTTTTGCTTTCATGTGTTGATCCAAACCTGTAGCAGCAATTAACTTGTTACATACAGGACATGTATCTTTAATTTTTCCATAAGTTCTGTAATTTGTTATTGTTGTTAAATTAAGGTACTAATGAAGAGTAAATTTCTTCTTCCTCTTCTATTACTATTGACCTTTCAATAGCTTGTATAGATTCATTTTTATCTTTAATACTGTCTTTAGCTCCACGTTGTCCTGCAGCTAAACACTTTTTAATTGCATGTGCCATAGCAGGATCTGTAACATTAAATGCTCTGATAACGTCATAAACATCTACGTAAACATCACGATATGCAGGAATCATTTTGCCGTTAATTTTTTTCATTCCGACTTTAATAGTTTTAATTCTACGCATATAGTTATTTACTAATGGTTTTCTAATCATCTTTTTTATACCTTCCTGATACTATTGTTCCAGTTCTTTTAATTACTTTATTAAAAGCTTTATCTACACATTTTTCTGGATCTAACCCTAGTTTTGTACAGGCATTCATCCAGTAAATATAAATATCACCCATTTCCATTTCTATTTCTGCTACATTTGCATTCTGTGTTTTAAACATAGTGTATGCTTCAGTAGCTTCTACTACTTCCGTACTTAAACCTTTAAGTTGTCCTATAAAAGTACCATCTTTAATTATTCCTACAGCTGTTGCCCATTTTTCAATTTCTTCTTTTAAATACATTTTTATAATAACTCCTTATTGAAAAACCAATTTCTAATTGTTTTGCTTAAAGTACTAGATACTTCTTTTGTTGTTAAACCACTAGCTAAAAGAGTATCAGTTTCTTCTTTAAACACATCAGAACAAACCCATTTAATAAAGTTACCTAAGTATTTTCTGTCTGCATTACAATCACATATTTCTTTAAAGCCTTGTTCTAACCTAGCTTCAGTTAATACATAATCAACAAATTCATCTATTGATTTCATTTTTTCTACGTCAACAGCAGCCATAACTTTAACTTTAGATGAGCTATGTTTTTTCCCTTTAACTTTAAACGCTAATCTGTTGCCATTACAGTCAATGTGTTCCCACACTACTCCTTCACCAACAGTACACTCAGTAGAGCCTAATAATGCTCCTACAGGGCAGTTAGCTTCAATTTCTTCAGTTAGCTGAATCATTTGATTTTGCAATTCTTGTGGCTTGTTAAAATCGATAAGTATATTTCTTTTCCAAATTTTGTTAGCCATAAAAATTCTGTCAAAGTTATAATTATCCATTCGTGTAAATTCAGGAATTTCTGAAGACCAGTAATCTTCATTTTCTTTTTCATTAATAATTTTAATACCAAATACGTAAAAGAATTTATCAATACCTGTCACTGCAACATTTTTTTGAATATTGCCACCAGCAAACTCACCGTAAATAACTACAGTGTCACTTCCCCAAGCTATTAGTTGGTGTTCTAGTTGTTTTTTGTATTCATAAAACCAGCTTTTTCGTTCTTCAATCCATTTAGCAAAACCAGCATTATCATTTTCAACAGTTATTACGTTGTTTCTAGACTGTGTTGTTATAGTTCCGTTAGGTTCAATAACTACTGAAGCGTTAGTACCATGTACTTTTACAGTACCTTTAAATTTTAATGTAGGCTGAATTTCATTTTTAAAAGTCATTTCTACTTCTTTAATTACTCTTCTAAATTGTTCAATACTTGGATACCTAATCATTTTTGTATTCTCGGTTGTTAAAATTACTAATAGCTAGTTTTTTAGATTCCCCTAGTTTTTCTGTATCATCTACATAAACAGTTGGTCCTTTTGCTTCACATCCTATACATATAATAAACACACGATTTTTATAAACTCCTAATTGTGTATCTGTTGAATTACAAAATTGGCAGGGTTTTATATCCATGTTTCTATACCTGATAATTGATTAATTAAGTTGTTTTCCAATATATACAAATCTTTTTCTGTAGAAGCGTTTTTAGCAGTCAAATAACCACTTTTACTCACTACTTTACCATTTGTACGTAGTTTGTAATTCCACTTTAATTTAGCTTTATTTACGCTGTATTAGTTATTTCATTTTAATAGTCCGTACCACTCCCAAAGAATGGCGGTACTGGTTGTGGCTGGATTAACGTAGAAAATACATCAACACTGTGGTATTTAGCTACTGGGTTACATATACTAATAGTAACTACTAGTACACAATTAGTTATTGTTTGTGCTTGTCATATAGCAATAAATAAAATATTCATAGGTTTTTTCATTATCATTATATAACTTCTTTAACTCTAGCTATCAAATTGTGGTCATTATAACTACATCCTTCAGGAAATGTGTTTATGAACCATTCTAGCCTTGTAACAGCTTCTTTTAATAACCCAGATTGCTTTTTAGTATCTTCTTTTAAAGTATGGTTGTTATTTTCAATTAAACTTAATTTTGCATTAAGTTTGTTAATTATTTTTTGTTGATAATGCCAAGCAACTGTAGCACAAGCTACTTTGTCTTTAGTCCACATAATGCTTTTAATATTTTGTATCCAAGATTCAAAAGTAGTCATATTTTTACTCCTGTTGTTAATAAAACGTTACACAAAAAGAACTTCCCGGTAAGTGTTTTTTACTCCCTAGTTCTGTTCTTGGATCTGCAAAAACAGCTACGATTACAATTATTAATACTACTAATAAATAACAAACCATTTTCATAATTTAAACCTACAAGTGGAGGTTATACTCAGTATCTTGTGTTTCAAGAGCAAACCTGTTAATAAAATGTTTATTATGAAAATCACACGTATATAAAACAAAATTTGTTTGCTTTTGTACAACTTGGTAATCGCAAACTTTTACAGCGTCTTCACAAATAGCAGTGTGTTTTTTACACCACCTAGCTATAATTTTTCCGTAGTTGTCTCTGTGAGCATCATAATAAGTGCAGTCAGTACATATATGTAAGGGATGATTAGAGTTTAACATGGTGATCATCACTTTCTACAAAAAGATTGCCAGTCTCATTTTCAATAATGTCTGCTATTTGGTCAAATGAAAATTTGTATACATCGTTTAAATTTATCAAAGAAAGTTCGCTTGTATCGCCTGCTAATGTAAATTTAGCTGAAAAACTACGAAAACCGTACCAATCAATAACATTTTTTTGAGATAAAAAAGTATTTCCTTCAAGAGTTTGTATTCCACTAACACGGTTAACTTTTACACCATTTTTTTCAGCAACTACACAAGCTACACCCAAACAACAGAACCCTGCTTTAGTTTCTAAAGCTCCAAAACCTTGATTGTAGTCACCAGAACGCAAAGCGTCTGTTAAAAGTTTTCTTCTTCTTTTGTATTCTTCTTTATTAGTCATAATATTATTACCTAATTAATTTTTCCTGTTACAAAATAAGGAAGTTTTTGTGGCAATACTGCCCAAAATTCCCTTGCTAAACAAAATCTGACATAACCTACAGCTATACCTAAACAAATAAGAAAATCAACATGGCAGTGTTCACCCCATAAATAGTTGTCATTTCTATAAGCAGCATTAGTAAAATGCATACCTCCTCCGAGTTCTTGATTAAAGTCATCAGGTAGCTGATCTAACATAGCAATAATGTTTTCTTTGTTTTCTTCTAGTTTTTGTTTTTTAAATTCTGCATCTATAACTACTCCAGCAGAGTTAACAATATCTATCTGTTCTTCATTGTCTTCAAACAAACACGATCTAAAAACTTTTTCTACATTTTCACTTGTTAATTTCATTAAACTATCCTCAAAAGTTTCCGTTATCTACTTGGTAGCAAGTAATATTATTTGCTCTCCACATCTGAACAACTTTTTGACGATCATCAAATACAGCAACTAATCTACGACGATCAACATCTAGCATATTATCTAACATCTCCTGCTTAATTACGTAATCTGGCCTAGTGTCGTCTTTAGCTCTCATTGTCACATTAGGGTTACTCCAACCTTGTACGTGTGCTTTTAACCACATCTCAGTGTAGTCTCGGCAAGTCTCCATACGTCCTGTAAAATACCAAATATCACAAAACTCAGCCAACATTTGCAATGTACTTATCGTGCTAGGAATTGGTGCGTCACTCATTACGCTAGAGTGAAACGCATCCCAATCAGGACTTTTTTGTTTAATTAAATGAAGACGATGCCTAAGATCAGCTAGTGTTCCATCAATATCGAAAATATAAAGTGGTTTCATTAGTCATGTCCCCATTTTTTGTTTTTAGCTAGGTTATAAGCAGCATTTGCGTTTACTAGTTGTCCTTTAAGTAACCCTATTTGTTTACTTTTACGATACAAGAAAGCTGTTTGAGCTTCCTCTAGATTTAAGTGAGCAAATTTCTTTAGCCATTTATGGGCTATAAATTTTTCCTTAAACTTTCCAACTCTGTAACATTCAATAACAATGCCTTTAGGAGTAAATCTAAGTATTTTCCAGTACTCTAAGTAAATATTAGTTTCTCTTCCAGTAGCTGTAAATTCTTCTGAATAAATATCCCAATACCCAAGCATGTTACTACTATCACAATAACGAAATGCATACTCACAAGGATTTGGTTTTGATGTTCCAAACAATGGGTTACTGAAATCAATTTTCATAACTGCCTCTGTAAGTTTAAAAATAGTAAATGGTGCCTAAAGCGAGGAGTCGAACCTGCCAGTTACTTTACTGCCAACCGTGGAAAGGCAAAACTTATCAATTATTAACAGAAACTTGACCTGACTTACGAACAAATTTCTTTGCAACATTAATACCACTGACGTTATTACACCAAGGGTAGTTTTTAACTGTTACACTTCCATCACACACAACGTTTCCTGACAATTCACGTACAATGTGTCCAGTACGAAATAGTTGTGCTTTAGCTCTGTGAGCTTCTTTATTTACTTGAATTGTAGACATAATATTTACCTAGTTGATTAAAAATAAGTGCCGACATTAGGCAGAGAATCGAACTCTACACTCCCTCGCAATGAAGGTGTGCAACCATTACACCACTAATGCTTATTCGCATACGTTAATTAGACGCTTCACTAGAAACACGAATACCGACTTTACCCTCTAGCTAGGGTTATAATTTAATACTGCTTTTTACTGTGCTTCAGGCACACCTAGATTTCTCGTAGGAGGTACTCTATCACTCTTACTCTAATCCCCTGCACATTTCTTTTCAGAACATGTTGGTTGTCAACAGAAACATCGTGTAATTAACAGCAGAGAGCATCAGCTACCTATTCGAATTATATTAAAGTGTGTTAATCAATGATATAACAGAGTCTCTTACACCATGTCTACGACCATTGATAATAGTCATACCGTGTTGTGTAAGAATACCATCCCATTTATTAGCATGTTCTGCAGGTAAATTAAAACCGTAAGCTCTATCACCTTCAGGATCTACTGCACGTACAGGTATTAACTTATTCATAGGCATTTTGTAATACTTATTAATAAAATCATATTTTGTTTTAATAACAAATTCTTTTTGTATAGCAGCTACAAATCTAGACCACCCTAATTGTTTTAACACTGTCTTAATAGCTGCATCAGACCATTTAAACTTCTGCATACAAGAATAACCATAAATTAAAGTATAAACTTCACGATTAGTGTCATTAATCTCTACTTTAATCATGTTGTCAAATGTCTTGTACTTAGTCTGTGACCAATTAACAATACGAGCTTGATGTAATACTTTAGCTAGGTCATACTTTTGTGAATCACTATTAAAACTAAGTTTTTTAATAGTATCTACAATAACTTTAAAATTTTGATCTTTCATTTTTATTTCTCTCTGGTTGTTTTAATAATTCGCTTTATTGCGAGGGTTGAACGATGAATATTTATCATTTCCTGAGTTATTAAATTTTTCTGTAATCCTGTACTGATATGTACAAGATTTCTTATATACACATCAGTTAAGTTTTTAGACGATCTTCTATAGTAATCACGTGAGCACACTTTTACTTTAGTAGTATTTTTGTCTCTCCAACGTTTAGAGTAAATTAGTACTTTTTCAGTATTCTTAGATCTCCATCTATTTTGTGAATCCAAATCTCTTTTATTTTGTTCAGGACTTTTAGATTTGTTGTAAGCGTTAGAATGTATTCTATGTTGCTTATGCTCTTCAGGAGACATATCAGCAACTTTCTTACTACAGTACTTACCCGGATATTTACTAATCATAATAACCTCTTAAAAGTTACTTTAAGGAAAATTACGTTCTACTAGAGTTAAACCTTCTTCAGTAATACCACCATTAAGATCTATACTAAATACAGACTTAGTTAAATGTTCAAAACTGTTATCAGTAATAGACGTACTGTGGTTATGTTTAACTTTTTTATTCTCTTCAGACATTTTAACTAAGCATAAACATAACCAATGTTTGTTATCTATTTTCATAGCTACACCTAAAATTTGTAATTAGCCTAAATTATCTTTTTAAGAAATAAATAGACCTTCTGGGTTACTTTGTATAATTTTAGAAATCTTTTTAAACGATACTTCCCTATCATTAAGCGAAGTTAAACTAGGTATATTTATATCAGTATAGCTATACGCACCAGATGGATCACGTAATCCTAACCAGTCCATAACTGCTGCTTGTGTAGCAAGATTATTGCCTTTTATAATTCCAAACTCATCACGAATTACATGTACACCATTTTTTTCAGCTACTAAACAAGCAACACCTAAACAACAAAAACTATTATCATTTTCTTGTAAAGTATTCACTCCTTGTAAGTATTCTTCAGACTCAAGTGCTTGACACCAAAGTTTTACAGCTTCAACTTGATTTTTTAGTAAATTAGTCATAGTTAATTAACCTTTTATATTAAGAAGTTTAAGAATAAGCCTATAAATTACGCTGGTTAATTGCCAGTTGGGTACACGTACTGGCACGTGAGCACTAACAGTTAAGCTAGTGCGGATAGCAGTTCTGCATCAGAAGCAGTATCAGGAAATGACTGGTCTCTACCCCATTGATAACGTTCTGTAGGAGACATTCCAGCAAACTCAATTAACTCGTTAACGTACCATTCCTGCCCTGCGGCAACAGATGACACAGGCTTGCCTGTTAATTCTGCCTTTGCTTCCGAAAGTTGAATGATTTTTGCGTCAGACTGTTCTTGAGTCATGTCTGCAGTTATATTGTGCAACTTCATTTGCTGCTTACGTTGTAACGCCTCTTTATATGCAGCTGACCGCATTTCAGGCGTATCTTTCATGATAGACATGATATAAATCCTCTTAAATTTTGTATTACTTTAAAATAGGTGTAATACGTTACCTTAACTAAAAATTTACTAACATAATTTATACTGGTTACGTCTCCAGTGTTGCTTGTTCAAGGCAACCGTGTCGTTGTACAAATGTGTAAATTTGCCTCAGACTACTTCAGAGCGAATAGCTAAACTTTACAGCTAGCACAATAGCCGTTACACACTTACGGTGTTAAATTTGGTTAGATTTAGTCAAGCAGTTTACTCTACTAGTTTGTTTCACTCAGCTGTGTGCCTATGGCTACATCTGTGAGATCGTACATAGATACTTAGTATCTTATTGGTAGTTCTGGTAAAAGACTTGAGTTGGTTTATTACAAGTCTATTTAAGCCGCTTCTAACGGCACAGTATATCCATTACACATCTCCTATTTAAATTAATGCGAGATTGCTATACATATTAAAACAGCTATATATTTACAGATTGCGTATTGCCAGTACGTCATTAGCTGCTGTAAAAAAGAACATACCGTCTTTTTTCACTATAGGGAGCGAATGCGAGCAGGAAAAAAACTGTCGAATCTAGGGGTGTAATAAGGGAAATAATAAATAAAGATCAATACATATTCGTATACACTAAAGTAAACCCACAACTGGTGCGGTTAATGTAATACCTTGTTGTACACTACATAAAAATCCTTAATAGTATATTGGCACATCCTTGTGCATTAACTACCTACTATGGTAGTAAGAAATTATGGCTTTCTTCAATCAAATCTTGAGCTTCGCCATAAACTATTTCTGGCACATTAGATTCTTTATGTGACCGTTCACTAATTTCAGTGAGTATATTGTGCAGCAAATTACTATGAAGCAACTCTCTAAACACCTTCTTAGCTGCTTTAATTAAAGTAGGATAAGCTGCTGGTTGAATATAAAAGTTGTCATGCTTAACCAATATAGTATAGCCCTGATCAGTAACAGCTTTCACTACTCTACGTAACACATAAGCATCTACACTATGAAGAATATCGGCAAATAATCCTCTCAGATGAGTAGTAACTTTATAGTTAGTATGACCAATAGTCATCTCCTTAGCATACAAAGGTTTACCAGTATTAGTAGTCTCATAAGGCAAATTACTAAGCTGTACATTATGAGTATAACCACGCTTACTAGTAGCTGATGCAACATAATTCTCAACAGCAATACCACTTTGGTAAGCTTTGTGTGCTGAAATCATGTTATCAGGCATAGTCCAAGTCATTGTTGCATACTCACTGCATGCTAACGCTTGACCCCACTCAGCAATGATATTTACATTACCAACACATTCACCGTATACACCTGTAAGACCTCTCTTTACCTCTGCTTCTGACATCTCAAATCCATGATCTGCTAGTACTTTCAGCAAACCTGAAATGTGACCACCATGCATAACTGGTTGCTGCATATCCTTAACAGTATCTCTATCAATACCACTAAGACCAAATAACTCACCAAACCTAGCATGTGCATCAGTTACCTTATCCTCACCATAAAGATTACCTGACTGTAAGAACTCAGGACTCTTGAACAACAGACCTGCCATAATGCCACCTGAGAACGTGAAGTCCCAGCCGAATAAATTACCGCAAGGCTTGCCTTCAGCGTGTCGTTGCATTGACTTTAATGCTTTCTTAGCAGTGTGCAAGTTAGCCATTTCCTTCTGGCTAGTAGCTGCAAGCATAATGTCCTCAGTAACAGGTAAATAGTCATTAGATGACAAATTATCTACTGCTTGCTGAACAGTCACACGGTTATGCCTAGCTGAATACAACTGCTGCTCAATCATTCTATAAGCCTGATCATTTATATCTTTATAGTTTGCAGCACAATGCTGTCCAGTTTCAAAAGACTTTCCATGAAGATTAATACCTTCAAGCCTATTTGCCTCAGGACCGACACGTAAACGATTGTCAAACTTATGCGCAATATAGTAAATGCAATCTTGCAGTTCCATTACTTCCGCTGCCATATCTTTGTAATGCTTACGTTTATAAGCACCAACCCATTTAATTTCATTACCATTCTTATCGTGAGTCTTGTTCCAATCAGGTTTAAGTGTATAAAACTTGTGCAGTACTGCCTGACTAAGAGCAGTATGAAGTTCATACGCCTGACTAGATAACAATGCAAGACAAGTTTTCTGCGCATTATTAGGCTTACGCCCAGCAATATCTTTCTGCAGCACAACACCAGCTTTATCCATAATGCCTTTATACACATCTTTGACATTATGTTTAGTAAACGTCACATACTTATGTGTTCTAACACCTAATGCTGTTGTAACTTTTTCTACTTGTACTTCAAGCAAGCCTTCGTCAATTAGTATACTAGTAACTAATTCAGCCACCAGTATATTAAAACGTTTAAGCTGTCCCTCAGTTTGCTTAACCTTTAATGGCCCAACCATGTTTTTATACTTCAACATGCCTACAAAAGTGCTCAGCAATACCTTATCGCAACTGTTTGTTACGCTAGTTACTGCTGCTATTACATGCTTCAGTCTGTTCGGTAATAAAGTATCAAACACGTATTCGTGTACCATAGCTGTCCAATCATCGTATAACTCTTCATTAGCGTAAAATGCTGTCTTTGTAACCAAATCAGAGTTGCTAAGCATCAAATACATAGCAGTTTTCAAGCTGTCATTTGTGTGATCTATTGCTGCTTTTTCTGACACTGCTGGTTGTAAGTTTTTCATAATGTTCTCCAAACATGACATGTATACGAATGTATACACGGTACTGTACTGCTCCTTAACATTTCCTAACCCTTTCCGTAGAGCTAGGTGGTCATTATTTAACCTTCTAAACTATCTCTGATAGCTATTCGTAATGATGATACAAAGTGCCAATTAGGGTTGTGGTAATTAAACTGGCTTGAAGTACCAGCATCAACATCACTCAATGCGTAATCCATCTCTTGATCTGTCATGTACTTAAAGAATAAAGAGTTATTTTCCTTAGTTACCTGAACATGCATGTCATACAAACCAACTAATACTAAAGATACTGCTTGAGCATGATTCGCCACTATTTCGTCAATACTTAAAACAGTAAGTGTACTGTTTATTAATAATGTGTTCATAATATTCTCCATTAATAGACTGCTACTCAATGTGGTAGCAACACCTATCTAAATAAACTAACTTAAAACCTATCTACTATCATCAGCTAAATAAGCATTTAATCTATCTTCAGATAGCACTAAAGAAGCTTTATAAGTCACTAAAATAGTTTCAACAAAACTATCCACACCAAGATCACGATTGTCATAAATATCATGTTTAACAATCTGATGATAGTCACAAGAATCATACTCATGAGAGTATTTATAACCTGTTAAATCAGGTACTTGTAATACTGCTGCACACCCACAGTTACTTATAAGACTACACACACCGCACCCATGAGTGTACTTAGATTTTACTGACATAATAATACTCCTAAAGTGTCCTAAAGAATAAACATACATGGTATTGCTACCATTAATGCTACATACAGCACAGTTTCAACGATAGTTTGCTTGGTGGATTCTTTCATCACATTTCTCCTGTTTGTAAGCCGTACTGAGTAGTACGTAACACTTACTAGCATACATACTGCATGTACACAGTATGCATGGTGGTAAGTAGGCAGTATTATATAGCTTGCCTAGAGCTGGTGAGTGTAGTTAGTGTGAGTGTGTACTAACCTACAGTTGTAGTGACTGAAGTAGCTACCTTAGCTTCCGCAGCTTCCTCTTCCTTCATGAGAGACGCTGATAGCCTACCTGCTGCTATCATAGAGTCCTTCACTGCTTGGCTAGCAGTGCTTGGTAGCATAGCTATTAGTGCTGCCTCTGCTTCGTCGTATGAGATGCCCTTGTCCTCTGCTTGGTAAGCAGCTGTCGCAGTGATAGGTGCGTTGATTACCTCACGTATGACACCCGGTGTTGCAGTGATAGCTGATGTCACTAACTTAGTAGCGTTAGCTGCCTCACCTGATAGTGTGGTTACTATCTCACCTGTTGCTCCTAGCAGTGTGCCTGTGATTGTGTAGATGTCTTTTACTACAGTTTTGATTACGTTCATGGTTATTTACCTTTTGGTTTGAATGGGTCCCATCCACGGAATGCGGGGGGTACCCAGCGGTACATATAGCGGAATGCTATATACTGCTTTAGAAGTTATATTAAAAATTTAGTATTTGTTCCGACCCTATTTAAATTTTTTATAAATTTTATTTTAATATTTAATAAAAAATTATTTTAATATATAATATAATTTTATTTGTGTAGGAGTTTGGAATGTCTTCTAAATTTACGTTTAGTAATGTAGTGGTTGTTAACGGGTATGATAAGGCACTTTGTTTACGATAAAGTAGTTGAGGAAAACTAGCTGTTAGTAGCAAAGCGGAACGAAGGACCATAGAGTATATAAGCAGAAGGTAGGTACCCCTTGACACACCTAGCTCTTAGCCCTACGGCACTATAATATTTAATAGTGTCTACTAAAGAATATTTGTATAAGTTAAGGGGTATGTGGCATTAGACTTTAGTAAATGTAGTGATAAACATTGTTTAGTATGTTATGCTACTGCTTTAACAGGAGATTCGTAATGGTAAACACTAAAGACATTGTAGGAAACGTATACTCAAGACTAACTGTTGTTAGTAGAGCAGAAGATGTAAAGAACACTCATTACTGGTTATGTGAATGTCAGTGTGGTAATGAAAAAACTATAAGAGGTAGTAATTTAAAATCAGGTCTATCTACATCTTGTGGTTGCTTTGCTAAAGAAGCTGTATCAAAAGTAAGAACTACTCACGGACTTTCAACAAGCAAAATATCAGCAGTCTGGTACGCGATGGTTCACAGATGTACTAACCCAAAAAATAAAAGCTATATTGACTATGGTAATAGAGGAATAGATATGTGTTCTGAATGGGCAAACTCAATGGAGACATTTATAGAGTGGGCTAAAAACAGTGGGTACAAAGAAAAACTGACTATAGAGCGTATTGACAACAATGGTGGTTATAACCCCGGCAACTGTACGTGGGCTACAAGACAAGAACAAGCAGTTAACAAAAGAGTGTATAAAAATAGTTCTAGTGGGTACGTAGGCATAACACTAGTTAAAAAAACAGGAAAATGGTCTTCTGTACTAAAACATGAAGGAAAGTTAGTAGCGTCTGACAGATTTGTAAAGTTAAAAGATGCAGTAGCTCATAGAAATGAATGGATATTATTTTTTAAACTTCCGTACAAAATACAAGAGTACGTAGATTAAATACACCCATTAGTAGAATCGTATTTTAGTAAACACTATAATAATGTAGACAACAACTTATATAACTGCTAAAATACGATTTTAATAAGTACTAAAGAATATTTAAGTATGAATATAGATGAAGACACGTACACAATGGTAAATGATCGTACAGGTGAAATAATGCCTGTTGATATGTTTATTGAAAAGATTCCTAAAGCTTATTGGGAAAGGTCTTATGCTAAGTTATTAGCTGAATACATTGGTGTAGCTGGTACCGCTACTAATACTGTTTTGGCGTGGCTTATTAAAAACAAAGATAGTAATAACCGTATCATAGGAACATTTGCTTTTATTGCTAAAGAATGTGATACAACAGTACCTACTGTTTCTACTTTGTTCCAAAAACTGTACAAGAAAAATTTACTTAAAAAAGTGCATAACGGTGTGTACATGCTATCCCCTAGTTTACTTCGACATGGTAATCAAAACAAAGGTGCTATCTTATTTAAACGTTGGGGTGATTGTTAATGATAGAAGGTTATGATATCTACACTTACGTACACGAACCTAGTGGTTATGGTAATTGGTGTGGCCCATTAGGTTATGCTAAAGAATTACACCAAGAAATAGAAAAGTACGTAGTTCATGGTGATGTACAAAAAGAAAAGAAAACTTACGTGTTAACTGATTTTTATACAGTAGACTATAATAACGTAAAATGCAGATTGTACGTACCAAAAGGCACTACAGCAGCTGAATCAAATTTAGTAATAATTAAAGCTGTGTAAATAATGGCTAAAAGTGTAAAAGTAGAAATAAATGAATGTGAGTACAATGGTCCTGCTCCAAGCAGAAACTATGCACACAGCGTAATAGAAAATGGACCTTATCTTCATTGGTTAGCAGACAAACTAAGGGCTGAAGGGATTCCTGCAGTAGTAGTAAAATTTGGTAAAATAGAAGTTACTGAAGGAGTACTACATAAAGATTTTAAATATAGTACTCAAATAACAAATTACGTGTGGATAAAATAAACTGCTATAAGTACTGTACTAAACAATAAATACTTGATAGAGTACAAAAATGAAAACTTACTTTAACAATAAACATCAACCGAATTTCAAACAGCACCGTGGAGGTGATCTTCAGTAGTATCTATACCTAAAAGTAAAGAAAAACCTAGAAGACAAAAACCTCCACTACGAAAGTACTGGGGGTTTTTTTATGTGCGAATAGTGTTAGCGCCTAGCACTTACATTTTATTATTCCAGAGTAGCTCAATGGTAGAGCATTCCGCTGTTAACGGAAAGGTTGTAGGTTCGAGTCCGACCTTTGGAGCCAATTTAGACCTGTGGCAGAATGGTGATGCGAAAGACTTTGAATCTTTTTATTCTGGTTCGATTCCAGACAGGTCTTCCATTAGTATAAATAATATAGTACTGTGCAGTTTGCGATATAGCCAAGTGGTAAGGCGTTAGGCTCATAACCTAGAAATCACGGGTTCGAATCCCGTTATCGCTACCAATGCTTTATCCCACAGTTTGATAGCTGTGGATGGTTAACGTGTTTTAACCAGTAAGTGTAAAAACTTGTGTAAAGCCCCAAATTAAAGAAAGATGGCTGAGTGGTTTAAGGCGTTCCCCTGCTAAGGGAAAGTCCCAGAAATGGGGCCGAGAGTTCAAATCTCTCTCTTTCTGCCAGACAGTACCCCCTAGTTCTACGTACCAGCCTAAGATCCGTTTATTATTGACTACAAAAAGTACATAGTGTATATTTTAATTTTTAAACAACCTATACAGGATTTAAAGATGGACAACCAGCACCGCAAAATTACTGGATACCGTGAACTCTCACAGACCGAAATCGACTTAATGAACAAAATTAAAGCACTTGGTCCTAAAATGGAAGAAGTACTTATTGAAATTTCTAAACACGTATCTAGTCAATACAGTCCAGACATGACTAAAAAAGAAAAAGACCACATTAAAAATTCAACACCTGAACGATTCTTGGCACTAGCTAAAACAGATTTACAGACCGGTTTAATGTACGCAACCAGAGCAGTAGCGCAGCCGGAATTTTTCTAATGGAAATTTTTGTAGGAACAAAATTAGTGTCTGCAAAACCTATGAGTCGTTTAGATTACAACGAATTTCGAGGTTGGGTATTACCTGATGACGAAGATGGTACTGATGAAGGTTATTTAGTTGAGTATCTTGAAACAGGGTTTCCTAATACAGCTGCTTACGATGGTTACATCAGTTGGTCACCTAAAGATGTGTTTGAAACTTCATATAAAACTAGTGGTAATTTAACGTTTGGTCACGCAATAGAATTACTTAAACGTGGTTCTAAAGTATGTAGAGCAGGTTGGAATGGAAAAGGTATGTACTTAGTACTTCGTAACTCTACAAACTCTGAAATGACTGTTTCTTATCCTTATTTTGTTATTCCTGATTGTGAAGAAGGCACAAGAAAAATACCCTATGCCAGTACAGTAATAGATATAATGTCTGAAGATTGGTGTGTTGTAGATTAATAAATGTTTGCTACTAGGAAAGTACCAGAAGTTTCAGTAGGTAGAGTCTACATACTGGAACTTACCTTAGATGACATGGAAGTTGTCTATAAAATTGGAATGTGCTTCGCCCCTAGATCTACTGACCGTATGATGGAAATACTAAGGTCTTGGTTTATGGCGTACAGGTATATTCCTTTCACTAGATCAAAGTTAGATTTTGAAACAGGTGTACCTTATTTATTAGAACAGCATTTACATGAACTGCTAGCAGAGTGGAAATGGGTTCCTGAAAAGAAAACTGATGGACACACAGAGTTATTTAAAGACATTGATGTTGAAGAAGTAATAAGTTACATAAAAAATATTAATTATAAAGTACTGCTACCAAAAGGTAGTAAGCCTATCAGCACAGAAGACTACAACTACATACTAAGTAAATCAGCAGTAGAATTTGTAGAACAAGACATACCTTATTAGGCTATAGAAATGGGAACAACAGTAACATCAGAACAATCCAAACAAGCTAAACTTGATTTAAAAGTTTTACAGTCTCAGCTGTCTGCTAAACAAAAACACATGATTGATGAGAATACTGTGTATGAGCTTAACAAGCTAGCTCAAAATCCTGACTACGGTGAAGAATTTTTAGACGTTTACAGGGACCATTTAAATATACTGAGCAGTAACAGCAAATACACTTCAAGAGGGTACTTGTGTGCTGTTAAGTTTTTTTCTTTAGTTGAATCTGGTAACAGTTTAACTGAGTCTTATATTCTTGTTTTTCCAGAAAGACTTAAAGCTAGAACTGACAGAGGCCAAACTAAAAGTGCAATAACAGGCGAAGCATCTAGATATAACGCTACTGCTTTAGTTAGTGAAATACGAAAAGTAGCTACTACCCCTGTACAACTAATTTTTAGACATCTGCTGTACGAATCAATAACTAACCAAGCTGAGTTAATGCGTAATGCTAAATCAGAAATCGTTAGACAAAAGGCAGGTGAAACATTAATTAAAGAGCTTAAACCTTCTGATGACAATGTTATCAGTATACAAGTTGAGGATGGTGCTAAATCTGCTATAGCGTCTTTAAGAGAAGCTACAGAAAAATTAATTATAAAAGAACAACAAAGTATTCAAGCTGGTGTACCTATTAAAACAATTATTGAATCTAAAATAGTAAGTAAAGAAATAGAAACAGATGATATTGAAGAAGCTGAGTTTACTGAAGAAATCAGGGATAAACCTATACCAAGTAAAAGTAATACTTTTGTAGAAGTACCTGATCCTGAAGAAGACGTATGGGATATACCAAATACTGGTAAATCTTCTACACCTGATAAGCCTTGGAAATTTTAATGACAGAAGTAATAGTAGAAGAAGCTAAAAAAGATCTTGAAGAAAAGCTGAAAGAAATTGATTACTCCAAATTTTCTAAAGATTACGTACCTACTAGATTTGCTTTAAAGTTTATAGCATTTATTAAACTAGTTAACGGATCTATGGGTGAAGAAAATACTTCACCTCTGTTTCACTATGACATGTTGGACACAATAACTGAATCTAGGCAGAACTTGTTTGTCTGTTTTCGTGGTGGTGCTAAAACTTCAGTAATACATGAGTACATGTTTTTGTACATAGCTGTTTACGGTGAAGTTGACGGTTTTGGTGAAGTTGACGTAGCCATGTACGTAGCTGACACAATAGACAACGGTGTTAAGTCTATGAGGCAAAACCTGCAGTACAGATGGGACCATTCACAATTTTTACAGAAATATGTTCCTTACACAAAGTTTATAGATTCTGAATGGGAGTTTCAAAACGCTGACGGTAAAATGTTTTTCGTTAAAGGTTTTGGTGCTAACACAGGTGTTCGTGGATTTAAGAAATATGGTAAGCGTCCTACATGGCTAGGGCTAGACGATCTCATGTCAGACAAAAACGCAGAATCTGCAACTATTGTAGAAGACATTAAAAAAGTTCTGTATAGAGCAGCAAGACAGTGCTTACATCCTAAAAAACGTATGATCAATTGGACAGGTACACCGTTTAATAAGCAAGATCCTCTATACGAAGCAGCTGAGTCTAAATCATGGCTAACAAAGCTTTATCCTCTATGTGAAAAATTTCCGTGTACAGAAGAAGAATTTGTTGGTGCGTGGGAAGATAGATTTCCTTTTTCTTTTATTAACCACGAGTACCACAGTCTTAAAGAAAGTGGCGAGTTAGCTGCATTTGACCAAGAGCTTATGCTTAGAATAACAAGTGACGAAGACAGACTAGTTAACAGTGACGATTTAGTTTGGTACAGCAGAAAAGATGTTCTAAAAAACAAAGGCAACTACAACTGGTACATAACAACTGACTTTGCTACTAGTGAAGAAAAAACAGCTGACTACAGCGTAATTTCTGTGTGGGCTTATAACAATAACGGAGATTGGCTTTTAGTAGACGGTAAAATTGCACAACAACTGATGGATAAAACTTTAGCAGATCTGTTTAAGTACGTAGCTATGTACAAGCCTTTAGAAGTTGGAATTGAGGTAAGTGGTCAACAAGGTGGTTTTATAGCTTGGATTAAAGCTGAGATGATAAGAAAAAGTGTATTCTTTAATCTAGCTAAAGGTTTTGATAACGTTAAAGAAGGTATAAGACCTACTAAAAAGAAAATATCTAGATTTATGCTTTTTCTTCCTAAGATAATAGCTAAAAAAGTATTACTTCCTGAAGAAATGAAAGGATCTAAATACATGAATGAGTGTTTAGAAGAACTAAGGTTTGTTACAAAAGAAGGGTTTAAATCTAAACATGATGATGTAGCTGATACTTTTGCTATGCTATCAGAACTAAGCCCATTTGAACCTAGTGAAGAAACTAATACACAGTATGTACAAAATGAAGAAGGTACGTATGCTACCTTTCCAGACGAGGATGATTTGGATAATCTACATAACAGTACTATATTTTAGTGTATAGTATGGTAGTATAATGAAAATTTAAGGGTTAACAAATGTTAGTCAGCCAAGTAATAAGTCTAGCTAAAAGTTCAGAGCTGAGGCAGTTATCTGTAAAAGATAATGAAGAAGCAGTAATTGGATTTATAAATCTTGGTATGTTGGAACTTCATAAAAGGTTCACACTTAAAGCTGAAGAAGCTATTATTACTCTTCAAACAGGTAAAACAACGTATACTCTAGACGGTACCGACACAGATGTTAGTATAAACAATCCTGCTAATTTCCTTGTAGTTATAGAGTGTTATGACGAACAAGGAGAACTAGTTTCTGTAAATGATGAAAAAGATCCTCTAGGTATAATGACTCCCACGTATAACACAGTAGAAGTTCCTAATGTAGCACAAGATGAAAAATTAAGTATTATATATAGAGGGTCTATTCCTTTTGTTAATTACACTACTGATAGTTTAGCATTACCTCCACAACTACTAGAAGCTTTGTTGCATTACATAGGCTATAGAGGTAATTCAACTATATCTTCTGACATAAAAGCAGAAAATAATACACACTATATAAGGTTTGACCAAAGCTGTAAAAGAGTAGTAGACCAAGGTTTACTGCTTCCTGACGATATGGAATCTTATAAATTTGATCAAAGAGGTTTTGTATAATGGCTAGAAAATTTAGTTCGCTAACATCAAATAAAGTTGCTATAGACAGAGAATTGGCTACTACTGGTTATGATATTGTAAAGTCAGTAGCTGATAAACTTACAGAAATTACTAGATTAGAGTCAGAAATTGATAACATATCTGATAATGCAGAACAAACTTCTTCTAATTTAGTTGCTACTAATCAAGATACTATAGACACTGCAGCAGATTTAGTTGCTACTAATCAAGACACAATCGATACGGCTTCTGACTTAGTTGAAACAAACCAAGATACGATAGATACAGCAGCTGATGTTGTTACTACTAATAATAACGTCATACTTGTTGAAGCAGATAAAAACCAGACAGGTTTAGACAGAACAGCTGTTGCAAATGACTTAGTAAGTACTAACCAAGATACTATTGATACTGCTGCTGATGTTGTGGCAACTAACAATGATGTTGTAACAACTAATAACAACGTTATATTATCAGAAGCAGACAAAGTGCAGACAGGTTTAGATCGAATAGCTGTAGCTGCTTATCTCGTACTTACACATCAAGACACAATCGATACTGCTTTAGACTTATCAGCTACTAATGCTGATGTAGTAGCTACTAATGCTGATGTAGTAACAGCAACTTATGAACGATCATTAGCAGAAAATGCTAGAGATGCTGCAGAATTGGCTTACGATAACTTTGATGATAGGTATTTAGGAGCAAAATCTTCAGATCCTACATTAGATAATGATGGTGACGCTTTAGTTATAGGAGCACTATATTTCAATAGTGTTAGTAATAAAATGCAAGCTTACTCAGGTTCTTTATGGGGAGACATAGTTAGTGGTTATACTCAGACACAAATTGATGATAAAGATACTGCTGTATCTAATACTATTGCTCGTAATTCAACTTTGAACCAAGAAGCAGTAACTCAAGGCAAATCAGAAAGATCAGGTTTTAGTGCTGCAATATACACAGGTGATGGTGCAGATGGTCGAGCTATTAACACTGGTCTTGATATGTCCACTGGTGACTTTGGTGGGCTTGTTTGGGCTAAAAGTCGTAGTGCTGATAGTCATCACCTATTTGACACAATTAGGGGTAACTCAGTTAGATTGCGAAGTGATACAACCGACGAAGAAGGTACTGTTGCAACAACCCACCAAAGTTTCACCCCCACTGGTTTTACAGTGGGAACGTCAGATGTAATAAATGGGAACGCAGAAACTTACGCTTCATGGTCATGGCAGACAACTAAGAAAGTTACTGGTACAACTAACCGCAACAAAGCGTATACATCACACTACAACCCCGACCTTGGTTTCAGTATTGTTGGTTACGAAGGTGATGGTGCAGCAGGACATGAAATACCTCATCATTTAGGTGTTGAGCCTGATTTAACTATTACTAAAGGACGAGACACAGGGTTTGATTGGTTAGTGCAGAGTAAACTTTTAGGTGATTCTCACAACACCATAATCCTTAATACAACGGGTACTGTTATCAACATTGCCGCTGTAAACTATCTTGTAAACGAATTGACTGTAAGCATTGGTTCAAATTTAGCCAGTAATCAAGCTGATAAAAATTATGTATCCTACCACTTCACATCAGTCCCCAACGTATCAAAAATAGGCAAGTACATTGGCACTGGTGCTGCTGGTAATTATGTAGACTGTGGTTTTAAACCTGCTTTTGTAATGGTTAAAAATTTAACTAATATTGGTAGCTGGGAAACAGTAGATTCTCAGATACTAGATAATTATTTGCGTTTAGAAAACTCAGGAGCGCAAGTGTCACAAACTACTAGAACTAGATTAGATGATAATGGATTTTATATTGGAGATGATAATGGTAATGGTAACGACCTAAACGATGAATACCTCTTCATGGCTTATGCAGAGTCATCAACAGGAGGTGCTGGTACAAACACGTATACCAACAGTGACTACACCTACCCAACTACGGCAGATACTCTCTCAATCGCTCAGAATACACTCATATCATTTGCTCAAGGTTTTGATGCGAATGGTCAAGTGGACAGCAAAGAGAACGTAGGTTCTGGTGTAACGTATGCATTAGGTGCTGGACATGAGAGCAAGCACTACTACATCTATAAAGACTTAGGTGGTTCGTATGGTGTAACTGAGAACAGACCACTAGAAGGTATTACTCGTAATGACGCTGATAAATGGGGTGTTGTTAGTCCGTTAGATGCATCATTGAGAACTACCGCTAGGCACTTTGGTTACGAGAGTTCTACGGGTGCTGCCAGCGCTAGTGTTAGTCTGTACCCAGCTTGGAATGCGTTTAATAAAAACGCTAATGATCAAGTTGTTGGCAGTTCGGACCTATGGTTAGGCACGTCTACAACAAACTCGCAACTTCAGTATAAAGGTACTGAAGCTAGGGTGCTTAAATCATGGAGATTACGTGCTCCTGCAGACAATACTAGATTACCTAAAAGGTTTACTATTGAAGGCTCTAATGACGGATTTACTTGGACAGCTATTGATTCTACTTTCACCTCGTCCGATTACTCTGGAAATGGGGTAAAGTTGTGGGGCGATCTATACACTACTGCAGGTAACACCACTGCGTATATTTACCACAGAATTAACAACACCGCTAATAATGGAGCCGCTACATACACTGGAATAGCAGAACTAGAATTTAACACAATCCTCCCGTCAGACTACTACTTAATCGACGCTGGTAGAATGTACAACTCTAGTGACACCGCTATTGAACGGACATACTTAGCTGAGTTTAGAACTGACAGCGAAGGTGATGTAATCAACTCTACACTCGTCAATATGCCTGTTGCCAAGCAACGGTTTAATAATGTTGAAGCGCATGGTGACTTGACAGTTCATGGTGAGATTAAGAACACTGGTGTTGCAACCGCTTGGGTCAACTTTGATGGTACTCAGAATCCACCGTTGATTCTCGCTAGTTATAATGTGTCTGATGTTGTTGATTTGGGAACTGGGAAATACCAAGTTATCTTCGAAGTACCTTTTACTGCTACTTACTCTTACTCCTGTGAGGCGAATAGGTTGGAAGACAATAACTCACCCTCTGTTACAGGTACACAAAGTCCAGAAACTAGGTCTATTATTTTAAATCACTGGAATAGTGGTTTTTCTCCTAGCGATCCTTTTCAGTTATGCCTTAACATTTTCGGAGGTAAAGAATAATATGGAAGCACTAAGAACCTGCCCTTCTTGTGATAAGTCGGCTCATACTGCGGAAGATCTTAAAGGCTTTGTTATTAATAAGGGATCAAAGCATGGATATAGGAATATATGCATTCCTTGTCGCAACTATCAGTATATCGCCTATGACGACAGTAGAAAAGATAAGGTCAGCAGCAGGGCTAAGGCATGGTATAAAGCTAACCCAAGGCAAGTAGCCAATACTAGGTTAAAGAAAAACTATGGCATAACCTACGATGACTATACGAGTATGCTGGTAAGTCAGGATTACTCATGTTTAATATGTAATGTACATGAAGATGACTGCACTAAGAGCTTAAACGTAGACCATGACCACATAACAGGTGAGGTTAGAGGCTTGTTATGTATAAGCTGTAACTTTGCTTTAGGCCATTTTAAAGATGATATAGGGCTTCTTGAGAAGGCTATTAACTATTTGAGGAAGCATTAATGTACGCATATCAACAAGAAGATAACACCGTTGCGATTTGCTCAAAGCAGTCCTCAATACCTGAAGGTGCAACATGGCTTGAAGTTGTGTCAGTCCCTGATAAGGTCTTTCGTGGTGCGTGGAGAATTGTAGGTGACGCGGTGGTAACTGATTTACCTTTAGCGAAGGAGGTTGCACATGAGTTACGCAGAGCAAAACGAGAGAAGGACTTTGCACCACATGATGCAATCATAATGAAGCAGATACCGAGCCAAGACGCAACACAAGCAGAATCCGATAGAAAAGTTATTCGAGACAATGACGACAAAATGCAAATTGATATAGATTCCACAACAACCGAGCAAGAATTGCTTGATCTATTATAACAAAGGACTTAAGATTATGATTTCTTTTATGACCCAGGCATTATCATTTTTAGCACTTATACTGCTTTTAGTTATTGCATATAGCGTTTACATTTTTATTATAAAAAAGGCTTCATTTGCTTCATGGCGGGCAAATGAAGGAAAAGGAGCCGTGGCATCAGCCGCATTGGGTATCGGTACTATTATAATAATTGCTGGAGTACTATGGATTCTTTCCTCAATTATTAAACCTGCACACGCCGATAGTATATTTGATAATGGAACGTATTTTAACCATACATATGTTTTTATTGGAATTGATTATACTAAAAAGATATCTCCTCAGTGCGTCTCAGGAAGCACAGATGAACACGGTACATCAAACCTAGGCATTAATCAAAATTTTTGGTTGTCAAGTAATAAAGCTATTGCAATCAACGGACAGTTGACTCATCATAGTTGCGTGTTAGGAAAAGACCGTAACGGTTATGACGGATTAGGCCTTCAACTTGTTTGGTATATTAAATAATATAAAGTTATAAATAACATAAACAGAAATATACAGGTACTGAAATGGTAGTCACAACACGAAACGAGCTTATTGATTATTGTCTAAGACAATTAGGCGCGCCAGTGCTTGAGATCAATGTAGATGATGATCAAGTTTCTGACCGAGTAGACGAAGGTATTGAATTTTATCAGATGTATCATTCAGACGCTATTTTAAATTCATACTACAAAATACAAATTACCGCGGCAGACATCTCTAATGAATTTGTAACCCTGCCTTCAGACATATCAGTTATTACTAGAATTGTTCCACTCAACACATCTGGCGCTGGAAGCGGCGGCGGCATCTTTAATATCGATTATCAAATGGCGTATAATGACGTCTACGATTTAAGATCGGGTGGATTTCAAGGCATGGCATATTATTCTCAAATGCAAGGGCAATTAACTCAAGCTCGTGATATGTTCAATACTTCAAGTCAAGTACGATTTAGTCGTCACCAGAATAAGTTACACCTTTACATTCAGTGGGGTACTGACATAAAGGAAAATGATTGGATCATATTAGATGCATCTGTTATAATTAACCCAGAAACTTACGTTTCAGTCTATAATGATATGTTTCTGAAACGTTACATAACAGCATTAATTAAGCGCCAATGGGGAACAAATTTGAAGAAATTTGAAGGCATGCTTCTCCCAGGTGGTGTTACTATGAACGGACAGATAATGTGGGAAGAAGCGAATGCTGAGGTTGAAAAACTAGAAACTGATATGCAAATTAACTGGGAGGCTCCTTTAGATTTTTTCATTGGTTAACACATACTTTATAGAAACCACAACTAAATACAAAGCAGGTTCAAATGCCAACTAATTTATACTTATCAACCAAGGTTCGTTCTGAACAGATTCTTTTTGAGGATTTAATCATCGAATCTGTTAAGTGGGCTGGACAAGATATTTACTACCTTCCTCGTAATATTGTTACCCGAGATTCTATATTAAATGAAGATGTAGAGTCTCAATTCGATGATGCATACATGATCGAAGTTTATATCGAAGGCAACGAAGGCTTTGAAGGTGAAGGCAATCTTATGTCTAAATTTGGCCTTGAAATTAGAGACGAAGCGACCTTTATAGTTGCTAAACGTAGATGGGAACAGATGGTTGGATCTTTTGAAAATGATGAATTTCAAAATAGACCTAATGAAGGCGACCTTATTTATTTGCCTATGTCTAACAGTTTCTTCGAGATATCGTTTGTTGAACATGAAATGCCTTTTTATCAACTATCGAATCTTCCTGTATATAAGATGCAGGCACGACTATTCGAAATGAATGATGAAGACTTTAATACCGGTGTAGCAGAAATAGATGCAATCGAAGTTAATGCTTATACTACTAGATTCCAATTAGGTCTGATTACCGGTACATTCATACAAGGCGAAACTATAACACAGATTATTCAAGACGAACCTCTTATTAACATAAAAGCAGAAGTAGTCAATATCAATCATCCAGAAGCGGTTATGCAAGTAATAGACATTGAAACAAATGATGGTCTCTTTCATTCATTCATAACTGGAGAAGTCAACGCAAATATGATTTTAGGTTCAGTATCTGGCGCAACGGCCAACATAACAGAAGTGTTTGATATTTCTACTTCTACAGTTGGTAGTGTTTTTCCAAATACAGAGGACTCACAAAACTTCGACTTTGAAACTGAGGCCAATGAAATAATTGATTTTACAGAAAGCAATCCATTCTCTGAAGGTACTTTATAATGTTTAACGGAATACATTTTTATCATGAGACTATAAGAAGATCAGTAGCGGTGTTCGGTACTTTATTCAATGACATTACTATACTACGAACTGACAACGCAGGCACAGTTAAAAATATAACAAAAGTACCTTTATCGTACGGACCTAAAAAGAAGTTTCTTGCTCGAATTGATCAACAGGCGGATTTAAACGATCCTAAAATTGCGATCAAATTGCCTCGCATGTCTTTTGAGTTGACTAGCTTAAGTTATGACCCAAACACCAAAATGCAGAAAGGGACCAAACAGACTCTGACAAATACATCTTCTTCAACATACACCAAGAAAAGAATACTGGGACCTGTTGGTTATAGAATGGGAATTCAATTAAATATAATGTCCAAGAATCAAGACGATGCTTTACAAATCATCGAACAGATTTTGCCGTTTTTTCAACCAGACTATACGGTCACGGTTAAACAGGTTAACGACAGCATAAAAACTGATATGCCATTTGTATTGAATGGAGTAGGAATAGCCGACGATTATGAAGGTGATTTCAATACCAGACGAACTATTGTGTATACTCTCGACTTCGAGACAAGGGTAAGATTTTATGGAGAAGTTAGTAACGGCGCAGTTATCCGAAAGACCGTAACGGACTTTATCGATTCAACCTCAAATCAGGTATTTGAAAAACAAATCGTTATGTTAAACCCTTTTCTTACCGGACCTGATGAAGAACATACTGTAAACGTTAAGACCAACCTTGGTAATGTACCAGAAACAATCTCACTTGCAGTTAGCACTGTTTCTTTGTTTAATGTAGGTGATATTATTGTTGGGACCACAACTGCAAGTGTGGGTCAAATAACACAAATAAATAGTAATACTTTGCTGGTTTCTTCTCCAAGTGAACTTTTCGTGGCAGGAGAAACTATAACAATCCAAAACACCGTTGTTACCGATGTGCTAACAAGTGTAACTGAAAATTGGTAATAAATAATGGCTATTGATGAAAAAGATTTACGTGATGATTATGAATTTGCCCGAAAGCAATATTATGAATTAGCAGAAAAAGGTGCAGAAGCAATTGATCTAATGATGGAACTTGCGAAAAATCTTGAACACCCTCGAGCGTTTGAAGTGTTGGGTACACTTATGAAGCAAAATTCAGAAGTGGCGGAAAAATTAATTGAACTGCAAAAGAAGAAGAAAGACATAGATACAAAAGTTTCACAGCCTGGCTTGGATGCACCGAACGGCACCACAACAAATAATTTGTTTATTGGCAGCACCGCGGATTTACAACAGGCGTTAAAACAAATTAATGATGGAGAAGCTCTTGAGCATAAACCAAAAGACCCAAGTAACACCAGCGTCTGAACAAACATATCTTGGCAACTCACAGGTAAAGCGCGCAGGGGTTGTAACACAGTTTACAGAGCATCAGGTTGTTGAATACAAGAAATGTATGGCAGACCCTGCATATTTTGCACGAAACTATCTTAAAGTAATTCATCTAGATAGAGGTCTCGTCGATTTCGATTTATATGATTACCAAGAAGATATGTTTGATCATTTTAATTCAAACAGATTTTCCATTGTTCTGGCATGTAGACAGTCAGGTAAGTCCATTTCGTCTTGCGCGTATTTGCTTTGGTATGTTTTGTTCCATGCAACAAAGGTAGTTGCTATATTGGCAAACAAAGGTGCTACTTCGAGAGAGATGCTTTCTCGTATTACTCTAATGTTAGAAAATGTACCTTTCTTTTTACAACCTGGGTGTAAAGCGTTAAACAAAGGTTCAATTGAATTCGATAATAATTCTCGTATAGTTGCCGCCGCTACAAGTGGAAGTTCTATTCGTGGTTTATCTATTTCGCTTTTGTATCTTGACGAGTTTGCCTTTGTTGAAAATGATGTTCAATTCTACACTTCAACCTACCCTGTAATAACCTCGGGAAAAACTTCTAGAGTTATTATTACCTCAACCGCAAACGGTCTTGGCAATTCATTCCACAAGTTATGGGAAGGGTCAGTTCAGGAAGTAAATTCATATAACAATTTTCGAGTTGATTGGTGGGACGTCCCAGGTAGAGACGAGGCGTGGAAGCAAGAAACAATTCAAAATACTAGTGCACTTCAATTTAGACAAGAGTTTGGTAACGAGTTCATTGGTTATGGCCTTACTCTTATTGATGGCAACAAATTACTTAGTCTTAGAAAGACAGAACCTGTTTATACTCAAGGTAATGCTAGCGTATATTATAAACCAGAAATCGATCATGAATATATGTGTTTTGTAGATGTTGCTCATGGTAGAGGACAGGATTATTCAACTTTTATAATCATAGACATAACTTCGCGACCTATGAAGCAGGTTTGCGTGTTCAGAGATAATATGATTTCCCCGTTATTGTTTCCAGATGTGATCTATAAATATTGCAAAACTTATAACGAAGCGTACGCTGTAATTGAAAGCAACGATCAAGGCACGCTGGTATGTAATGGATTATATTACGAGCTAGAATACGAAAATGTTTATATGGAATCTGCAGTAAAAGCGGATGCACTTGGTGTAAAAATGACCAAGAAGATAAAAAGAATCGGCTGTTCCAACTTCAAAGATCTGATAGAAGAAAATAAACTAGAGATTTGCGATGAAAATACAATAATAGAAATGTCCACGTTTGAAGCAAGAGGTTCTTCTTATGAAGCAACCAACGGCCATCACGACGATTTAGTAATGAATCTTGTATTATTTGGTTGGTTTGCTTCAACTCCATTCTTTCAATCGATTACAGATATAAATCTTAGAGATATGATTCACGCGGAAAATATGAAGATGATAGAAAATGATGTTATACCTTTTGGGTTTGTTGATGACGGAATCGATGACGGAGGATATGGTATAGACGATTCAACAACGATGAAATCTTCAAGTTGGTAATTATTATAAATATAATGGTAAATTGAAGATAATCGTATTATGAATCTTACTATAAACTCAAATGAGGTATTAGCTATCATGTCTACCATTAGTTATAAACCTTATACTTATGTTATAGGATGGTCGAAATATGCCAAATATTATTATGGGGTAAGATATGCCAAAAACTGTACCCCCGATGATTTATGGGTATCTTACTTTACTTCTTCTAAGCACGTCAAATCATTCAGAATGGAATATGGCGAACCTGACATTATCAATATAAGAAGAATCTTTGATAATAGTTCAAATGCTATAGCATGGGAAAATGTAGTTTTAAAACGAATGAGAGTCGTTGAAAATTTAAAATTCCTCAATAAAACGGATAATTTTGCTATCAGTGAGAAATCAGCATTAGAAGGTGCAAGAAAGCCTAAATCTGAATCATTTAAACTCAAGCTGAAGATTGCTAATACCGGAAAAAGGAAATCTGAAGAAACAAAAAGCAAGATATCAAAAAGCAAGATGGGGGTAAAACAGAGTAGCGAAACTGTCGACAAAAAGATTAAAGCCATGAGTGATATTCGTGTTAGAGATCAAATGTCAAAGAGTTTAAAAATGTTATATGAGAACGGCTATATACAAACACAATCTAAAGAAGTATCAATAGACAATAAGCTGTATAGTTCTATATCTGAGGCTTGGCGTCTCACTGGAATATCTAAATCAAAGATTCGCAGATACCATTTGATATAAATATATGTAAATTGAATACAACCTTATTATGATTTCTTATTATTTTAACAAAGGATAAAAACATGTCAGCATTTCAAGTATCAGCAGGCGTTCAAGTCAAGGAAATTGACTTAACGAATGTCGTACCCGCAGTATCTACATCGATAGGTGCTTTGGTTGGCGACTTCTCGGCGGGCCCGATTGGCGAAGTAACTACTGTTTCATCAGAAACAGATATGGTTGCTAAGTTCGGTCAACCAACCACCGCAAATTTCACCCCATTCTTTCAAGCTGCAGCATTTCTAAAATACGGAAATTCATTAAGAATTGTTCGTGCTGCAAAGGCATTACAAGTAAATGCAACTGGTTCTGGAACTGGATTATTAATCAAAAATCTATCACATTACGAAGACAATTTTAAGGCTGGTGAAGCTTCTGTTGGTATCTGGGGCGCACGTGCTGCAGGAACTATCGGTAACGGAATCAAAGTTGAAGTTTGTCCTGCGTCAGACGCCGCATGGGCAGTTTGGACAGGTTCTGCTGCTCGATACGACAAAGAATTTGATTCTAAACCTACTTCTTCTGATTACGCGGTTGCTCGTGGTGGGTCTCTTGATGAAATGCACATTATCGTTATAGACACATTGGGTACAATCTCAGGAACACCTGGAAACGTTTTAGAAAAATTCGCATATGTTTCTGCTGCTTCTGATGCAAAGAAAACTGATGGTACTTCTAACTACTATATTGAAGTTATTGCTTCAACATCAGAATACATCTACTGGCTTGATCACACTACTGCTGTCGATGCTGGCACTACAAGTATAACTGATTTTACTGCTGGAAGTACAACCGAAGTTACTACTCTTAATGGTGGTGTTGAAGGTTCTGCTGCTACTGCTGGTGAATTATCAATAGCACTTGATCTGTTTGCAGATGCTGAAACTGTTGACATTAACTTGTTAATCGCTCCAGTTGACGTTAACGGTGTAACAACCCTGGGCGCTAAAGTAATTACTTTGGTTGAAGGCCGGAAGGATTGTGTTGCTTTTATATCACCACCAATCGCAGATACAGTTAACGCTGCAACTCCTGCTACAAACGTTTTAGAATATTTTAACGCACTTGCATCTACTTCATATTCTGTTGCTGATTCTACTGCTGTTAAAATCTACGACAAATACAACGATCTTTATCGTTGGATTCCTGCTAACGGACATACCGCAGGACTTTGTGCTTATACAGATGGTGTTGCCGATGCATGGTTCTCGCCTGCTGGATTTAATCGTGGTCAGATTCTGAACACAGTTAAGATTGCATATAATCCTACAAAAGCGGAGCGTGATGATCTTTACAAGGCACGCGTTAACCCTATCGTTTCATTCCCAGGTGAAGGAACTATTCTTTACGGTGATAAAACTATGTTGGCTCGCCCATCTGCGTTTGATCGAATCAATGTTCGTCGTCTGTTTATCGTCCTCGAGAAGGCTGTTGCAACTGCATCTAAATTTCAACTCTTTGAATTGAATGATGAGTTTACTCGCGCACAATTCAGAAATATGGTTGAACCATTCTTACGAGATATCAAAGGCCGTCGTGGTTTAACAGACTTTAAAGTTGTTTGTGATTCTACTAATAACACGGGTCAGGTTATCGATAGCAACAACTTTGTTGCTGATATTTATATCAAACCTGCCCGAGCTATAAATTATATTACATTGAACTTTATTGCAACTAGAACGGGGGTCGAATTCTCTGAAATAGCAGGTCAGTAAATAAGAGTTATGTTTATGCTAGGGTGGCCACCCGAAGAGACGAATAACCTATCGTTCTGCATAAACACATTTTTAGGTTTTGTTAAAGGTAAACAAAGATGATAATAACGAAATATATCGAAATGAAGATTTCATCCAGTAACATGAAATATTGGCAATCAAAGGGTTATTCATTTGATAATCCAGCGCCGCGATGGGGAATCATACCAAGAATTAAAGTATTGGTGTCTGAACTTCTGAGCGGTTCGTGTGTTGATGTTGAATGTAAATGTGATCTATGTGAAGAAACTTATACGCAAAGATATAGTAGAAATACTGATACTTGTTACACATGCCGCAAAAGCATTCAGATGAAGGGAAATGTTGCTGGTAGAGCTAATAAGGGCAGAATAATGCCTAATATGCAAGGGACGAATCATCCACGTTGGAATTCCAACAAAGATGCCCAGAAAGCATATTATGCGAATGTGCTGAGAGTTACAAGATTAAATGACTTATCGTCTTTGAAGAATTATGACAAACCTCGAGGTTTGTGTGGCCAAGAAGGGGCTTATCAACTAGATCATATCATATCAATTAAATATGGTTTTGATAATAATATTGCTCCCGAGTTATTAGGTCATATAAACAACTTAAGATTTATACCCTGGCAAGAGAATAGGAATAAACACATGAATATAAACGAAACACAAATCAAATCAGTTATGAGTAACATCATTGCAACACAAACTCAAATAGGAGAGATATATTAATGGCAACTTTAGGCGTAGATGACTTCAAGTCGAAATTAAAAGGTGGCGGTGCTCGGGCTAATATGTTCCGAGTTACTTGTAACTTTCCAGGATATGCGGGCGGTGACCCCGAACTTGCATCTTTCCTTATCAAAGGTGCTTCACTTCCAGCATCAATCATTGCACCAATCATGATTCCTTTTCGTGGTCGTCAACTGCAAATTGCAGGCGATAGAACTTTCGAACCTTGGACCTTGACGGTTATCAATGATGTTGAGATGAGTGTTCGTAACTCGTTTGAGCAATGGATGAATGGTATCAACCAACATAACAATAATACAGGTTTGAGCAATCCTACCGATTATTCAGCTGATATGGTTGTTGAACAACTAAACAAAGAAGGAGTTGTTACTAAGACTTACAATATCCGTGGATGTTGGCCTTCAAATGTTTCTGCTATCGATGTTAACTATGATAGTGAAAACACAATTGAAGAATTTACAGTTGAATTACAAATCCAATATTGGGAATCCAGTTCAACAAGCTAGGCGTTATAAATAATAGAAACATATGGGGAGGGTACGCTCTCCCCTTTCTATATAAAGAGGTATTGTATAATGGCATTAGATTTTTTTGGATTTGAAATAGTACGAAAAGGCAAGGAAAACAAAGAAAATAAGTCGTTTGTTCCAGCGGTAAATGACGATGACGGCGGTTATGTAGTTGACGCTGGCGGCCATTATGGAACATATTTAGATCAAGACGGCGGCCAAGCGCAAAACGATAAAGAACTAATTATAAAGTATCGTGATATAGCAATGCAAGCTGAATGTGATGCAGCTGTAGACGATATAGTAAACGAAGCAATCGTGTCAGACGATTCTTCATCTCCTGTTAGCATTACGCTAGACGATTTAAAACAACCAGACAGAATAAAGAATATTATAAGAAAAGAATTTGAATATATCGGCGAATTGCTGAATATGAATTTTCAAGGTCATGATATATTTAGACGTTGGTACGTTGACGGTAGGTTATATTACCACAAAATTATAGACCCAGACAATCCTAAAAAAGGTTTGATTGAAGTACGACCAATTGATTCAACCAAGATCAGAAAGGTAAAAGAAGTAATAAAAGAAATTGACCCTGTAACCAAAGCAGAGATAATTACAGGAACAAACGAATTTTATATCTATGAAAAGAATGGAATTGGTGGAATTGGCGCGGCCAACACAGGACTTAAAGTTGCTCCAGATTCTATTACATATGTAACATCTGGATTATTTGATCCTACTAGAACGCAAGTGCTTTCTCATCTACACAAAGCAATGAAAGCGGTTAATCAATTGCGTATGATGGAAGACAGCTTGGTTGTCTACCGTATGTCACGGGCACCTGAAAGACGTATATTTTATATAGACGTTGGTAATCTACCTAAAGGCAAAGCCGAGGAATATCTAAGAAATATCATGGCTCGGTATCGCAACAAAATGGTCTACGATGCATCTACTGGTGAACTTAAAGACAACAATAAACATATGTCTATGCTTGAAGATTTTTGGTTACCAAGACGCGAAGGCGGTCGAGGAACAGAAATATCAACTCTCCCAGGTGGTGACAATCTAGGACAGATTGACGATATTATATATTTTCAAAAGAAACTATACAAGGCATTAACTGTACCTGCATCTAGATTAGATACTGAAAACTCAGGTATGATCTCGTTAGGTCGTGCAAGTGAAACTACAAGAGAAGAACTTAAATTTCAAAAGTTTGTTTCACGTATACGAAAAAAGTTTTCAAATCTTTTCATAGACATGCTTCATACTCAGTTAATACTCAAAGGTATTGTAACTGAAGAAGAATGGTTAGTAATCAAGCACGATATTTCGGTTAATTTTATTAAAGATTCTCACTTCGCAGAAATGAAAAATGCGGAATTGTTAAGGGAAAGAATCCTTACTCTTAGAGAAGTTGACGAATACGTTGGCAGATACTACTCCGTTGAATGGGTAAGAAAGAATATTTTAATGCAGAATGATGAAGATATCGCATTAACCATCGAACAAATACAGGCCGAAAAGGACGCGGCTCCAGACGATGACGACGATTTTGGTGAATCCACAGATTTGGTTGTGGATGATAAACCATTAGACTTAGAAGAAGATAAGGCAGATAAATCAGATGATGAAATTAATGAGCTGAATAAATTATTAATATAATCGATGACTTCTGTATTGAAGGAATAAGTAATGAACAAGAGGGATCGTTTGGTAAAATAATCGGCAAATTGCTAACAACTATCAAATTTCTAGGTTTGAAATAGTCTAGATATAGATTGTATAAATATAAACATATTAAAGGATAGAAACTATGTATTACAAACCACTGACTTTGGAAATATCTTCTCCTACCTCACAAGCAACAGCATCGACTGTGTCTTTAGGTAAGGCAGTTCGAATTACTAATACAGATAGCTCAAATTCTCATGTTATTACTCTTGTAGATAATAATCCACAAACAACTTCAGTCAACAATGCGTCAGGTCAATCTGTTTTGACATTAGATAATGTTGTTGGATTATTAATTGGAGATGTTGCAACTGCAGCAAACATTGACACCGGTTCAGTTATAACTGCTATAGCAGGCAACGCAATAACATTGGATAATAATCTTACCGATGATATTGATGGTTCAGGAACGGCAGAGGTTATTCAATTCGACAGAGCGGTTGCTTCTATGTCAATAGAAGCTGCAGGTTCATTAGTAATGGACAAAAATCAAACACAGAGTTTATTTGCAGGTAGTTCTCTGTTAAGACTTACATCTATAACTTATCCTAAAGGATAAACGGAGAAATATTATGTCAATAGAAAAAATGATTAAATCAATAGCAGATGGTGATAGTCCAGAAGCTAATTCAATGTTCAAACAAGAGATTGGCGCTCGTATCTCAGATGCTATTGAAGCAAAGAAAGTAGAGATAGGTAAGTCGATCTATAAACAGGAAGACTAATGAAACTTATATGTGAAGATTTCGGCCAAGAACTTGAATATATCACAGAATCTAACGGCCAAAAGAAAAGTACCTATATAAAAGGTATATTCATGCAGTCAGAGAAAAAGAATCGAAACGGCCGTATATATCCAAAGAAGATCATGGAAAAGGCAGTAGAGACATATTCTAAAACTCAAATAGCGGCAGGACGATCGGTTGGTGAATTAAACCACCCAGAAGGTCCTACAATCAATCTTGACAAAGTATCTCATCTTATCACAGAACTGACCTGGGAAGGAAATAATGTTTTAGGAAAGGCGAAGTTACTTGATACTCCTATGGGATTAATCGCGAAAGGTTTAATTGAAGGAGGAGTTCAGCTTGGTGTATCATCACGGGGTATGGGTTCATTAGTAACAAAAAATGGTATCAATCAGGTAGGCGAAGATTTTATGCTTAACACTGTTGATATTGTACAAGACCCTTCTGCTCATGAAGCATTCGTTAATGGTATCTTAGAAGGTGCTGAATGGTTGTATGATGAAAAGCATGGCGTCTATGCAATGGAGACATTGGAAGAACAAAGAAAGACTCTTAAAAATAAGAAGATGGATACTGATCTATCTTTTAAATTATTTAAGGATTTCTTAAATACGATATAATTCGATCCAGAGGATCGTTTTTGTATAAATATAATTAATGATTTGAAATAATCGTTTTTAACTATATAATGGGTTATTTGATTAAGTGGGACTGAAGTTACATCATGTGATTTCCTCTCAATACTTTAACATTTTAGGAGCACTGTACATATGAAAAAGTACAAAAACCCGCATGACCTCCAAGATGAACTCGTTGAAGACATTGAAGAGTTTGATGAGGAAACCGAAGAAGAAGAAGACGAAGATGAGCAAGATGAAAATCTAGACAACTTCGGAAAGAAAAAAGCTAAACCTTTCAAGGAAGGTGAAGAAGACGAAGAAGACGAAGATGACGTTGACGAATCTGTAGAAGATGACGGCGAAGAAGCTGCCGCTGCTACTGCCGCTGCTGTTAAGGCGTCTGCTGCAAAACTAAAAGCCAAGAAATTGAAGAAAGAAGAAGTATTCAAAAAAGATCTTGACGCATTAGTTGAAGGCGAATCTACTTTATCTGAAGCATTTCGTGCCAAGGCTTCTGTTATATTTGAAGCAGCTCTTACATCTAAAATCAATGAAACTGTTGACCGTTTAGAAGAAGAATATGCTGAAAAATTAAACGAAGAAGTTGATGCTATACAATCAGCATTAGTCGAAAAGGTTGATGGTTATTTAAACTATGTTGTTGAAACATGGATGGAAGATAACACAATCGAAGTAGAAAAAGGCATTCGTACCGAAATCGCGGAATCATTTATTAGTTCACTGAAAACTGTATTCGATGAGCATTATGTCGAAGTTCCAGAAAGCAAGGTTGATCTTGTTGATGAACTTAGCAATAAAGCTGCAGGTCTTGAAGAAGATTATAATACAGAAGTTGCGCGTAACATCAAACTTAAAGAAGAAAATGCGAAACTTGTTAAGCAACAAATCATTCGTGAGTCTTCAATTGGGTTGTCTGAATCGGAAATTGAAAAACTAAAAACTTTAGTCGAAGATATTGATTTTGAAAGTGCTGAAACTTTTACTACAAAAGTAACCACTTTAAAAGAATCTTACTTTAAAACCACTGTAGTTACTGCTGATGAAGATGAATTAAACGAAGCTGGCCCTGTTACTAAGTCACTTTCTAATTCAATGACACAGTATATTGCTGCGTTAAATAATAAATAACTCGGAGTTATTAACAAAATGCTAAACCAAAAAGAAATTTTAGAAAAATGGGCACCAATGCTCGACGCTGATGGCGTTGAAACTATTGGTAATGCTCAAAAACGCGCGGTAACTGCTGTTGCTCTTGAGAACACTGAACGTGCTCTTATGGAAGAACGTGGTCAATCCACTTATCTTAACGAAGCTGCGAATGCTACTGCTGGTGGCGCAAGCCCAATGGCAAACTGGGATCCAATTCTGATCTCTCTTGTTCGTCGCGCAATGCCTAATTTGATTGCATATGATATTGCTGGCGTTCAGCCAATGTCTGGTCCTACTGGACTTATCTTTGCAATGAAATCTCGTTACACTTCTCAAAGTGGTGCTGAAGCATTATTTGGCGAAGCTAACTCTGGTTTCTCTGGAAACAACGCTGCTGGTGATTTAACCGGTGCCGGTTCTGCAATGGGTGCTGATTCAAGTTCACTTGGTGGAACTGACTCATCTCCTGCTGACACAGTAAATGACGCTTTCGGCGTTGGTCAAGCAATGACTACTGCTGCTTCTGAAGCTCTAGGTAGCGGTGAATCAAACGAAGGTCATTTTGCTGAAATGTCTTTCAGTATCGATAAGACTACTGTAACTGCAAAGTCACGTGCTCTTAAAGCTGAATACACAATGGAACTTGCACAAGATCTTAAAGCTGTACATGGTCTTGATGCTGAATCAGAATTGGCTAATATCCTTTCTGGTGAAATTCTTGCTGAAGTTAACCGCGAAGTAATTCGTACTGTTAACTCACGTGCTGTTCTTGGTGCTCAACAAGCTGGTTTAACAACTGCTGGTATTTACGACCTTTCTACAGATGCTGACGGTCGTTGGGCAATTGAAAAAATCAAGATGCTTATGTTGCACATCCAACGTGAAGCAAACAAAATTGCAATCGATACTCGCCGTGGAAAAGGTAACTTCGTTATCGTTTCATCTGATATCGCTGCTTCATTGAATGCTGCTGGTCTTCTTGATTATTCTTCACCTTTGAATGGTCTAACTGTTGGTGATGACGTTACTGGTCCTACTGTTGTAGGAACAATTGGCGGAAACATGAAAGTTATCCTTGACCCATATGCCACTGTTGATTATATGTCAATTGGTTATAAAGGTTCTAATGCTTATGACGCAGGTCTTTTCTACTGCCCATATGTTCCTTTAACAATGGTTCGTGCTGTTGGTGAAAATACATTCCAACCTAAAATTGGTTTCAAAACTCGCTATGGTATGGTAGCAAACCCATTCGTTGACAGTACTAATGAAATAGGTGCGGTTCGTACAAACACTTATTACAGAATTGTTAAAGTTAATGGTATCATTGATTCTACTGCTTAGTCCCTGATTAATCTTTAGAAAATAATAGGAAGGGTCGCTATTGCTGCGACCCTTTTTTTATGGGCGCCGATAAAGATGTTATAAATAGTAACATACAAGAAAATAGAGAACGTTATGCCGTATAATATTAAAACCAACATATCTTCATCAGACGAAGTTTCTATGATGGAAGACGTTTCCTATTTGTCGCCTACGGGATTTCATTTACTTATAGACAATCTTAAATTTAAGAACTCTCAGTTTCTTATTCAAAATGCAACATTGCCCACTATTTCTCTACCACCCGCTAACTTTGCAACACCTGTAAGACAACTAGGCTTTCATGGTGATAAGATTGATTACAGTCCATTTGACTGCACGTTTCTTATTGACGAGAATCTAATTAACTATCAAGAAATACATGATTGGATTCTGGCACAGGTTGTTGAAAGTGACAACATAAAGAAAACCCGAGATATGACATTATCAATATTGTCTTCATCAAATAATGTTAATAAGCAAATACAGTTTATTGATGCTTTTCCAGTAGATTTATCTGCCGTTGCTTTTGATGCAACTGCATCTGACGTTGAATATATGACTGCAAACGTCACGTTTAATTACAGCTACTACAAGATATTATAGCTGTATAAATACATATGTAAACTAATTATATGAAGGCTCTTTATAATGATAACATTAGAAGCAATCTATGCTATGTGGAAAGTCGATTCTCCCATCGACGAGATGAATCTAGACGCAGCATCTATCCAAGGTGCTAAGCTTCATTCAAAATATATAGAGATCTGGTCGATGTATAGACTTACTCTCAAAAAGCGCGAAGCAGAACTACAAGTACTCCTAAAAAATAAATATCTATGGTATAATGGCAAAATGTCCAAAGATGCAATAGATAAGCTGGGCTGGGATTACGATGCACTCCAAGGTTTAAAGATCATGAAAGGTGAGATGCATTATTTTTATGATGCGGATGAACACATACAATCAGCACTAGCAAGAATCGAATACACCAAAAACGTGGTAGATGTACTGAAAGAGATAATGGAGTCGATAAAATGGAGACACCAAACTATCGGCAATGCTATAAAATGGCGTCAATTTACAAGTGGGATGTGATATGAAAGAATGGAATACAATAACCTTAAAAAAGAAGAACCAAGCGTTTTTGCATGTTGATGCCGAGCCTTCTATACTCAATGAGTTAACTGACTTCTTTGCTTTTCAACCTGAGGGATATCAGTTCATGCCCTCATATAAGAACAAGCAATGGGACGGCTACATTCGCATTTTTAACTCGAGAGATAGACAGCTGCCTATTGGGCTCTATACTTATGTTGAAGAATTTGCCAAAACTCGAGATTACAAGATCGAAGTAGAGCACAATAACTATTATGGCATGCCTGGGACTCTACACTCTTATGATATGGAATGGATCAATGACTGCACTTTTACTTCTCGCGGCGCACCTATAAAGCATCACGACTATCAATTAGCCGCGGTAGAGCATTGCCTAGAGAATAGAAACTCTTTGGTTATATCTCCAACTGCGTCTGGCAAATCTTTTATTATATATTCTATACTTCGTTATTATCTTGACAACAACGAAAAAGATATACTAATTGTAGTGCCAACAACCTCACTTGTAAAACAAATGAATAGTGACTTCGCGGATTATTCAGAATTTGACGACGGGTTTATGTCTGATGATCTTTGCCATATTATATACTCGGGGCAAGATAAGGTACCACCCACAAAAGTATACATAGAAATAGAGACGATTGATGGTAAATTGTATAGATTTTTAGGCAATGCGTTTATAGATATTATAAATAACAATAAGAAATGTAAAATAAGAGCAGACGAACTAAATGAATCTCACGAAATTGACGATAAATGGCTACAAGGGCAAGAACATAAACAAATATTATAATTGGTATTGTAATATAATAGCTAACCGGTTAGCTAATCCTGTAGATAGAGACAATTACACCGAAAACCATCACATATTACCTAAATCTCTTGGTGGTTGTAATGCAAAAAATAATATGGTAAGATTAACAGCAAGGGAACATTATTTAGCACACGTGCTGTTGCCTAAATTTATAACGGACAAAGGTCGATATTCTATGTTAAGGGCATATACAGCAATGTCTATGAAATCAAATAACACAGAAAGTCGTGTAACCAATAGGGTATACGAAAGTCTAAAAAGAGACCTTGCAGCCATGATGTCCGAAGATATGAAAGCTAGTTACAAAGATGGGCGAAGGGACGCCATCACTCAATCTGAGATGATGGTTGCTGAATGGAATTCGGGGAAAAGAGAAAATCAACGCGAGTTTATGAAAGAGCACAGTCCCTTCAATGATGAGGAAACTCATAAGAAGTCTATAGAAACTCGTACTAAAAATAAAACGAATGTGTGGAATACTAACAATCCTATGCAAAATCCTGTTTTTGTTCAGAAAAAACTTGATTCTATGCCTGATATGAAAGGTAGAAAGTGTTGGTATAATACTGTAACCTATGAACGTACTCAAGCAAACGAAAAGCCCGGAGATGATTGGATCCAACAAGGTCACAATAAGGGTACTACAACTAAAGCGAAGGGTCGATCAAAACCCAAAATCAAATGTGAATATTGTGATAGAGCTATGGCGGCACATTGCATCCCTAAACATATAAGATCATATCATGAAAATAAAAAAAATAACTAGAAAAACTACAACACCCAGAATTGTAATATCAACATGGCAGTCTATATACAAGCTCAATAAGAGTTGGTTTGAAAGGTATGGTTGTGTCGTAGTGGATGAAGCGCACCTCGCTACAGCAAAGTCTCTGACCTCTATTATGTCCAACTTATCAGAAGCAGCATATAGATTTGGCACTACCGGTACTATCAAAGACAGCTCTGCAAAGAGCCATAGATTGCAGCTTGAAGGTCACTTTGGTAAAGCACATTACGTGACAACAACCAAGAAACTTATTGATGATGGAACTCTCGCTGGCCTGAATATTAACATTCTATTGTTGAAGTTTAGAGATGAAGAATGTAAGTTAGTTAAGAAGATGAAGTATCCTGACGAGATTGATTTTATTGTTCGGCACGAAAAACGTAACAACTTTATCAAAAATCTTGCTCTTGATCTAGATGGTAATACTTTAATCTTGTTTCAGTTTGTGGAAAAGCATGGTATACCACTACATGCTCTTATAGAAAAGCATGCTCACGAAAGAAGAAAGATCTTTTATGTGTCTGGTAAGACTGATGCCGATACCAGAGAGTATGTACGGAAACTAACTGAAACACAAAAGAATGCGATTATTGTTGCTAGTTTAGGTGTATTTTCTACAGGTATAAATATTAGGAACCTACACAATATTGTCTTTGCATCTCCGTCGAAGAGCCAAATTAAGATTTTACAATCGATAGGACGTGGTTTGAGAAAATCTGATGATGGAAGAATTACAACCGTGTATGACATTGCAGACGACTTGCATTGGAAATCACATAAAAATTATGCATTAAATCATGCAGCAGAAAGAATTAAGATATACAGTCAACAAGAATTTGATTATAAAGTTTATGAGGTACCTTTAAAATGAGAGCTATAAATGAAGTACAATTATTGTATATAAAACTTGCCACTGGAGAGTTTATTGTAGGTAATGTTACATTCCAAAATGATGTCTATATTGAAATGCAAGACAGTCTTGAAGTAGTTAAAAGCAATTCAGAAGAAGATAAGTATACTTATTATATGAAGGACTTCATGAACTTTGCAGAGAACAACACCGTGACAATTATGAAGACTGGAATTGTTATAGCAGAGCCTAATGCAGAAATGTGTAACTTTTACGTGGATGCATTAAGTAAAATCGTAGGACAGGAATTAAAGGATGCCTTGCAGGAAGAAGAACCGCAGGAGGGCAATCCCGAAGGGTTGACCTTACATTAGATATTTAGTGTACACCAACCTGCCCCGGCACGACTTAGTTATTATAACACAACTACACAAGTTTGTCAACCATTTTGTGAATAAGTTTAATATTAAATAGTTATTGACAAATACGCCAAGATGGTGTATAATACATTATAAAGGAAACAAACAATGAAGATTAAACCTAAAGATAAACCGCATTACGTGAACAATAAAAACTTCTCACAAGCAGTTTGTGATTATGTTAAGATTGCAAACACGGCCAAAGAAAATGAAACCGTGGTGCCAGTTGTTCCAGAATATATTGCCAGATGCTTTCTAAAAATAGCAGAAGGGTTGTCCTACAAATCAAACTTCATTAGATATACATATCGAGATGAGATGGTAATGGATGCAGTAGAAAACAACTTACGAGCCATAGTTAACTATAACATTGAAGCAGCAACTCGAACGGGTAATCCAAATGCCTTTTCGTACTTTACTCAAATTAGCTATTTTGCATTTTTGCGTCGAATAGCAAAGGAGAAGAAGCAACAAGATATTAAATTTAAATTCATAGAAAGATCTGGTTACGATGATTTTATGTATCTAAATGATGAAGAACTAAACCATTTAAGTAGCATTGATCATACCTTTGTCGATGATTTAAGATCACGAATTCAAAGAGTAAAGGAAGACGATGGGTTTACCAAGAAAAAGATAAAAGCTGAGAAGAAAGCACAAAAAGCTAAAAAAGAAGGGTTGGAATTATTCACATTCAATAGGTAGAAATATGTTTTATACACCCGAAGATAACGTAAAACTTCAAGAGGTTGTGGTAGTAAAATCAGATTCAGCAGTAAAAACTGAATTGGTATCTACAAAATATATGACGGCATTTAATGATTCTCGAATGGATTCGGAACGACAGGATTGGGATATTAGCGACAATGATAACTAACAAACTTTAATTTGAGCAACATTTTTATGAAGGCAAAATACAAAACATATCTATTATCTTCTAATAGATATACAGAAGCATTTGAAATGCTAGTAAGAAATGACCAGCCATTTGGCCACAATGTTGATGAATATTCAATTCGACTAAATCTTAATAACGCGTCAGATTATGTTATTAAGATAATGACTGATCTTGAATTGAAAAGCAAAGGACTCAGAAACTGGCCTGAAAGTAAAGATCTATCATGAAAATTGCATTTTTAAATGATACTCATTGTGGTATACGAAACTCGTCTGAGATCTTTATTAGGTATCAGGCCGACTTTTATGAGAATGTGTTTTTTCCTTATTTAGTTAAACATGGCATCACTACAATTATTCATCTGGGTGACTATTACGACCACCGAAAGTTTATAAACTTTAAAGCACTTCACGAAAATCGTAAGCACTTTCTAGACAACCTAAAGAAGTTTGGTATCACTATGGATATCATACCTGGGAATCATGATGTTTTTTATAAGAATGACAACGATCTTTGTTCACTAAAAGAGTTGCTAGGTCATTACATGAACGAGATAAATATAGTAATGGAGCCACGGGTTATGAACTATGACGGTTGCAATATTGCCCTGTTGCCGTGGATTAATAACTATAACTATAAAGAAAGCATGAACTTTGTGCAGAACTGTAAAGCAGACTTTCTTGGAGCACACCTAGAGTTGGTGGGTTTTGATATGATGAAAGGTATTAAAAACCAGCATGGTATGGGTATGGAGGCATTCAAGCGCTTTGAACAGGTGTGGTCTGGGCACTTTCATACAAAGTCTTCTCAGGGCAATATAACATATCTTGGGTCACAACTTGAATTTACATGGGCTGATGCTCATGATCCTAAGTATTTCCATATATTTGATACAGATACTCGAATCATGAGTCCAGTACATAATTCGGTGACTCTATTTGAGAAGATAATATATGATGATAAGACCACCGACTATAGCACAGTTGATGTGCAAAAGTTCACAGACAAATTTATAAAGATCGTGGTTGTACATAAATCCGACCCTTACTCTTTTGATAAGTTTGTTGATAGGATTAATGATGTGGGCGTCCATGATCTAAAGATCGCGGAATCGTTCGATGAATTTGCAGGGATGAACACCTCAGACAATAACATTACGGTAGAAGATACCACGGAGTTATTGGATGGTTACGTGATGAATGTAGAAACGGATTTGAATAAAGAAAGAATCAAGCAATTGATGCAAGAAGTCTACATTGAGGCTTTAAATTTAGAGGTAGTTTAAATAATGTTTAATCAGATTGAAATTGAAGAAATTAAAGAATTCCTTACCACAGTAGAGGACGACTCAAAGATCTATTTAGGTTGTGACTCCGTTAAGTATAAGAAAGGCAATACGTGGTATGCCAGATATACTACCGTGGTGGTAATTCATCTTAGCGGCCGCCATGGTTGTAGAGTATTTGGTTACAGCGATACTGAACGGGATTATGACCCAAACAAAGCAAAACCTAGAATGCGTCTTATGAATGAGTCGTATAAGGTCGTTGGTTTGTATATGGAATTAGCAGAAGAATTAGAAAACTTTGAATGTGAAATCCACCTTGACATTAACCCTAATAAAAAGCATAACTCCAGTATCGTTATTAACGAAGCGACTGGTTATGTAATGGGTATGACTGGCATGAAAGCCAAGGCGAAACCAGATGCTTTTGCTGCAAGTTACTGCGCAGACTGGATGGTTAAACATAAAGGTCATCAGGCGGTAACTTGGAAGCACTAATATGATAAGTTTTACTAAACTGAAATGGAAAAATGGAAATGTATAAATAACTCCATACAAAAGAGATTAATATGCGTTTATCAGAAGAAGATATATTATGGGTTAAAGACCATACCTATGATGAAATTATGAAGAACTTTAATATATCTAGACCTACAGTAAGCAGATTATTAAAGCATTATCAAATATGTGCAAAGCGCCAAGTTGGAAGTGGACCAAAACACGGGCCAAAAAATAACAAAATTTGCGGGGAGTGTGGAGTGTTAATGTTAGTCGTTCCATCTAGCAATCGTAAATATTGTTCTAGATCATGTATGCATATAAATGAGGAATATCTAACTAAAGTACGAAATATTGATAGATCATATACGCAGACTGAGTCATTCAGTAAGGCTCAAAGCAAAGACACTACGCCAGAATTTAAAAAATTTGGAGGTAGAGTGCATCGACTTACACAGAAAATATATGAAATGTACAAAGAGGAAATTAATCCGAACGATCATCCCCGAACTATATGTGGTGTTGATGGCGGATACCAACTGGACCATATTATAACGATTAAATTCGGATTTGAAAACGGCCTTTCAGCTGAGGAATTGTCTCAAAAAGATAACTTAAGGATGTTACCTTGGAAAGACAATCTGATGAGAAATTGGTATGAGAAATAACTTAATGCAAAATTACATAATGAATTGGGGTACTACCTATTATACACTTTACTAAACTTCGATATAAAAACTTTCTCAGTACGGGCGATGCTTTTACTGAGATTGCTCTTGATCGATCTCAAACTACACTAGTTGTAGGCAAGAATGGTTCTGGAAAGTCTACTATGACAGATGCTTTGTCATTTGCACTATTTGGCAAACCTCATAGAAACATCACAAAGCCACAACTGATAAACTCTATTAACGGAAAGAATTGTGTAGCGGAAGTTGAATTTAATATAGGAAAGCAATCTTTTCTTATTATACGAGGCATCAAGCCTGCTCGTTTTGAAATATATCAGAATGATACATTAATCAACCAAGATGCAAAAGCAAGGGATTATCAGAAGTTTCTTGAACTCAACATAATTAAGATGAACCACAAATCGTTTCATCAGATTGTAGTTTTAGGTTCTAGTTCTTTTATTCCGTTTATGCAGCTGCCTGCTGGTCATCGGCGCGAAGTAATAGAAGATCTTTTAGATATAAACATATTTTCTAAAATGAATAGTATCATGAAAGATCGACTTAATAAGAATAAAGATCATCTAAAAGAAGTTGTCTATCAGAACGATCTTCTTAAAGACAAGATAGATATGCAGAAAGGTCATATAGACAAAGTAGCAGTACTTAATCAGAACACTTTGGTTGGTATACAGACAGAAGTTGAAAGCCTTGCAGCAGACATAACTAAGTATGATCAACACAACAGCGACTTACAGTCAGAGATCGATACAAGGTTTGATGTGGTATTAAAAGAATTGAATAAATCTAACGATCAAAATCTTAAGTTGGTTGAATACGCCGCACAATTCAAACAAAAAATGAATGATATAGTAAAGGATGCTAAGTTCTACACGGACAATGATCATTGTCCTTCGTGTGGTATTCAAATTGAGGAAAATACCAAGAATCATAATATCAGATCGTGTGAATCAAAAGCAACAGAGTTGCAACAGGCAATGGCAACTCTTGAAGATACTTCAAATTCAAACAAATTGGCCATGACTGAACTACAGCAAGAGATGGACAAAATGAATGATCATAAAGGGACCATTCGAAATAACATGTCTGTTATCAAAAGACTGAATAGTATTATCAATAATAAGAATGCTGGTCTCATTAAATTAAGTAATCAGGATGGAGATATTGGTGTAGCAACCGAAAATCTAAATGATCTTATAAATCAAAGAGACATTATGGTTGAAACTAAATCTAAACTTAATGAAGAGCAAACGTATTTTAATGCTTGTAATGAGATGTTGAAGGACACAGGCATAAAGACAAAAATCATAAAAGAGTATCTTCCTGTCATGAATATTATTGTAAATAAGTATTTACAGATTCTTGACTTCTTTGTGGACTTCAACATCGATGAAAACTTTAACGAGACCATCAGATCAAGATATAGAGATGCTTTCAGCTATTCCTCATTCAGTGAAGGGGAGAAGATGAAGATTGATATTTCCTTGTTATTTGCGTGGCGACAGATCGCGAAGTTAAAGAACAGCGCTAGCACCAACTTGTTGATATTGGATGAAACATTTGACTCTAGTCTTGATCAGGACTCAGTTGATAACCTTATGAAGATAATGGACACTCTGGGCACCGAAAGCAACACCTTTATCATATCTCACAAAGGCGATATGCTCGCGGATAAGTTTCGATCTAAGATAGAATTCGTCAAGTCTCGTAACTTTAGTGTCATAAAATAATAGAAACGTTCTAGTACCTTCGTAATGTGTCGGTACTAGAACATTTTTTACATATCTGGCTTGAATCCTTCACGGTAATCACCAAGCAACTCTAAAAGCATGCAGCGTACTCAGCGTATCTTATATAACTAAATGTTATAACGTTATAACTCCAAGTTCTGTCTAAATCAAAAATAGTTGTTGACATTATACTGAAATCCCTATATAATGGTCGTATGAATTGGAAAACACCTACACCAAATAATCTTACCGATATAACATTTAGTTATATCGTTATAACTACAAGTTTGCAAATTGTTATTGACATTGTACTTGGGTTATGGTATAATACATGTATAGAAATTAAGGAATTGAAGAAATGAATAAACTCATTGTTAATCTACTAGCCAAAGAAGATATTACGGTTCAAGTTGGAAACTACAAAACAGCCTTCTTTGTTCCTAAAACTCGTACTCTTGGTCTTCCTTTGTGGACCTCTGAATCTAAACATCTTAATGACCTGATGATTGGCCACGAAGTTGGCCATGCTCTTTACACTCCAACACAAGGTTGGCATGATGCTAAAGAAGAAGTCCCTGGCATACCAAGATCGTTTATTAATATAATTGAAGACATTAGAATTGAAAAGTTGGTGATTAGAACCTATCCAGGACTTGTTCTTTGTTTCAAACGCGGTTATATGGATTTGTTAAATAGAAACTTCTTCGGTATTGACGACAAAGATGTTAACTCTCTACATTTTATAGATCGACTAAACATTAAAGCCAAGGTTCGTAATTTGTTAGATATCAACTTTACAGATGAAGAACAACCTTTGCTTAAAGCTGCAATGGCGGTTGAAACTTGGGAAGACACTCTTAGAGTTTGTAGAATGCTTGGTGGTTATGCCGACGAGCTAAAAGAAAGACAAAAGGAAAAGGAAAAGGAAATGAAAGATTTGATCGACAATCTTGAAGATGAAGAGCCAAGTGATGAAGTCGCTGAGGATTCTGCCAGTGATGAAGTCGCTGAGGATTCTGTCAGTGATGAGCCAAGTGATCAAGCCGAGGAAGCCGAGGAAGATTCTGGTGGTGATGAGCCAAGTGATCAAGCCGATGAGGATTCTGCCGGATCAATGGGCAAAAAAGGTTCGCATGATGTGGATATGTCAAAGAAAGATGATTTTGAAACTCCACCCGAACCTTTTACAGATTCGGCGTTTCGTGAACACGAAAAGAATGGCGATCTAACTCAAAACGGTGGCGAGTTCATTCATTATATTAAAGCTGTTTCGAAAAAGACTACTAAAACTTGTGTTGTTGGTTATAAAGAAGTTCTTGATAATCGAAAGAACTATCAAGAAACCGCTTTAATCGAAAAAAAGATTACTTTTAAGGAGATGTCTACACACAACAAAAAAAAATATGATGATTTTATGGAAACGTCTAAATCTTCTGTATCGTTGATGATTAAGGAATTTGACTTAAAAAAACATGCTTTTCAATATCAACGGGCCACGACTTCTTCTAAAGGTGTGCTTGACGTTAACCGCATGTTTTCTTACAAATATGACGACGATGTTTTCAAATCTGTTACTAATTTGGCGGATGCTAAGAGCCATGGAATGGTTATGTTTATCGACGCTTCTGGCTCTATGAACGGTGATTTAGGAGATGTTATTAAGCAGAGTTTGATACTGGCCGCATTTTGTAAACGAGCTTATATACCCTTTGATATTTATACTTTTACGTGTTCTTCTTCTAATGAATCAAAACATAGGGAGAAAGTGATAGGGATCACTCATACACTTCAAGATCAAGATATTGACGTTAGCGATAGTATTATTAGACATATACTATCATCACGGATGAATAAAGATGAATACACTTCAAGTTATCATTTTCTTTTGGAATTAGCTATTGAAGGACCTTATGGTGATTTAATTCGCAGGAACTATCCTATACAAGATTATCGATTAGGTGGCACACCTCTGGTCGAAACCATCATGATGGCTAGACATATAATTCGGGATTTTAAGAGATTAAATAATGTGCAAAAGGTAACCGCGATATTTTTGACTGACGGGGACGGCGGTGATGTAAATCATCACCTAGACCCTAGTATGAATGCTCATCGAGTAGACCCAGCGTACTTCAACCGGCAGTTCGGCCGGTTGCCACAACATTATAAAGTAGAAATTGATGGTAAAATATACACATATAATACTCGAGAAGATCGATATAAAAATCTGCAAAAAGATATGTTTGAATATCTTCAGACTGAATTTAATGTTATTGGTTACTTTGTAGCGACAAATAAAAGACAAATGGAAAAAAAAATGAATTATGCAGCGTTTTGTGGATATAAAAAGCCCTTTGATATATACTCTATGAACAAGGAATTTAGAAAAAATCATTTTGTTCCTGTCGATAACGTTCTAGGCTATAACCGTCTGTTTTTTATGAATACCAAAGATCTTAATGCTGAAAAGAAAGAATTTGAAGTTCAGGAAAATGCCACCGCGACTCAGATACGTAGCGCATTTAAGAAACACAGCGTTGGTAAAAAATCTACCCGATTGTTTGCTACCAAGTTTATCGAAATGATTGCATAACGTTATAATTAAAAGTTATATTAATATAACAACTAATTCTAACTAAACTGAAATTAGTTATTGACATTGTGCCGCGACTATGGTATAATACATGTATAGAAATTGAGAAATAAGAGACTTATATTATGAAAGATGCTACTACCGTTGTTGGCACTACCGTTGCTGTTGCTAAAATATTTAAACGCCGTATGTCTGTTATGGATAAACCTTCGATGAAGGTCACAGACACTACGGTTGCTAAGATCGTCGAGGTTGCAAGATCTATCTTTAATCAATATCCCTCAAAGACAGAATTTCGAGCTGATGACGTTGCCGACGCGGCACGTGACCTAGGTTACTCACATAACTTCGGGCGACAAATCGCCGTTGCCCAACCTAAACTTGAAAATGGTCTTTACGATCTTTCAGAGATTGCAAGTCTGTTTTCTGTTAAAAATACCGACGCCATTCCTGTTGTTGAAAATGTGATCTCTTTTACCAAGGAAGACAAGGGACCTGCGCCCACTTCGACTTTAATGGAAACATTCATACCTGAAGTTTTAGACACCTATGTCGAATGGGGACATTTTCGGGATGTGGTTAAAATTATAAAATCAAAAATGTTCTACCCTATGTTTACTTCTGGTCTTTCTGGAAACGGTAAAACTCTTATGATAGAACAGGCTTGTGCAAAGCTGAAACGTTCTTGTGTTCGAGTTCAAATCTCACCAGAAACAGATGAAGATGATTTGCTAGGTGGTTTTCGTTTGATTAATGGTGATACTGTTTTCCAGAAAGGCCCTGTTATTCAGGCAATGGAAAACGGCGATATTTTGTTGCTTGACGAAATTGACCGTGGTACTAACAAGATTATGTGTCTTCAGGCGATTTTAGAAGGCAAACCTGTTTTACTTAAAAAGACAGGTGAGATCATTCGTCCTGCCGAAGGATTCAATGTTGTTGCTACTGCTAATACTAAAGGCAAAGGTTCAGACGATGGCCGTTTTGCCGCGGCGACAATTATAGACGAGGCATTTCTTGAACGCTTCGCTATTACGTTGGAACAACCATATCCATCGCCATCTGTTGAAAAACGAATCGTCCTAAAACATATGCAACTTTACTCAGGTGAAGTTGATGATAAATTTGCAGATAATCTTACGAACTGGTCAAAAACAATTCGTGATACATTTGCAATGGATGCAATTGATGAGATTATTTCGACTAGACGTTTGTGTCATATTGTCCAAACACATTCAATCTTTAAGGATAAAATGAAATCCATTCAGTTATGTGTTAATCGCTTTGATGAAGAAACTAAAGAAGCGTTTCTTGATCTTTACACTAAGGTCGATGCTGATATTGATATTGATATTGATGCTGAATCTAATAGTGATGACGCACCATATCTATAACGGCTCTAGGAAAAATTATGAAAACTTGTAAATTAACCGAAAAAAATAAATCCAATCTACCTGATCTTATAGGTTTATGTGGCTCTATCGGTTCAGGCAAAGACACGGCTGGAGACATTCTGGTTTCAGATTATGGTTATACTCGTCTAAGCTTTGCTGAATCGTTAAAGGATGTAGTTGCTATCTTGTTTGATTGGGACCGTGAGATGTTGGAAGGTCTTACCGATGAATCAAGAAGTCAAAGAGATACCCCAGACGTCTTTTGGTCACAAAAGTTGGGTAAACCTTGGTCCCCAAGAACTGCTCTGCAGACTTTAGGTACTGAGGTTCTTCGCAACAACTTTCATTCAGATATTTGGTTGAATATTTTGGAGAGCAAAATTGCAAAGTTGGGTAATGTAGTCGTCACAGACGTTAGATTCCCTAACGAAATTGCTTGGTTAAAAACTAATGGTGATTTGTGGATGATAGAGCGTGGAGTGCGACCTGTGTGGTTCACTTCTGCAAAGATTTGGAACACTGAAATCGACCAAATTAAATACCCAGAGGAAAAACCAAAAATGCTTGAACATGTCCATGAAAGTGAATGGGCTTGGATAGGTTGTAGCCCGAAATGCACTATTAGCAATCATGGTGACATTCAAGACTTAAAATCCAACATTAGAGATTTATTACATGATTAAATATCCATCTGTATCCCAATATAGAAATACTATAAGAGAAGTTACCAGACACGGTGCAATGCCATTGCTTACGTTTAAAGGCACTGTTAAACTTCATGGCACCAATGCTTCCGTGGTCATTGCACCCAATGATGATATAATTCTGCAATCGAGAAACAAGGAAATTAGGATTGGTGATGATAATCAAGGATTTGCCGCCTGGGCCAGTCTTTATGAATACGAGTTTTTAAGATATAAACAAGATCTTATCAGTTCAAATCTTGTAGGCAGCAATGATACGGTTGTCATATACGGCGAGTTTGCTGGCCAGCAAATATCCCCAAATGTTGCCGTTTCTGGTTTACCAAAGTTCTTTTACACGTTTGGTGTAAAATTGGTGAATGGAGACGATAGCAAATGGATCGACAATCGTCCAGAGTTTAAGTCGAGCCTTGACTGTATTACTGATTGTCTGACAATCTGGTCGCAATCAATTGAAATCGATTTTGCTAATCCAGAGAAAGTGCAAAATCAGCTGATTGATATTACAGAAAAAATCGAAGCTGAGTGCCCAGTAGGCAAGTTCTTTGGTAATTTAGGTATAGGCGAGGGTGTTGTATGGGAACATATTTCAGATAGCGGTGAACTTTTATCTTTTAAAATTAAAGGTGAAAAACACAGCATATCTAAAGTAAAAACTTTGGCCCCTGTTGATGTAGAAAAGTTAAACTCTATTATGGAATTTATCGAATACGCGGTAACTGAAAATCGATTAAATCAGGCTGCAGCAGAGATTTTACCTAATGTGCCGCACCATAAACTTGCCCAGACAGATAACTTATTAGATTTTGATCGACAATACTTAAGCGCCTTTATTCAATGGGTGAATAATGATATCGCAAAAGAAGAATCAGACGTGATTAAGGATAACTCCTTAGAGATGAGGGATATAAGCAAAGGTACCAGTGCTAAGGCGCGAGCTTGGTTTTTCCAACAAGAAATTCTTTAATTATTGTGTACTAAAAGGTTGACAAACCCAATTTAGTATGATATAATAGTCATACTATTTACAATTACAACAAGTGAGAAAGATTAATTATGAAACTTAGTGCAAACACAGTCAGTATTTTAAAAAATTTGGCATCCATCAATTCTAATATCGTGCTCGATGTAGGTTCAGTAATCCGAACTATATCTGAAGGTAAGAATATCCTCGCAAAAGCCACTATCCAAGAAGAATTCGATACATCATTCGGTATATATGATCTGAACGAATTCCTTGGTGTGCATGGCATGTTTGAAGAACCAGAAATTGCTTTGAGTTCAGACGCAATGTTTGCCAGAATATCAAGTGGTCGTCAATCGGTTAAATATTTCTTTTCAGATGCCTCGTTTCTTACAAAGCCCGAAAAAGATGTAAATATGCCAAACATCGATCTTAAGTTTACCATGTCTGATTCTGACATTAATGCACTTAGGAAAGCCGCGGCAACACTTGGCTCTACTGATATGACCATATCAGGCGATGGTGACAAAAATTCACCTATCACCGCAGTTATAGGTGAAGTTAAAAACAATACAGCAAATTCCTATTCTATTGATATCACGGCTGATACGAGTACTCGTCCTGATGTACCGTTTTCTTTCGTGTTCAATATTGGAAACTATAAGTTTATGTCAGGTAATTACGAGGTATCAATATCCTCAAAGTTAATCTCACATTTTGTAAATGATTCTGGCGCCATCGAGTATTGGGTTGCTTTGGAGAAGTCTTCTAGCTTTGGATAGACCAACCAGACCGTGTTACATTATAACCATATTTCTTGATATGTAACAGCCAATCTATTCCAGAACCCCAATATTTGTGCGGTTCTTGGGTAGTTTTGCCGAGGTATTTTAACCCAGTGATGTTATGGGTTTTTAGATATAAATAGATTGTAGGCATTGCAATATGTCCGTATTGTGATGTTAGAATCGGTTGGTGCTGAAAACGCCAACCGGTTTGTTTTTATTATTTATATAAATTAGGTATTGACAAACACATTAAAATGGTGTATAATGGTTACACATTAAAATATAATGCAACGTAAAATTTGAGACAAATAATATGAACGAATCTGATACATCAACCAAAGTAACACCTACTGTTGAAACCGAAGGTGCTGCTGAACAACTGCAGTTAAATGATCTTGTAGGAATGATTGGCATTATTGACAACTGTTCAAAACGAGGAGCATTTGAAGGCGCCGAAATGGAAACTGTCGGCGCTCTAAGAACCCGAGTAGTGACCTTCATCAAGTCGGTTGCTCCTCAAGCTAAAGAAGTAGAAGAATCTGCATCAGACAACAAGCCACAATTTCTAACTGAAGGTACTAAATAATGTTAAGCAATCCTGCAGATGTAAAAAAGTTAAAAGATGCCATTACTGAAATATCAAACAGTATGACTCGTAATGACGCCGAAAGGGATTTCCAGAAAGAAGCGGTGGCAAGAATTGCTGACGAACTTGATCTTGACAAGAAAAACGTAAAAAAGATTGCTGCAATCTACCACAAGCAAAATTTTACCGAGATTCAACAAGAACAGGAAGATATTGTTGAGTTGTATGAATCTATTACTACGGGGTAACAGCAACACAAAATAACAATGAGATGATCTAAAAAACTGCGAATGCCGAACTGATCGCGCTGCATTGCTGGATAACGTAACCAGCCTTACTAATTTTAAACAAAAAGTATATATATTATGAAAAAATTAAAGCTACCAGACGTACCGTCAGAACTCATACTTTTGGCCTTGAACGATTTAGAGTTGATAGAAAAAAACCCTAATTATATAGTCAATATGACCCGATGGCACGATTATTGTGATGTTGACCAAATCTGTTACGCGTGTTTTGCTGGAGCTGTAATGGCTGGAACGCTAAGATCAAATTTTCGTGAGGTTCTAGATCCTCACGATTTTGGTAAAAACTATAATAAGTTAGCGGCGTTAGACGCATTTCGCTTAGGAGATATAATACTAGGTCTACATGAGATGGGTATACATAAAACCAACATTCTATCCGATTACTTTAGAGTAACACCGTACCAAGAAAGCCCAAAAGCTTGGAAGATCGACATGATGGCAATGGTAGATTTCCTAAAATCTAAGGGGCATTAATAATGATTCGACTTAAAAAATGCACTGGCTGCGATCCTGCTAAGATTATATCTAATTATGACGGTCCAGTGGGACTTAAGTTACAGCAAGTGTTCAGTGCTCACGGAATATCCAACTCAACTCATTACGAATGGCGAGATGTCGAAATATCAGAAATTGATAAGTCTGATTATGAGATTGTCGATGATGATTGAAGATCGCAATAGCACCAAAAGTCTGGTTAGTAGAATACGTAGCCAACCTGCCTTTGATTAAATAAAAAGCACCTATCATAAGCAACAAGGAGTATGTAATGAAAAACGTAAAATTATTAAAATTATTCTGCCGAGCAGTTAGAAAGCAAAGGTGTCAGTATATATCATTACAGAGTAATTTTTAAACCTCAATCAATAATTCCAGACATTGACTTCGAATCAAGTTTGACAAAATAACATTAAAATGGTTGACACGAAGCACCATTTGTGATATAATGGTGCTTCAATTACAAAATGAGAAATAACATGAACCAAGCACTTGAAACAGCATTGACTCAACTAGTCACAGGCGTTTTAGATAACGCTAGTGAAGCAAAAGAATTTTTAGCAGGTGAGTTACCAGTATATTTAGAACAATTGATTTTATGGTATGGCACCTATAGTTTAATCATGTTTATCATTGGTTTGATTGGATTAACAATATCATTGTTAATAGACATAAAAATAGGTTTATCAACTTACAATAAAAACCCGTCTGACGATTTTTGGATAGGGTATGTAGGACTTGGCACAATTATAAGAGTTATAGTCTGGTCCACAATTTACACTGTATGTTTAAATCTAACATGGTTGCAAATCTATTTAGCACCAAAAGTCTGGTTAGTAGAATACGTAGCCAACCTTCCATTAATTAAATAACATTAAAAATGGTTGACACGAAGCACCATTTGTGATATAATGGTGCTTCAATTACATAATGAGAAATGAAATGACATTAGAAGAATACACGAACGGTCTTATTAAATTTGGAAAAGACAATCCTCAACTGTTGACCTCAGAGGTCGTTACTTCGTGTGATGACGAAGGCAATGATTATAATAACATATGCTTTACCCCTTTCTGGGGCAAATTTGAAGTTCGTGGTGAGTATATTTCAGCCGTGTGTGTGAATTAATATTATGAGTGAATTTCTATTTGTCGAAAAGTACCGGCCGGTAACAATTAATGATACTATTCTCACCAGTGATCTAAAGAAGACATTTTCTGAAATCATCAAATCAGGTGAAGTGCCAAATATGTTGTTTGCTGGTACTGCAGGTGTTGGTAAAACGACCGTTGCCAAAGCGCTTTGTAAAGAACTTGATCTTGATTATCTTATTATAAACGGGTCGGAAAATGGCAATATTGATACTCTGCGAACAACTATAAAGCAATTTGCTTCTACTGTATCACTTCAAGGTGGTTATAAAGTTGTGATTCTAGATGAAGCAGATTATCTAAATCCACAATCTACCCAACCTGCGCTTCGCGGTTTCATCGAAGAATTTTCCAACAACTGTCGGTTCATTCTAACGTGCAACTTCCGCAATCGTATTATCGAGCCGCTTCATTCGAGATGTTCGGTCTATGATTTTTCTATACCTTCAGCACAAAAACCTGCCATTGCGAATGGCATCTTCAAACGTACCGCAGGCATCCTTGATAAGGAAGGCATCGAATACGACAAGAAAGTCCTTGCTGAACTTGTACAGAGATACTTTCCAGATTTTCGCCGTATATTAAACGAATGTCAGCGATACTCTATATCGGGTAAAATTGATACAGGCATTCTGGTCAATCTAGGTGATGAAAGCTTTAATAATCTTCTTGCTTATTTGAAGGATAAAAACTTCAAGTTAATGAGAAAATGGGTTGCAGACAATATCGATACAGAGTCTCATGTAATATTTAGACGCATATATGATTCAATGTCAGATTCAATCGCGCCATCATCAATACCAACTGTCGTACTTATCATTGCTGATTATCAATTTCGCGATGCATTTTGTGCTGACAAAGAGATTAATGTCGTGGCATGTTTGACAGAAATAATGTCCTCAACGGAGTTCAAATAATGACTAACTTAATATACGATTACGAAACACTAGACACTGACGTGGTTACCTTGCCTGTATTATCTATCGCCACGATGCGATATGAACCAGAAAGATTCACAACAAATCCATACACATTTCAAGAGTTGCTAGATGCAACTAAATTCTTCAAATTTGACGTGGCAGAACAGGTAAAAACCTATAAACGAAAGATTAATTTAGAAACTGTAGCATGGTGGGAAGCGCTGCCTGCAGCCGTAAGAAATACTCAATTGGTTCCTAATCCAGGAGTAGATCAATCTATTACTAATCTTATCGGAATCATTAAAAATGAAGCGGCTGGTGTGACCCGAGTCTTTACTCGTGGAAATACATTTGACCCAATGATTACAACTGCATGGGCAAAGCAATTAGGTTACCCCGAACCGCATAACTTCTGGACTGTACGAGACACAAGATCTTTTATTGAAGGTTTATCTTATGGTTCTGATATCAAAAATAGCTTTATGCCCGACGGATTGGGAAAAAAGTTTAAAAAACATGACCCGGAGCACGATATTGTCGTAGACGTTCTTCGTATGCAACAACTAATCATAGCTATATCTTAATGAGTGCACTGTCGCCCTTCGATTATCTGAATGCTATAAACACAACTAAGCAGGATATTATGGTTGATGACATAGACGAAAAAGCATATGCTCCGTTTGTTGTCAATCGAGGTCTTTCATATTTTGAAGATAGCATACTCTTTGCAAATGAAATGAATAGAGCATATCACCTTGATTCTAAATTGCAGTTTCACTTTTATATAAATACTTTAAGGAAACGCAAACGATTCTCCAAGTGGTTTAAAGCTGAGGAATCAAGCGATATCGATGTGATCAAAACATATTATGGCTATAGTAACGAAAAGGCTCGCCAAGTTTTGAAAATATTATCTAATGAACAAGTGATAAAACTATCCAAAAGGGTGTGCCAAGGTGGAACAGGAAAACGAAAACGTAGTAATTGAATGGACTCCGGCTTGTATGCTAGAAGTCTCTCTTAGTGCTCCAGACGATTTTTTAAAGGTAAGAGAAACTCTTACGCGTATGGGTGTTGCTTCGAAAAAAGAAAATAGACTATTTCAATCATGCCATATATTACACAAACAAGGACACTATTTTATAGTACATTTTAAAGAACTGTTTTTATTAGATGGAAAATCGTCTAACTTGTTTGAAAATGATATTCAGAGAAGAAATAGCATTACGACATTATTGTCTGATTGGGGATTGATTACGATACTAAATGAAGATCAGGCCGCAGATGTTGCTCCTCTGAAACAAATTAAAATCATTTCACATAAAGACAAATATAAATGGGAACTTATACCCAAATACAATATAGGTACTGCTAGCTAACAAACTACATTAAAGAGAATATACATTATGACGAATAAAATAAGTTTAATAAGATTGACTTCAGGTGAAGAACTTCTGGCAGAAATCACAGCATCGTACACACTTGGTAAAATGACTATAAACGACATTTCCATAATCATACCGACTGATGAAGGTCTTGCTGTCGGCAGATTTATGCCTTACGCAGATTTGGACGAAGGTCTAGATCTGAACGTAGAGGCAATATTGTTCATGACTGAACCTAATGCGGAATTGTTGGCCCATTATAGAAGCATTTTTCCCGAAACTCAACAAATCATTACGCCAGAATCCAAAATAGTTTATTAAACATTGACAAGTACCCATTATTATGATATAATGGGTTTACCCACTTAATTATGGATTCATATGAGATATTACACCAACGTAGCCAGATACGGCAATTCTCTGCTTTATCGTGGTTATAAAGACGGTCACCGCGATCAGAAACGAGTAAAGTTTAAACCTACACTGTATATCCCTGACAGTGACGGTTCTCACAAATCACTTCATGGGATCGACGTTTCCCCTATTAAATTCGACTCCATGCGAGAAGCAAAGGATTTTGTTGATCAATACAAGGACGTCCCTAACTTCGAAGTATACGGCAATCAAAACTATATTGTTCAACACATTCAGGAACAATACCCAGGCAAAACATCATTCAATCGGGACGAGATAAATGTTGCTAATATCGACATTGAAACTGAATATGATGATGGGTGGTCAGCGCCAGACACAGCGGCGAATCGAATTATATCTATTGCATTATGGCAAAAAGATAGATATTATGTCTGGGGCATGAAAGCATATGATAATAGACGTAAAGACGTAGAGTATCACCAATGCTCAGACGAAGCAAATATGCTAATGAGATTCGTTTCACATTGGTCGTCTCCAATTAATACACCGGATGTTATTACTGGTTGGAACACTCGGTTTTATGATATACCATATTTGGTTAACAGGATAACGCGAGTACTTGGTGAAGAATTTGCCAAGAAATTATCTCCTTGGGGTCTTATATCTCCAAGAGATGTAAATATATTTGGCAAGAAGCAACAAACTTGGGAGATTACAGGTGTAGCATCCTTAGATTATCTAGAGCTATTTAAAAAGTTCACATTGAATACTCTTGGCGCTCAGGAATCTTATAAGTTAGATCATATTGCGTCGGTTGTTCTTGGTGAACGAAAGATCTCTTATGAGGAATACAAAGGTTTGCATGGTCTTTATACGGAAAACTTTCAGTTGTTTATTGACTACAACATCAAAGACGTTGAACTTGTTAACCGCATTGAAGATAAATTAGGATTGATCTCGCTTGCAATGACCATGGCCTATCGAGGCGGTGTGAATTATCAGGACACAATGGGTACAACAGCAATTTGGGATGCTATTATATACAGAAAGCTCCATGATAGAAACATTGTACTGCAACCCAAGACAAGCAAAGCGAAGATTCCCTTTGTTGGTGGTTATGTCAAACCTGTGCAAGTTGGACTTCACAATTGGATTGTTTCATTCGATTTGGCTTCACTTTATCCTCTTATTATCACACAGTTTAATATGTCTCCCGAGACTATTCTTGACCCAACGACCAGAGGTTGTGATGTTGATCTATTTTTGGACGAACAACAACCTATTAATGTACACCCAAACACTTCTATGGCAGTTAACGGTGCTCATTTTACCAAGGATTCAAGAGGTATAATCCCAGAGATCATCGTAGATTATTATGCACAGCGAAAAGAAATCAAGAAGGCGATGTTGGCCAATCAGCAATTATTGCAGAATGTAGATAAAGCGGATAAACAGGAAGTGTTTAGATTAGAAAAAGCTATCTCTATTTTAGACAATCAGCAAATGTCAATCAAGATACTTATGAACAGTTTGTATGGTGCTATGGGTAATCGACATTTCAGACATTACGATGTTCGTATAGCAGAAGCAATTACTTTGTCTGGTCAACTTGCAGTTCGTTGGGCCGATAAAGCATTCAATAAGTTTATGAATCGGATTGTAGATTCTGTTGATGTTGACTATGTTGTGGCCGCTGATACAGATTCTAATTATTTAAACTTCGGGCCTTTAGTTAAGAAACTTGGTTTAGGTGAAGATAAAGCAAAGACTGTTGAGTTGATTGATAAAATGTGCAAAGATCAATTTGAACCTATGATAGCACAATCATATGCTAGAATGGCAACCAATGCTGATGCTTATGAAAATCGTATGGTTATGGAAAGAGAAGTTATTGCCGATATTGGTATATGGACTGCGAAGAAACGCTATATACTGAATGTACACAACAGCGAAGGTGTTCAATATGCAGAACCTAAGATGAAAATTATGGGTATCGAGGCAATTAAATCAAGCACTCCTGCGGTTTGTCGTGAAGCGCTAAAATCTATGTTCAAGGTCATTATATCTGGATCAGAAGAAAAAACACAAAAATCAATTGCGGAGTTCAAGACGAAATTCTTCACCCTGCCTATTGAAGACATTTCTTTTCCTCGTGGATTAAGTGATATCGGCAAGTTTCAGAACAATCTTACGATATACGGAAAAAGAACTCCTATCCATGTCAGAGGTGCTTTGCTTTATAATCACCATATTAATGACCGCGGATTAAAAGAATACGATCTGGCCAAGAATGGTGAAAAGATAAAGTTCTGTTATCTAAAGGTGCCTAATCCTATCAGAGAAAATGTGATATCATATCCTGATTATTTGCCACCAGAACTTCAGTTGAATAGACACATAGATTATAATACGCAGTTTGAAAAATCATTTACAAACGCCATATTGCCTATATTGACAGCCATAGGTTGGGAAATCGAACCAACCACGAGTCTTCTTGACTTTATGTAAATAGTTGTTGACAAACACTAATAATTAGTGTATAATACATGTATAAACAGGAAAAGATAATTATGAGTAATTCTGAAAGTAACTTTGCAAAAGTAGGGCGTTTCATGGAAACCTTTGGGCAACCTGTACGAACATTTCCGGCTTTTCCAACTAAAGCCGAGGCCTTGCTTCGCATCGAATTGATACGGGAAGAACTCTTAGAATTAGAGGCGGCGGTGCTCGATGACGATATGGTTGAGATAGCGGATGCCTTAACTGATATTCTGTATGTGACATACGGTGCAGGCCATACCTACGGTATACCTCTAGACTTAACCTTTAATGAAGTTCAACGTTCTAATATGTCAAAATTGGATCAATTCGGCAATCCTATATATCGAAGTGATGGTAAGATTTTGAAAGGAGAGGATTATTCTGAACCAAATCTGTTACCTTTATTGGGCGATTATAAATGAACCCGAAATATCCTGTCTATATTATATCGAAGGGTCGGTGGGAATCTCGCCAGACTTCAGATGCTTTGGAACTGATGAAGGTTCCCTACAGGATTGTAATCGAGCCTCAGGAGTATGATGAATATGCTGCGGTTATTGACCCTGCTAAAATATTGGTGTTGCCGTTCAGCAATCTAGGGCAAGGAAGTATACCTGCTAGAAATTGGGTTTGGGATCACAGTATATCTGAAGGCCATGAACGCCACTGGATTCTTGACGACAACATTAAATGTTTTTATCGATTCAACAAGAACAAACGAGTCCGTGTAACTTCTGGCACAACTTTTCGTGCCGCAGAGGATTTTACAGATCGATATGAAAATGTCAAGATTGCGGGAATGCAATATTTCTATTTTATACCAAAGCGATCTACTACTCGTCCAGCATATCTGGCAAACACTCGCGTCTACAGTTGTTTGTTAATTGCCAACGATACTGTTCACCGGTGGCGCGGCAAATATAATGAGGACACTGATCTAAGTCTTAGAGTGTTGAAAGACGGGGATTGTACTATATTGTTCAATGCTTTTCTTTGCGGTAAAACAGGTACTCTGAGCATGAAAGGTGGTAATACCGATGAAGTCTATGGCGCTGACAAAGACAATCGATTCAAGTTTGCCAAGTCTTTGTATGATCAACACCCAGATGTTGTAGAGATTGTGGAAAAATACGGCCGGTGGCATCATCATGTGGACTATCGATCTTTCGAGAATAACCGATTAATCAAGAAAGAAGGCCTTAACATTAAAAAAGGTGTTGATAACTACGGAATGGAATTAACCAGACTAGAAGAACCGAAGGTTGATTAAGGTTGACAACACCATCTCTTTGTGTTATAATAGATTATAATCTAATTAAATGAGGAATATCAGGCCATGGCCGTTAAAAGACCTGTAGTAAACAGTTTATTTGTCAATACTGGACAAGAAGAAGAATCCATGCCATTAGATTGGGATGGCATGCCTGAGTATGTTCATGATTCTAGTGGTAAACGAGACGAGGCCGGAGTGCATCGTATAGTAAGGGTACGTTTTAGATGTGAAGAAGACTATCAATTATTTGCAGAAAGAATGGAACAACCTATGACACATAAAACTAAGTCTATTTGGTTTCCACAACTTGATCGATTTGAAGATACTCTGCTACGCTACGTGGATGTAGAAGATGAGTAAAATACTGGTAACAGGCGGCGCAGGATTTATAGGCGGCCATCTTTGTAAAAGATTGTTGGGCGCCGGTCATGAGGTCATTTGTCTAGACAATTTTCAAACCGGCAGAATGGTTAATATCAAGCATTTGAATCCAAACTCGGATACAGCGAAAGGTATGCCCTTCACTGTGGTTGAACACGATATTATAAACCCTTATTCTATGATGTCTGTTGATATGATATTCAACTTAGCCTGTGCTGCTTCACCTCCAGCATATCAAAACGATCCTGTACACACAATGAAAACGAATGTCTACGGCATGATAAATGTCCTAGAAATAGCTCGGTCAAATAAATGTCCTATAATTCAGGCATCTACCAGTGAAGTTTATGGAGACCCAAGCATCACTCCGCAACCAGAATCATATTTTGGTAATGTAAATCCAAATGGTATTCGTAGTTGTTATGACGAAGGTAAACGTGCCGCAGAATCTTTATGTTTGGATTATAACAGATCATACGGGACTGAGGTGAAGATTGCTAGAATATTCAACACCTACGGGCCACAAATGGACCCACTTGATGGGCGAGTGGTGTCAAACTTTATAATGCAGGCACTTCGTGGTGAAGACATTACAATATATGGAGATGGTACTCAAACAAGATCATTCCAATATGTTGATGATTTGGTTGACGGTCTTGTTAGTTTAATGAATACAAATGTAAATTTAAACAACCCTTGTTTTAATCTTGGCAATCCTGTAGAATTTACAATACGTGAACTGGCCGAGGTGGTAATTGCGATGACTGACACTAAATCTAAAATCGTAAATAAACCCCTTCCTCTCGATGATCCTAAGCAACGCTGCCCAGATATAACTAAAGCTAAGAAAGAATTAGATTGGGAACCAAAAGTAAGTTTACATCAGGGCCTTGAGAAAACTATAGAATATTTCAAGCTATATGTCTGATACTGCATTCACCATATTTAATGATTTATATGACAACAAGACTCACAAATTGGCAGAGTTTAAAACCTTTGCTGAATTTGAGTCGCTGTTGTATGGTTTAAGTAAGGTACCGTGTGCTGGAAAGAAAAATGCTTGTTTGATATCTCCTGCTACTTATATTGAAGGAACAACAAGAGCGAACAAAAATGTTACCGGATGGGGCGCATGGGCCGCGCTCGACATAGATGATCATGAATGTAAAGGAGACTTAAAAGATGAACTTCATAATAGATTTGGTGCTTATTACTATATTTGTTATAGCACAGCTTCAAGTACTAAAGACAAACCTAAATTCAGGTTGGTGTTTCCTGTTAAAAATATCATCAAGACGGAAAACATTAGAGACTTTTGGTATGCTCTCAACACCACTTTCGGTTCAATGGGAGATCAACAAGTTAAAGATTTTAGTCGTATGTACTATATTCCTGCGTGTTATGATGGTGCTAATAATTTTATCTTTACAAACACTGGCGCTGTACTCGATGTTGACGAACTTATAAAGAAACACCCTATGCCGCCTACAGAACGAAAAGTCGGTGGCAACTTCTTCGAGCGCTTACCTGCTGCTATGCAGGAAATGATTATACAACAACGAAAGGACAATCAGGAACAAACTAAAGTGTCTTGGACGTCTTTTCATGACTGCAAGTTCGTCAAGAAGTACATGATTGATCAATACAAGGAAATATCAGGGACTGGCTGGTATCACAAAATGTATTCCTTAATGGTTCAGATAGCCGCGAATGCTGTACGAATGGAGTACCCTATAACATCACATGAAATTGCACAATTATGCCGTCAAATCGATCTAGAGACTGGAAACTGGTACGGCCAAAGACCTTTTGAATTGGAAGCAGAAAGAGCAATAGAATACATTTACCGTAATAACTATTAGTTATATCGATACAACCACAAGTTATAAGAAAACTGAAATCAGTTGTTGACATTATACCACACCTATGGTATAATACATGTATAAATTAATTGAAGAGTCTATATTATGTCTGATGTGAATAAATTATTAGGAATGGGTAAAAACAAACCTTATGTAAAAAGAGGACTTAAGTTCTTTCGTGAAACCATCACGGTTAAAGAATACTTATTACTGTATAACATTATCGATACTCAACCTGTTGGTCAGCGTTTAGACGTTGCTCCGAAATTGGAAGGTACCGAAAAAACACCTTCGAAGGCGCAAGGTATTATCTCTACGATGATGAAAGGTTATGATATCGGTCAGATCACTATTCACAAAATTCCAAAAAAATCCGCGCTTAAACCTTATCAGTTCGATGGAAAGAGAATCTCTCAGAAGGGTACTGGTCTAGTTCCGGCTGATTCTTACACATTCGCAAGTATTGATGGCGGCAACAGAAAAAGATATATTTATGCTTTTGTGAATAACCAGTTTCATGTTGATGGAAAACTTTGGGTGGATTATTCAGACGAAGAAAGAGATGATTTCTTGAAGTATCCTTTGCTTTTTGCCGTATATGTTAACTTAACCCCAAGTGAAATTGGTGATATATTCAGAACATTGAATAAGACGACTCCAGTTAACAGACAAGAAACTCTTAACTCTTATGGAGACATTGCAATCGCCAACGCGGTTAGAGAAACTGCGCGATTGGTTGCGGGCATTAACTCAACGTGTCACCCACTTTTCGATTATAGTGTTAAGAATCTGGCTTGGTTGACATTCGACCCAAGCCGACTCAAAATAGATGAAATTGTTGCTAGAATATACTATAGATATCACAGTGATGATAAAGGAGGTATTGGTTTAGCCGCTGAGAAACAACTTTTAGAGATGTATTCTGATGAAGATTTGGACTTTAAAAAGGTTGATAATTTAAAGAAAAAGGTACATAAGACCTTGGATCATGTCAAAAGAATGGCTGAAGTCAAAAAGATGAAATTGAATAGCGGTCTTGGTAAAAGAGAATTTGAGTTGTTTAAGAGGGTTTGGATGTACATGGAAAAGGAGTTCGGCTCATTCAAAATAATCGATGATGCGGCGTATTTTGATGCATTGAAAAAAGTAATGGATGAAAAATTCTTCAAACCTGTTGCTGATATGGAAGAGCCTGAGAATCAGGTATCTCCTTACAATCAAAACAAGACAATAGGTCTTCAGTTCAAAGATACATTGGGTGAATATGATGATGCCGAAAGAATGAAAACATGTTTGGGTTGGTTTACACAATATCTTGATTTTACCCAATTGATTACAATCAAAGACACAAGACGATTCTTTTCGAAGACAATGCGAGAATCCAAACTGGCGGAACAAGGTTATAAATGTGCAGTAGATGGAAAACCATTAAAAATGGAAGATGCTCACGGCGGTCACCTTGTTGCTCACTCTAGGGGTGGAAAGACAGAATTTTCGAATCTTGTAATGATCTCGGCTAAACACAACATCGCTATGGGTAGTATGTCTTTTGCGCTTTATAAAGAAATTAATGGATATTAATAGGTTGACAACCCTGTCAGTTTGTGTTATAATATCATTTAACAAACAATTTACAGGTAAAAATATATGAGCGTGATGGATAAATTAAAGAAGAACTCCAAGGTGAAACAGGCCGCGGTTCTTTCTGAGTCAAAGTTGTTTAGCAACATCGAGACAATAAAGACTGATGTGCCGATGATCAATGTGGCATTATCAGGAAAATTAGAAGGCGGTCTTACCGCTGGACTTACGGTGTTGGCCGGACCTTCGAAGCACTTCAAAACATCTTTCGCATTGCTAATGGCGGCCGCGTATTTAAAAAAGCATGCCGATGCAGTTATACTATTTTATGATAGTGAATTTGGCTCGCCTCAGGCATATTTTGAAACTTTCGGAATTGATACTAGTAGGGTATTACATACACCGATCACCAACGTAGAAGAACTAAAGTTTGATATCGTTAGTCAACTCGAAGAAATCGAAGTACAGGATAAAGTTATTATAGTAATTGACTCTATCGGCAACCTTGCTAGCAAGAAAGAAGTGGATGATGCGATTAACGAAAAGTCGGTTGCTGATATGACTCGAGCAAAAGCATTAAAAGGTTTATTTCGAATGTGTACACCTTATCTTGCTATGAAAGCCATTCCTATGCTAGCGATTAATCATACCTACCAATCTATGGAAATGTTTAGTAGAGCGATTGTATCTGGTGGTACGGGTATCTATTATAGTGCGAACACCATTTGGATTATCGGCCGTCGTCAAACAAAAACTGGAACAGAAGTTACTGGTTATGATTTTGTGATTAATGTGGAAAAATCTCGATTCGTTAAAGAGAAGTCTAAAATACCTGTTAGTGTCTCTTGGGAAGGTGGCATCGAAAAGTACAGTGGTTTACTTGAAGTCGCTATGGAATCTGGTCATGTTGTCAAACCTAAGAATGGTTGGTATGCTCCTGTAAATCAGGAGACAGGTGAAATTGGTGGCAACAAACGTCTGAAAGAAATCATGAATTCTGAATTCTGGAACCCTATTCTCGAAGACGTGAAGTTTCAGAAATTTGTGGAAGGACAATATACCATCGGCGCAGCTGCGGTGTGGTCCGACGAGTTCATTGCTGAAATGGAAGAATAATCTGATGGGGGTTGACAAACAACCCCTTTTATGATACAATGTATTATAAACTTAATTATGGAAACTATATGCCTCATATTATATCAAACGACGATTTCAAATTTGTCGAAAGACCTGAAGACGACCATTATACAATTCATTTGACTACCGGCCAGTGGACAGATACAAAATTTCAGTTTGGCCAAGTTCAGGTTCATGAAGAAGATTCGAATGATGTTGAGGGACTTAAAGTTTCTTTTGACTGGAAGTTGATCGAAGGTGACCCCTCATTAGAACATGATTCTTATTTTCAGAATTACATCGGCGATTTGTTGACTCATGTTATAACAGATTCATTAGAAGCAAAGATAGGTGAAATGCCAGCCGAGAAAACCAAAGACGAGCCTTCTGAATAATGGGTACAGCGTCTATACAAACTACTATTTTGCGAAATCTATTAGCAAATGACTCGTTTACTCGAAAAGTAATACCTTTTCTTAAAAAAGATTACTTTGAAGGAATCCATCGGTCGGTGTTCGAAACAATAGTTTCCTTTGTTAGTAAATATAATAATCTGCCAAATATTGAAGCGATATCTATTGAATTACAGAATAGTGATATAACTGAACACCAATATTCAGATGCACTTATTGTGTTGAATGAGTTGGACAAGGTTGAAGATGTTAACCCTGAGTGGTTATATGAAAATACAGAAAAGTGGTGCCAAGATCGAGCTATTTATCTTGCAATCATGGAATCAATTACTATCATTGATGGCACTCATGACAATCTTAGCAAAAACTCATTACCTGACTTGTTACAACGAGCACTTGCGGTTACATTTGATGCCAGTGTAGGTCATGACTATTTCGAAAATGCTTCAGATCGCTATGATTTTTATCACCAAAAAGAGGTTCGAACTCCTTTTGATCTAGATTACTTCAACAGAATTACTAAAGGAGGTCTTCCAAACAAAACTCTGAATGTAATACTTGCAAGCACAGGTGTTGGTAAGAGTTTGTTTATGTGTCACATGGCCGCGGCATCTCTTGCTCAACAGAAAAATGTACTATATATTACTATGGAAATGGCAGAAGAAAGAATTGCGGAGCGTATAGACGCAAATCTTTTTAATGTGCCACTAGATCAAATTACTAATCTAAGTTCAGATATGTATATGTCGAAGGTTGACAAAATACAGGCAAAAACTAATGGTAAGTTAATCATCAAGGAATATCCAACAGGGGCAGCACACGCCGGCCATTTCCGAGCATTGTTGGATGAACTTAAGTTGAAGAAGAACTTCGTGCCGACGATTATCTTTATTGATTATCTAAACATATGTTCATCCTCAAGAATGAAAGGAATTGGCGGAAGTATTAATAGCTATACCTTGGTAAAATCTATTGCTGAAGAATTGCGAGGACTTGCGGTGGAAAATAATCTACCTGTCGTTACGGCAACACAGTCAAATCGTGATGGCGCTAACAATTCAGATGTTGATCTTACAAACACAAGTGAATCATGGGGTTTACCCGCCACGGCTGATTTTATGTTCGCACTAATAACTAATGACGAACTAGAAAAACTTAATCAGATTATGGTTAAACAACTTAAGAATCGTTATGCAGATTTGAGTACTTATAAACGATTTGTTATAGGTGTTGACAGACCTAAAATGAAGTTGTATGATGTTGAAGAAGGTGCTCAAAGTCTGATAGAAACTAGTCCAGGGACAACTGACGCACCCATAAATAGTTTTGGTAATAGAGACAAACCTGAATTTACAAACTTTAAGATGTAGAATATATTATGAATCAAGACCTTTGTTGGATTAACGAAGAATGGTCAAGATTTACTAAACGAAGAAAATAAGGAAAGATTAAATAATGAAACAAATAATTAGAACTGTAAAATGGTTGATTCGAGTCTTGATAATGATTGTGTTAGTTCCCGTAGTATTAGTCCTAGCAATTTTGCTTTGTATTGGAGAGATTTTTATATCAATTATGGAATTTGGATTCAATAATTCTACACACAAAGATCGGCTGCTCTTTGGAAAAGTAGGTTTTCAAACAGCTCGTGCATTAACTCACGATCTCATTAACTCTTTAAAATGGTGAAAAATATGAACGCAAGATTAGTAGGTGTAACCACTCAAGTTAACTTCCACGGTGATGAAGAAGTAAGAACAGGCCTTGAAGAATTGATTGCTTATTGTGCCCGGGTATCAAACCTAGGTGTAACCCCTCAAGTTAACTTCCACGGTGATGAAGAAGTAAGAACAGGCCTTGAAGAATTGATTGCTTATTGTGCCCGGGTATCAAACCCTGCTGGACAAATGAACGTAGAAACTAATGATAAATTGCTTCGTTATCTTATAAAGCATAAACACTTCTCGCCTTTCGAGATGGTGTCTGCAACAATTGAGGTCGATACAACGAGAGACATTGCTCGACAACTGCTGCGCCACCGATCATTCTCCTTTCAGGAATTTAGTCAACGATATGCCGATCCTACTGACATGGAAGGTATGTTTGTAGAACCGCGAGAGTGTCGTTTTCAAGACAATAAAAATAGGCAGAACTCTGTAAATCTTGATCCTGAAGACTCTGACGCCATGGAAGTTGCCGCATATTGGTATAAAGCTCAGGCCGAACTAATGACTTACACTAAAAATGTTTATGAATGGGCGATTGAACATGGAATTGCAAAGGAACAAGCAAGAGTTGTTTTGCCTGAAGGTTTAACTAAATCTCGTTTATATGTAAATGGTACTATACGAAGTTGGATTCATTATTGCGAATTGAGAATGAGCAACGGTACTCAAAAAGAACATATGGAACTTGCTAAAGCTATTGCTCTTGCGATTAGCAGATTATTCCCAATGAGCAAATATATTGACATGGATGTATAATGTATACATTTGAATCTTGGGAAATATTAGTACTATTAGGATGTTGGGCATTCTCACTTTTGATGCAAAACGCAAACATTAGCGCTAAGCAGCAGGAAAAACATACTAATACTATCATTTCAACTACAATGGAATATCTTGAAGCAGAAGGTTATCTCAAAATATCGAAATCTGGTGATCTTGTTAAGCACTCTAAAAAAGATCTATGAGTCAGAACGATATATTAACCAGAGTAGATAACACACATATTTATGTGAAAGGCGGCAACAAAGAACAAAGATTGCTAATACAGGAATGTATCTCATTTGCCAAACGCGTATTGATGCCAAGATACCGTAGTCTTTTTATAAATGTAGAGATCGGTCGGCTCAAAAATGGTGACTTTGGGAGTGCTGAATGGATGGATTCTAATATCAGGCCTCGAGAATTTCAACTTCTTGTTACTAATATAGATAAAAAGACAATGATGTTAACTCTTTTTCATGAAATGGTCCATGTTAAACAAATGGCCTCTGGAGAGTTGAAGGAAAGATATAATGATAAACATTATCGTATATGGAAAGAAGTTAATGTATACGACGATCAAGACTATATCGACTGTCCTTGGAATTTTCCTTGGGAGATAGAAGCTGACGAATGGGAAGAAATATTGTATAATAAGTTTATAGTTTCTACGGGTCGCGAGGTAAAAGATGTTATAAATAACATTAATAACTAACTATATTGTATGGGAATGTCGAATAATGCAAAGTTTTAAAAGCTTCTTAATTGAGTATGCTGTAACCGACTCAGTAATAACACTATTAAACGATATAGGTTATTCTAAAATTAAGAAAGTACAGGGCCGAATTATTGCAATAATGGTAGACAGTAACTCCGAACGAGTTAAAGCACTGAAAGACATTGCAACACAACTTGGCGGCAATTTTCAACCCATATCGAACAAATCTTCAGTAGGCGAAACTCAACTATCCGACAAGATAACTATTGTCGCAAAAACAGCAGGCGGTGGTAGTGGCGCAGGTGCAGCTGTTACAAAATTAACAGAATCCGCGCAATGTCTGTATTTAGCAGACAGATGGTATAAAGGCGGCAAATATAGTGCCGAATCCCTACATGGTGCAGCTAATAGTGTCAACGTTGACGAGCCAATTAATAATATCGTAGATAATCTTGACGATGTTTGGAGAGATTCATGTATACTTACCGCGGAGAAACTTCACAAAGAAAGTTTATATAAAGGTAAGAAATATATATTTCATAGAGGTTCTGCTTTTATTGCACGAATAGACAATCAATTCAAAAAGCTGAACAAAATTGAAAAACTCTTTACTAACTTAAACAAATGGACCCCTGCTGATATTTGGATGGCAACAAGTAAAGCAGAAGCGCTCGATATTGAAGGTACTCAAAGTATATTAGAATTAAACAACTTAATTTTGAATGCAGGAAATGAAGGCATTCTTGTTGGTGTTTCTTTGAAGCAGGCACAAGGTAAGGTTTCTTTAGAAAAGAAGAACTTTACGGAGAAACGAAAAGAATACCAATTTACCAAGTTCACGACAGGAAAGAGATCATTTTTTCAATCTAACGATGTATACATTCAATATGACGGTGGTGAAATTCAATTCCGAACATTTGGGTCAACATGGCAAGGTGAGATAAAAGGTAAGTTTGCCAATCAAGGAAAGATTTCAGGCGGACCTGTTGCCGTTTTGATGAAAAATATCGGCCGATCATTATTTATGCCACAAAAAACCTTGGGCATAAAAACAGAAGATAATCTTCGCAAGTTTTACGATTATTACACAACATTGGGGGAACCTTCTATCAAGTATTCCGACTTTAAAAAGAAGGTAGACGAAAAGGACGCAACATTTTTTATGTCCAAGATAATGGGAGCTCAACTTCTTTTTCAATTTAATAAATTATCAAAAACAATGAAAACAAAAGTTATAACGGCTATGATTGGTTACGCTGCCTCTGAATCCGAAATGTCTGCTGCTTATGTGAAGGCCTCATGATATCCTTCAAATCTTATGTAACCGAAGAAGTTAATGCTCACATGCAGCACATACAGAATCTAGTTCTGTATAAAGGTGTTAAAGGTACAAGACAAGCAATAGAATCTCTGCGAGATTTAAGAAACACCTTGGCTGGAACATCTACATCTAAAATAGATGTGACGATGAAATGGGACGGCGCCCCTGCCATATTCTTTGGTCAAGTACCAAGCGGCGAACCTGATGCTGGAAAATTCTTCGTGGCAAAGAAAGGTATATTTGCAAAAACTCCTAAGTTTTATATGACTGACGCTGACATTGATGCCGACATATCAAGTGCTGACTTAAATGTAAAAATGAAAATTGCGCTCAAAGAACTTCCAAAGTTAAATCCAAAAGGAATCTTTCAGGGCGATATGATGTATAGCGCTAGCGACTTGAAAACACAAAAGATAGATGGCGAGAATTATCTGACATTTCACCCAAACACAATTTTATATGCAGTACCAACAGATTCTAAACTTGCAAAGAAAATTCAAGGGTCCAAGATGGGCATCGTGCTTCATACGGAATACAAAGGTAGTACATTTGCTGACCTTAATGCATCCTTTAAACTTGATGCAAAACAATTCACTCAAACGAAAAACGTTTGGTTCGATGATGCTAACGTTAAGAATCTGAGTGGCAGTGTATCGTTAACCAAGAAAGAAACTAATTCGATTGACAAGAAGTTGAGTCAGGCCGGCAAGTTGTTTCAGAAAGTATCATCCAAAACTTTAAAACAAATAGAAACTACCCCTAATCTTGCACAGACCATTGAGACATATGCAAACAGTTTTATCCGCGGCGGAACAATGTCTTCCGACCCTAAAAAGCATGTTACTGGTCTAATTGCATATATAAATAATAAATATCAGAAAGAGATAGATAAATTAAAATCGGATGCAGGTAAAGAACGAAAGATCATTGCCCGTGACGACTTTATGAAGTTTTTCTCTGATAGTAACAAAAAACAACTTATCGATCTTTTTGAATTGCAAAATCTATTAGGTGATGTAAAATTGATCATAGTTGGAAAGTTGAATAAGATTGACAATATGTCCACGTTCCTAAGAACGAAGAATGGATTTGAAGTTACTGGTCATGAAGGTTTTGTAGCGATTGATCACGCAAAAGGTAATGCTTTTAAGTTGGTCGATCAGTTAAGTTTCTCCTACGCAAATTTTAGCGACGAAATACTCAAAGGATGGGATTCTCCCACAAGATAATAGGTACAGAAATGAAAACATATAAAGAATTTATTCTTGAAAACAAAGGGCGTATTGAGAAAGTAAAAAAAGAATATGCCGATCTGAAAAAGAAATCTGTCAAGGAGCTTCGGGGTATTATACAATCTACTAATAAAGTTATAAACGTACAAGGCTTTGATAAGGGAGGTGCAATTTCACAAATTCTTCGTGATAGACATGGTAATAAAGCGGTTGATGCTGCTTTTGATCTTGACGAAGCTCGCAAAGTGGGTGACAAATACACTGTATACAAAGACAATAAAGTTATACAACCTAACATGACTAAAGTAGCGGCAATCGCGTTGGCAAAAAAGAGAGGTGCTGAATTCGGCACCTCTGCTTGGGTGCAAGATAAAATAGGCACTGTAGAAGAATCAAATAAATAAAAGGCTGGCGTGCTCGGAGAAAGAACATGGATATGCCAACAATGGCACAAAGCGCTGCAGCGCGCAAATAACTAACAGGTACAAATATGTTATCCTTCAAGGAATATGTAAACAATGAAGATGACTTCGACGAAGATGAAGATGACTTCGACGAAGCATTAGATGCTCGAGGGCGGATGAAGATGCGGGCCGCAATGAGAAAGAATAAGTCCAAAATTAAAGCGGGTAAGAAACGTGCCGCAAATCGTATAGCGTCTCCTGAAAAACTGAAAAGTCGAGCTAATAAACATGCTCGAAAAGAAATAGAGAAAAAGATTTTAAAAGATAAGTCGAAGGGTGATCTTTCCTTTGCTGCACGAGGTGCCTTAGAAAAGAAGGTTGCCAAGAAGAGCGCTGCTATAAGTAGATTGTCTAAAAAACTATTGCCGAAAATAAAACAAGCCGAACGCGGCAAACGTAGTACAAAAAAGGAAGATTTGTCAGATGATTAAATCATTTAGTCAATACATCACAGAAGAGACGAACGAAGCAGTCTTTACTTTTGGCAGGTTTAACCCACCTACAACTGGGCACGAAAAACTTATTAAAAAGTTGTCAACTGTAAATAGTAAAGCGGATTATTTCGTATTTGCGTCTTCTTCTAATGATCCCAAGAAGAATCCTTTGGACTACGTGTCCAAAGTAAAGTTCATGAGGAAGATGTTTCCAAAACATGCACGAAACATCATTTTAGATAAGAAAATACGAAATGTCTTCGATGTTATGGTGTTCTTGTTTGATAAAGGATACATTAAGGCAACCATGGTTGTTGGTTCTGACAGAGTAGCAGAGTTCGATAAAATCATAAATAAGTACAATGGCGTAAAAGGTCGGCACGGATTTTATAACTTCGAGACACTGAATGTTGTTTCTGCTGGTGATAGAGATCCTGACAGCGACGAAGTAAGTGGAATGTCCGCCTCTAAGATGCGTGCTGCCGCTGAAGCAAACGATTTTGAAATGTTTCAAAAAGGACTGCCAAAGGCGTTCAAAGACGGTAAATTATTATTCAATGCTGTTCGTTCAGGCATGGGACTTAAAGAATCCTATACTTTCCGAAAGCATATTCAATTAAGATCAGTTTCTGAAACAAGAGAAAGCTACATAGAAGGCAACTTGTTTGAGAAAGGAGACTACGTGCTTCTTGATAATACGGATCAAGTCGGCCTGATAATCGTGACCGGTTCTAACTACGTGATCGTAGAAAGTAATGGCAAGAAAATCCGAAAATGGTTAACAGACGTTGCAATTATAAACAAATAACTTTAGACTAATATACATTAAGGACTATCATGAAATCATATTTTCAATTCAAAGAAGACTTGCACACAGAAGGCACATTGGAAGAAGACGCACTAGTTAAGATATATAGCGGAAAGGATGCCGATGCATTTAACGATGCTGCTGATAAGAAAGACATTAAAACAATGACAGCTTTGTTGGTGAAGTATGGCGAATCTAAAAGAAACGCTGAAAAACAAGCAAAAGAAATCGTAAAGGTTGGATAATAATGGAAGAAGAAACGTCTTTAGACGGCCGATTGGATCGAATCGAGAATAATACGACAATATTATTAAAATCCTTGGATATTATTATATCCCAGAACACCACCATTGCATCTATAAATGATATAGTGCATGATCATGATAATAGAATTAAGTCCATAGAAAATAACATTGTGTCTAATTCAAATCAAAAACATACAAAATCTCTTGTCGTTATATACATCGCTCTCGGCTTTATATACATCGGTACGGCAATTCACATAGCATTACCATTATTAGGATAATAACAATGAAAGAAGAACTATCAGATCTAGTCAATGTATATCGTGCAATGATTGAAGCATCGAAAGCAAAGACAGAAGTTAAAGTTGAAGTCGAAGACGAAGAAGACACACCCGTTGACACTGATGGAGACGAGCCAAAACCCAAAGAAAAGGTTACAGCTGACCCTGCCGCAAATGGTCCTGCTACCAAAAAGGACGACGAAGAAGACGAAGACGAAGACGACACAAAAAATGAAGGGGCAGATAAAGACACAAAAAACGATGGCCCTGCATATAAAAAATTCTTCGCTGCTGCATTAAAGAAGTTTGGTGTCAAAAGCCAAGGTGAATTATCTGGAGACGACGAAAAGAAATTTTACGACTACGTTGATGCTAACTGGAAAGGGGACGACGAAAAATCAGAAATGAAAGAATCTAAATTTTTAGGACTTCTTTCTAAGTCTGATAAATAAACATATAAACAAAACGAGAAATGTAATGGAAAGAAAAAGAGGACAATTCAAAAACGCTATTGCCAAGGTCAGTGGTTATTACACCAAACGTGGCGAGAAGTTAAAAGGCGCAAAGTTAACTGAAGAACAGTGTGCAGCATGGAATGGTGTTGCCAAGATAGGCGGCCATGAAGAAACCTGTGTGATAGTTGACGATGTGATAGTTGACGATGTGATAGTTGACGATGTGATAGTTGACGATGTGATAGTTGACGATGTTGTTAGTATTGAAGTAGAAAAAGAATCACCTACTACAACTAAGAAAAGCAAAGGGTCTAAAAAAGGCAAATCAGCGATTGGTGGTGTTAAAACCCCATTTAATTTAAGATAAGATCAAAAAATATTATGCATATATTTGATACCGTGAATGGCGACAATTTTGTGATGTATGCGTCTCATGTATACAACAACCCTCAATGTTCCAATGTTGAGGAGTTTTGTGACGATTTGAACAGATTTAAATATTTGAACAGATTATTAAAAAGATATTCAGACGACAATGAAGATCTGCAGGAACGCTTGATACTTAATCACTTGATTATAATCTATAATGTGTTTGGTATCGAAGGTGGACATAAACTTACATTCTTTAAAATAAAACGAGAGTATTGGAACACATTAAAAACGTTTCTTATATACTTGAATTATTTGACAGAGGATGCGCTGGTGACATATAAGATTGATGCCACTATCGTAAAAAAACTTAGATCAATATAGAGGCACCATGGGTTTAATATCAGGAGCAATTAATACATACTATACCTTTAAGTTTTTGCGTCTTCTAACGCAAAAATGGAACACAACTGATGCATTCAAGTTGGGCATAGTGGACACTGAAGGCAAAGCACTAAAGAAAGTTGCTGATCTGAATACAACAGAAGAAAAGGCAGCGTATTCAGTGTTTAATCGTCTTGTGTTTAATGTTAAGCGTATAATGAATAAAGTACCATTCGGCCGTTCAGCATTAGTTTCTTATGCTGCAGCACTATATTTGCTAAAAGAGCATGAAGTCGACTTCGAACACGATCAAATTGTTGAAAAATTACAATTCGAGGGTTCTTCTATAAATGAAGATCTTGAATGGTTTGTTTTAAAGGACGGTTGTCTAATGGAAGGCACCTATCAACTCAATAGAGACATTGTATCTCCAATTACAGGCATAGTTACAGGCCATACAGGAAATAAAATTATCATAGAATCTAATTGTAATTCTGTAGGTAATATATTTGGTATGGATGTGTATAAAATTAAGCATCTTATGTCAAAACAAGCGCTCTATATAACACGAAAGGATATAAAGAAATGTTAACCGAAGACGCTCCGACTAATAACGCAGGGGATGGCAATGTATCAATGCCTCCTACCAAGAAGCAGAGACTGTATTCTGACAACCCTAAGAACATAATGCGTCGAAAGCGCATGAAGTCTTTTAAAGAATTTATAAAAAGGTGGTCTGTGTAATGGATTGGATGACATTAATAGGAGGAGCACTGTCGGTAGGTTCTGGCGGTATTGTGGGAATACTTGGTTCTGCATTAGGCGCTTTTGTAAAAAACAAAGAACGGGCCGCAAAGGCAATAGAACAAGCCGCTGAACGAGAATTTCAGAAAGATCTTCTTGTACTTAAGATGAACAGCGACTCAAATTTAGCATCATGGGAAGCAATGAATGTTACCCACCAGAGTGAGGTGGCACTTAACGGTCAACCAAATTACAAATGGGTTGTTGCCGCGAAGACATTATTCCGTCCTATATTGACTTTAACTTTATGGGGACTTGTTATCGTGCAACTGAAAATGATATTAGATGGAACATTAACAGATTATGCATCCATTGCAATGGACAAACAAGTTATTTTTAATGCAACAGAAGTTGTGGAATTGGTAAGATACGTTTTATATTCAACTGTGTTTGCCGCATCAACAGCTACTATGTGGTGGTTTGGTGAAAGAGCCATGGCTATGCCAGAAGCAAAGAATCGTTAAATAAATACTGGATTACCGTTGATTCCCCCCTATCTCGGTAATCCAGTCTTATAAATAACTCTGCCAGCATAAATTAGTATATTGTGTATACCAACCTGCCCCGGCACAACTTAGTTATTATAACACATAACCAACTATTTGTCAATACCAAATAATTCTAGCTTTGGGTTGACAAGTGCACCTGAATGATGTATAATAGTCTTACGAAATTAAACATTGAACTATAGGAATACAACGAATGAGCGAGGAATTACCAAGAATAAGAACCAAAAAATCCGAATATACGTTTGACTATCCTGAAGCAATAGCATTTTCGGAAGAACAACAAGATATATTATGGACAGAACGCGAGATATCGATGGAGAAAGATCTTCATGATCTCAAGAACAACCTCGACGAAGCAGAACTACACGGCGTTACAACTGTACTACAACTGTTCACAGAATATGAACTAAATGTTGGCAATGAATATTGGTCAGCTCGTGTTGCAAAATCATTTCCTCGGCCAGACATTCAGCGAATGGCAAATATGTTCGCCTATGTGGAAATAAATGTTCATGCACCTTTCTATTCAAAGATAAACGAAATTCTTGGTCTTGCAACCAACGAATTTTACAACTCTTACAAAGAAAACAAAGTATTGAGTGATCGTATATCGTGGATTGGAGATGTGTTGTTGTCACCAAGTGACAACAACATGGATTTGTTAAGAAGTCTTGGCGCGTTTTCCTTTGTTGAAGGTGCTGTGTTATATGCAAACTTCGCCTTTCTAAAACACTTTCAAGCCGAAGGCAAAAACAAACTGACAAACCTAATTGCTGGTATTAACTTCTCAGTTAAGGATGAAAATCTACACGCAATGGCAGATGCTTGGTTGTTCAAGACCTTAATGAGAGAAGCCAATTTAACCAAGAAAGAACTTGAAACTTTAGAGAAGGATATTATTAAGGTAGCTACAAAAACTTACGAGCATGAAAAAGAAATTATCAAGATGATTTTTGAGAAAGGAAACATTCGTGGCATTACAGAACATCAGCTAGACATGTTCGTACAGTCAAGAATTGATTTGTGTCTTGAACAACTTGGTTATCAAAAGCTATATAAACCTACATACAATCCTATAGAGAAATGGTTTTATCGTAATATCAATTCATCAAAGCTTCATGACTTCTTTATATCAACTGGATCAGAATATAACAGAGACTGGAAAGAAACTAACTTCATATGGGGACAAGTATAATGGTAGAAGAACACGTATCAATTTATAAAGAGCTGGGCAGGGAACGTAAGAAGTTACAGGCGTCTGGCAGAATTCCCGATTACTACACCACTCCTGGGTGGCAAATGTTTAAGGAAAAATATCAAACGGAATCTGAACCGGATGTTCGGTCGACGTTTGAACGTATCGCAAAAACCGCCTCGAAGCACATGGGCGAATCGAGCGAAGAATGGAATACTAAATTCTTCGATTTGATGTGGAATGGTTTTCTTGCTCCAAGTACACCAGTAATGGCAAATATGGGAACGACTCGTGGTATGCCTGTATCGTGTTCTGGAAGTTACGTTGGTGATTCGGTGTATAATTTCTATGAAGCCCAGAAAGAAGGTGCTCTCCTTTCAAAGAACGGTTTTGGTACAAGTTCGTATCTTGGCGCTATTCGTGAACGAGGTACGCATATCAAAGGTGGTGGCGCCGCAAGTGGTGTTGTACCTGTATTCAAGGACTTTGTGCAGATGTCTCGAGACGTTTCTCAAGGAAGTACTAGACGGGGTTCATGGGCAGGATATATTCCTATCGAAAGCGGTGATTTTTGGGAGATGTGTCAGCACGTAGAAACAATGCCTGACGATGTGAATGTTGGTTGGAATATAAGTGACGATTTTATCGAACGTTTAGACAAAGGTGAGGAAGATGCAGTTGCCCGATATCAGAAAGCATTGAAGATTAAAATGTTGACAGGTAAGGGATATTTCTTCTTTGTTGATAAAGTAAACAGACAAAGCCCAGCAATGTACAAGGATCGCGGTCTGCAAGTATATGCATCAAATTTATGTATGACTGGAGATACTATTATAACAGTTAAAGGAGATGTTTCTGGTGTTAAATCTTGTACCTTGCAACATTTCATTGAAAATCATTATAACAATAATCTCGATGATTGGAAAATCTGGTCGTATGATGTTGAGAATAAATTGGGCAATTGGGAAACAATTACTGATGGTGCGGAAACAAACCCTAACGCTACTATTATGAAAATCACGGATGATGAAACTGGAAAATCTATTAAATGTACTCCAGATCATAAAATATTTACAAAAAATCGTGGATATGTTATGGCGAAAGAATTGCTTGAAGATGACGAACTTGTAATAGGGTAATCTCTATTCATTAACATCTTTATGTTTGGAAATCCTGTTTAGTATAAATAGTACTAAACAGGATTAAAAATGAACTATCTGAACTTGTACAATAATTTAATAGAAAGCAGACGAAACCTAGGTCGATCTAAAAAAGATCGCGATTTTAAATACGAAAATCATCACATACTACCAAGATCATTTGGCGGTACAGATGAAAGTTTTAATATGATACTTCTGACACAAAAAGAACATTGGATTGCTCATGTATTGCTCGCTAAATTAGCAACAGGGCAGGGCAGATATAAAGCAAACCAGGCTTTGATCAATATGGGTAGAGTTGTGTCAAAGGGAAAAAGATTATCATCTAGAGCGTATTCTGCAGCTCGCAAGATCATTGCAGCAGAAGTTTCGAAACGACACACCGGAACTTTAATTGTAAAAGATTCTATTACTGGAGTTCGAATTGGTCGAGTTAAAAAAGATCATCCACATGTACTATCTGGTAAATGGGTGTTTTTTCATGTAGGAATGAAAAGATCGGATGAATGGAAATTAAAAACTGGTGCTTCTGTCACTGGTGAAAAAAACCCAAGATTTACTGGTATATCAAATGAAGATATACTCGAGGCCTGTAAAATAATATTTAAAAAATATGGAAGATGGAGTATGGCCATGACTAAAAGATACTTTGTCGAAGTCTATGGTCAACCGCTACCTAAGAGTTTGAAAGGAAAATATAGAGAACCGGTATGGAACGAAAATATACAAACGTTGCTAATAGAAACATTTAAAATAACAGATTTAACCTTGCTTGACGGCAATAATCATAGGAATAAGAAAATATGAGTTTAACAATAGAATATTTAGATAATAAAGAAGCGGTGTTTGATCTTACAGTAGAGAATAATCATAACTTCTTTGCAAATGATATATTAGTACACAATTGTACTGAAATTACATTGAATGCAACTTCTAGTGATACAGGAGAAGGCTTTGATGATGTTACTTTTACTTGTGTTCTTTCGTCAATCAACCTATCTCAATATGATAATATGAAAGACCCAGACGAAGTTATATTTGACGCAACCGTTTTTCTTGACTGCGTGGCCGAAGAATTTATCCAAGAAGGCAAAAAGATTCGTGGATTAGAAAAGGCAGTTCGCTTCACAGAAAAGAGTAGAGCGTTAGGTTTAGGTACATTAGGTTTTCATACTTATTTACAACAGAAAAACATTGCTTTTGAAAGTATGGAAGCGCATATGATCAACAACTCAATTTTTAAACAACTGGCAACAGCTTCAGAGCGTGCTAGCCGTTGGTTAGCAGAAACCCTAGGTGAACCGGAATGGTGCGTTGGTTACGGTTTGCGTAACACTCACCGCATGGCAATTGCCCCTAATTTGTCCTCGGCAATTTTATGTGGCTCTGTATCTCAAGGAATTGAACCTATATACAAAAATGCATACGTGCAAAGAACTAGTGCTGGCGAAGTTGACAGAATCAATCCGGTACTCATAGCAGTTATGAAAGAGAAAGGTGTTTTTAATCCGAAGACTATAAATGCTATTATAGATGATAACGGTTCAGTTCAGGATGTTGAATGGCTTGATGATCACCAGAAAGAAGTTTTCAAGACGGCGTTTGAAATCAACCAAGAATCGATTATTCGATTGGCATCGGCGCGTCAAAGACATATCGATCAGGCACAATCTATTAACTTATTTTTTAGTGCTGACGAGAAAGAAGAAGTAATTTCAAAAATACATGAAATGGCATTCAAAGATCCTTTCATAAAATCTTTGTATTATATACGATCTGAATCGGGGGTAAAAGCATCAAGTGGCTCTTGTGAAGCATGCGAGGGCTGATATAATTTATATGTGTGGTCTTCCTTGGCCACACATATAAATAATTGTTTGATTAGGAAATATTTTTATGTTTGATTATGAAGGGTTCATAGGCAGAATTTTGCACCCGAACGACCCAGTATGGGCCTGTGATTACTATCTTGAAAATGGATGTACCCATATTGATGGCATGGAATGTGAGATGCAGACTTGCAGCATTCTGGATAACCACAAAAAAGGGATTCCTCAAAATGTGGATTTATAAAGGTAAAGAGTTTACCTCTGCTGATATTGGTGAATGGAAAGGTTTTATATACTGCATAACAGATACCACAAATGGTATGAAATATGTCGGCAAGAAGACTCTTATGTCTATCCGTAAATTGCCACCCCTCAAAGGCAAAACCCGCAAACGAAAAAAGATTGTCGAAACTGACTGGCAAAAGTATTATGGAAGCAGTGAGTTAGTAAAGTCTCTTGTTGAGGAATTTGGACAAGACAGATTCCAACGAGAGATACTCGAGCTCTGCATGACTAAAGGCGAAATGAACTATATGGAGGCAAAGCTGCAATTTGATCTTGAGGTGTTGCTTAGGCCAGAAGATTATTATAATGCCTTCATTGGGTGCCGAATTCACCGAAAACATGTTAAAACTCTTTTTAAATAGGTTGACAACAGCATCTAGCCATGATATAATACATGAAATGATTAACAAATAGGAAAACAAGTGATACTTATAGATTATAATGCAATCGCCATTGCAAATATTATGGTAAACAATCTCGATCACACCCGCGCCGATATCATCAAGCACCAGATTTTAAATTCGATTAGAATGTATAATCTTAAATTTCGCAAAGAATATGGTACCATGGTAATCTGCTGTGACGCAACCTCGTGGCGCAGATCTTATTTTCCTGAATACAAATTTAAACGAAAAGAAGACAGAGATAAGGCAGTAGCAAAAGGAATTGATTGGGAACAACTATTCGAAATCATTAATGGTGTTCGCGAAGATCTACAGAACAATTTTCCATATAGTGTTGTTTATGTGGAAGGTGCTGAGGCAGACGATATAATTGGCGGTCTTGTCGAACGTACTCAGGAATTTGGCCAAGGCGAAAAGGTAATGATTGTTTCTGGTGATCACGACTTTATTCAGTTGCACCGCCATTCAAATGTTAAACAATTTGCCCCTGTACAAAAGAAGCAGGTTAAGGATGCAGACCCTGTAAAATATCTGCGGGAACATATTATACGTGGAGACAAAGGGGATGGTGTTCCTAGTATGCACAGTCACGATAAGATCTTTGTTGAAGGTGGTAGACAGAAACCAATTCTTAAATCTTTTATTGAACCTCTTACCAATATGACCGAGGATGAATTAGAGAAGCATTTAACCAAAGACCAATGGCGCAACTATATCAGAAACCGAACTCTTGTAGACTTATCTTATACACCAGAAGACATTATGGAAAATATATATAAAACTCACGATGACGAGATGGCGAAGATTGCGAAGGGCAACAACAAAGTGCTCAATTATTTAATAACTAACAGAATGCGCCTCTTAATTGAGTGTGTGGGAGAATTTTTATGAAGAAATATTTACATGAAGTGCTTGCAGAAGTACATGAAACAACAGGTGCAGCTAACAAATCTAAACTACTAAGACTACATAACTCATTAGGTCTGCGAGATTTTCTCAAAGGGTCATTTGATGACACCATTCAGTGGTCTATACCTAAGGGCGAAGTTCCTTATACTCCGTTTTATCTTGAAAATGAAGAAAAGATGGTGCCTATCAACCTAGATAAATTATCTTCACAACTTGCCAATTTTGTTGTAGGAGAAAGAACTTCAATGACTCCCATTATGAAAGAGGCGGCATTTATCAGTATGTTGGAAAAAATACACCCACTTGATGCCGAATATTTAGTATTGATGAAAGACAAAAAGATGGCTGGTGTGGTTAAAGGGCTGACCGTAAAGGTTATCACTGCAGAGTTTCCGCATCTTATTGCGAGCAAAGACCTTTTATAAATAGTTTTGTGATTGTTGATCACGTACACTAGCGGCTGGTGTTGAAGTAAAGTCGACACCAGCCTTTTTTTATAAAAGAGGTAAGTATGTCTCCACAAATAGAACGTCTTAAAAAGGATTCAAAGGAATTGAAGCATTATCTTTATCGATTAGAAAAGGAGGGCAACCACAAACAGGCGCACAAAATACAGACGAAGTTAGAGTTTCTTAACTCGAAGATCGTTGACATACAAGAATCGAAATACTAACCAAGAGAAGCAAATGCCATTATACGATTTTGAAAACACTAAAACTGAAGAACGATTTGAGCAACTAATGAGTTATGCCTCTATGGGAGTCTTCTTAACAGACAACCCACATATAAAGCAGATCGTCGGTTCACCCAAAATCGTTAGTGGTGTTGGCACCAATATAAAAGTAGATGACGGATTCCGAGAAATGATATCTAAAGTCAAGGAAACGTGTAAAGTTAACAACATACCAGACTATTAAATATGAAGCCAAGAGCAACAAAGTTACGTTTAGAAGACCTTAAAAATTTCGGGCCTATAACTAAAAATCAAGAAAAGGTTTTTAAGGCATACAATGATAATTATCATTTAATCCTTTCTGGTTCTGCCGGTACAGGAAAAACTTATATAGCCATAGCTAATGCGTTGGTTGATGTATTAGACAAGGAGACTAAATATAAGCAACTTATTATTGTAAGATCAATTGTTCCATCGAGAGATATAGGTTTTCTCCCAGGCGACGAAGACGAAAAGAAATTAGTTTATGAAGCACCGTATGTTTGTATCTGCAACGATCTGTTCAATAAGAGCAATGCATGGGAGAGTTTAAAAGCGGCAGGTGATGTACAATTTGTTTCAACTTCATACCTTCGAGGCATCACTATAGACAATGCAATTGTAGTTGTTGACGAAATGCAAAATCTTTCTGGTAGAGAACTGAATACAACTATCACCCGATTAGGTAATAACTGCAAGTTTATTGCTTGTGGTGACTATCATCAATCTGATTTTACAACCAGAAAAGACAAAGAAGACATTAATACATTTCTCGAAATACTTTCGAATATGAAGATGTTTAAAAGCGTGGAATTTGGTTGGGAAGACATTGTGAGAAGTGATCTAGTTCGTGAGTACATCATGACCAAGGAACACATGAAACTAGGTGTTGATTGGTAATGTTTAACCACGTCGGCTTGCCATTAATCTATAAAGATCTGCTCGCAGAGATGGTGGATGGCGAGCGTTTGTATACTACCCCCGCTGGTGATAGATATCCTTCTATCACCACAATTTTGTCTATGTTGTCCAAAGATGCTATTGACCAATGGAAGAAAAACGTTGGTCAAGACGAAGCAGATAGAACATCAAGACATGCGGCAACTAGAGGAACTGCACTTCATCAAATAGCAGAAGACTATTTGGCAAACAAGGAGCATTATTCTGCTGGTTATATGCCAATTGTGACGAGTTTATTTTCATCACTAAAACCTGTGCTTGATCTTGCTGTGGGTGATATATATGCTCAGGAAGTTGCGTTATATTCCGACAAGTTACAAATAGCAGGACGCGTTGATTGTATAGCAAACTGGAATGGTAAGTTATCGATTATTGATTTTAAAACGTCGGCAAAACCTAAGAAAATAGAATGGATAGAAAGTTATTTTATGCAATGTGCATTTTACGGTGCGGCTTTATATGAACAAACTGGATTAGTACCCGAACAGTCTGTTATAGCAATCGGGGTTGATTACCAAAAACCCCAGATTTTTATAGAGCCGATTTATAAATGGATCCCTAAATTAATTAAGGTACGAAATGAATATAAGCGATTTAATAGAAACTGACACCTTTGTAAAAACTCCGATAGGACATCTATATGAGTTTTATTTGTCCGGTAACATAGAAGCACCAGAACAATATATAAATTGGTTTGATGTGATACGAAAAGCATCAGAACAAGACGTTATAAAGATCTATATAAATTCCGATGGAGGCAATTTATATACTGCTATTCAATTTGCTCGATCACTTAAAGAGACCAAGGCATATGTTATGGTTTCTATTGAAGGTTCTTGTATGTCGGCCGCTACCATTATAATGTTATGTGCTGACTCTTATGAAGTTGCAGAGCACTCTATGTTTATGTTTCATAATTACAGTGGCGGCACTTCGGGTAAAGGTGGTGAAATGTATGATAATATCATATATGAGCGGCGATGGTCTGAAAACTTTTTGTATGATATTTATAGAAGTTTTTTGACGGAAAGAGAGATTCAGTCAATGTTAGACAACAAAGATCTTTGGATGACTAGCGAAGAAGTGATCGAAAGATTACAAAATATGCTTAAAGAAAAAGAGGTTGAAGATGTGGTGGAAGACGAATGGGATGGTGATTCAGAAGCAGATATCGAGAATGAAGAATTGACATGAAAAACCCAAAAATAGACAAATTTCCTGCAAGATACAAACCTAATCACTGGGTCGACGGTGACCCACTTTTTCGCGATCATGCAGGCCATTGGAATTTTTCATCAGACAAGCCGGTGACCCACTTGAATGAATATATAGACTATGCCATTTCTAAACAGATAGAAAATGCATACTACCCAGTCGACTGTATATTGGCAGACATTATCGATAGTACGATACAATGTGACGCCATTATTATTAATATGATGAATTCGTATACGAAAACTGCATAATAAAACGTTATTAACTAAGTTTATACCCATATAAAAATATTTGTGACAATTAGTTCAATTAGTTGTTGACATACTCATGGGTTATGATATAATACATATATAAATTAATAAACAAGGTGAAATATAATGAACCGATTTAATATGACAAAACAAGAAATGAAAGACACAATGCTAGATTTTGAAACTATGTTTACAGTTAAAACAACAGAAGATTCAATAGTTGGTGTTTATCCTTCTCGTATAACCGCAGAACGCGCAGCATTGCGATACGAACAAGACACCCTCAACATGACCCGTATCGCAGAAGGTTCGATTGATCGACCCCAATCACTATGGGATGCTGAAATGTATAATTCCACAACCCCTACTATAAACGATACTGCTTTTGTTATGTTTTCAAAACTGCCGGTTGTTTCTCTATGAAAGAAGAGTTTAAAATATTATCCCCTCGCGAACATGTACGCACTAGGCCTGGGATGTATCTTGGTTCTACTGCATCTGAAAGTCTTGAGCGCTTTGTCGTGGGCAAATGGAAGTCTATTAATTATGTTCCTGCCTTAAACAAGATGGTAGACGAGATCATTGATAATGCAATTGATGAATCCATCCGGACCAAATTCAAACACGCCAACCAAATTTCAGTGTCAGTTAAAGGTAATGCAATCACTATCGAAGATAATGGTCGCGGTATACCTCAAGAGATGGTAACAGACCATACTGGTGATAAAGTAGTCAGGCCTGTTGCTGCATGGACAAAAACTAACGCGGGTACATCGTTTGATGATGAACGTACCACGATTGGCGCCAACGGTGTAGGTTCTGCATGTACCAATTTTATGTCTTCGAAATTCATTGGTGAAACATGGCAGAAGAAAAATCTTGTTAAAGTGCAATGCAAGGATGGTGCAAATAGTATTGATGTTTCTAACTCAACTAAGGAAGGTAGCGGTACTAGAGTTACATTTACCCCTGACTTTGCATTGTTCGGTATTGATAACATATCAGACGTTAATACTGAGGAGTTGATTCAAGATCGATTAACGAGCCTACAGATTGCATTCCCTGAAATCAAATTCAAATTCAACAAGACTCGTATTAAAGAATCTAATATAAAGAAATATGCTCAGTTGTTTCAGACTGACCCTGATGCAAGCACAGTTTTCAACGTGACAACCGATTTGACCTATTTCATCACTTCGTCTGAAGACGGGTTCAAGACTACGTCATATATCAATGGTGTTAATACTCGCATGGGTGGTACTTATGTTGATTACATCATAAATGAGATTGTGGAGATATTGGCCAAGTTGGTGAAACGCAAATTTAAAATTGATGTGACCAAATCTACGATCAAGAATGGTCTTACCTTTGTCATGTTTGCCCGCAATTTTACCGACCCTAACTACGATTCACAGACAAAGGAACGTCTAACGTCGAATATAACCGGAGTTAAGGAACACTACAACAAAACAGGTGTTATTGATTTCGAAAAGATTGCTAAGAAAATAATGGGTTCAGATGATATTATTGGACCTATCGTTGAAGCGCAGTTGGCCAAGAAGCTGGCGGCTGATAATAGAGCGGCAACACTTGCACAAAAGAAACTTAGAAAGATTAAGGTGCCGAAACACATTGCAGCTTCAGGTACTACAGGTACCTTATTTCTATGTGAAGGTGACTCCGCGATTGGTTATTTGTTAAAGGTTCGTAATCCCAAGACTGTAGGTGGTTTTCCATTGCGCGGTGTTGTAATGAATACTTGGAACATGAAACCTGCCGATGTTCTAAAGAATAAAGAGTTAGGCGAATTGGTCGCGGTTCTTGGTTTAAATATCAACGACCCAGACAGCATTGATGATATGACCTACCGGAATATTGCCATACTTGCAGACGCAGACCATGACGGCAACCATATCGGTGGATTGCTAATTGCATTCTTCTACAAATTCTGGCCGCGGTTATACGACGAAAAGCGAGTGCATCTTACTCGAACACCTATTATGATTTCTTCTAATAAGAAGACCGCTTCTTGGTTCTATTCTTATAAGGATGCCAAAGAATTCAAATCAAACAAGTCTAGTGCTGGGTATCATCACAGATATATAAAAGGTCTTGCTTCATTAACCGAGGAGGAATATTACGATATAATCAACAAACCAGAATTTTCAACTATATCTATTGATGACGAAAATCAATTTGAAATAATGTTTGGCGCTGACCCTGCATTAAGAAAGGTTTGGTTAACACAATAGTTATATCGATATAACAACTAATTCTAACTAAACTGAAATTAGTTATTGACATTGTGCCGCGACTATGGTATAATACATGTATAGAAATTAAGGATTGTGACGATATGAATGTGAAGCCTCAAAATATAATAGACAAGCTGCATACGCGCTTATATTCCTATTTCTATGATCAAGTAACCAAACGGCATTTAAAAAGAACAGGGACAGACATTAAATGTCCTAGCTGTAACGAGTGGTTCAGTGTTTCAGGAGTTAAATATAAACACAAAAAAAGATTTTATGATCCTGTAAACATGAATGAATTATCTTATTATGTTTGTTCGTGCGGCCAATGCGGTCATGAAAGCAAATGGACAGGTGACCTTGCTCCTTTCTTAGTTTTGTTACAAGATGATGGGACTGTAAAAAATGAAAATTAGAATAATGTCAGATTTACATCTTGAGTTTAGTCAAGGCGATATGGAAATCCCCGATCTACCTCAAGACAAAGATACGGTTCTTGTTCTTGCAGGAGATATTGGCCTTGCTAAACGTAAATCGTCCTATAGATATTTCATCGAAGAAATGTCTTATCGCTTCAAAGAAGTTATATTTGTGCTTGGAAATCATGAGCATTACGGGACAAACTTTCCAACTACACATAATCGCATATCAAACGAACTAATAGAATTTGATAATGTGAGTGTTTTAGAAAAGGGCGTCACGCGGCTAGAAGATGTTGCATTTATTGGTGCAACTTTGTGGTCTGATATGGATGGCCACAATGTAATGACTATGCATGATGCACAGTGCGGTATGAATGATTATAGCACTATAAGGACAGGCACCTTGGACGAACCTTGGAAGCGTAAGTTGACACCAATAGATACAATACAAGATCATATGTCTTCTAAAATCTATATTATGGAACTAATAAAGATTGAAAAAGAAAAAGGAAACAAGGTGGTGGTAGTAACACATATGGCGCCATCGTTTCAATCTGTATCTGATAACTACAAAAATAGTTCTTTGAATGGTGCCTATTGCACTGAGCTATTCGAACATGTAATAGATTTGGGAGAAGCACAACCAGAGCTCTGGGTTCATGGGCATTTACACAACACAAGCGACTATCAAATTGGAAATACTCGGGTGATATGTAATCCTCGAGGATATTATCCTACTGATTTAAATCCAGATTTTGATGCATCTTTTACGGTGGAACTATAAATGATTAATATATACTCTCTGACAGACATTGCAAATAATGAAATGAAAGACTTTGCAAAGTACACAATCGAGAATCGAGCAATTCCAAGTGCTGTGGATGGTTTAAAACCAGTGCAGCGCTTCTATCTCTATTCGTCGATTGTGAACTCATCCAAAGAGTTCAAAAAGGTCTCTGCTATATCGGGCATCATATCTGATTATGGTTATAATCACGGCGAAACTTCTGCTGCAGGCGCAGGGCAGTTGATGGCTGCCAATTGGAACAACAATATTTGTTTGATCGAAGGTAGAGGTTCGTTTGGTACTCGTCAGATACAGGCGGCAGGCGCAGCTCGCTATGTCTACACACGACTACACGCAAACTTCAACAAATACATCAAGGATATTGACTTGTCTCCAGAGCATGAAGACCCAGAGCATCTTCCTCCTCAATATTACCTTCCAGTTATACCACTGGTCTTGACCAATGGCATAAAGGGTATTGCGACAGGATTTGCGACCAATATACTACCGCGCAGCGAGAAAGACATAATAAAAGCATGTAAAGAATATATCTCCAAAGGAAAGATAACTAATCGTTTGCCTATTACATTTCCAGACTTTGAAGGTGCTACATCATACGACCCTATTTCTGACCGGTTCTTATCTTACGGGATATTCAAACGCCCATCTTCTACCAAACTTATTATCACTGAAATTCCATACGGCTATGATCGTGAGACATATATCAAAATACTTGATAAGATCGAAGATGATGGCAATATAGTTAGATATTCAGATCAGTGTTCTACACATGGTTTTCAGTTTGAAATTCACCTAAGCAACAAGGTTGCCAAAACTTTAGACACTGATGCAAAGATTCAGAAGATGTTTAAACTTGAAAAATCATATGCAGAGAATATTACTGTGATTGATGCAGAAGGGAATCTTAAAGAATATACTGACGAGCGGGATTTAATAAAGGATTTTATTGAATTCAAGATGGGTGTGCTTGATCTGCGTATCAAAACTAAGATTGAAAAATTGCAGGAACAAATGCGATGGTTGCTTATTAAACGCGCTTTTATAAATGCTGTGCTTGCCGACGAGGTTAAGTTTAAAGGTAGCACTAAAGCAAAGGTTGTCAAACAAATTCAATCATTCATGAAGGCATCCGACGACGACTGCGACAAATTGCTGCGTCTTAATATCATGACTTTAACCAAAGAGATGGTAGATGAATTGAAAACCCAGATAGAAAACATAAAAGCTGAAGGTGAATATTGGAAATCCACCACGACCAAAGATGAATTCCTTTGGGACTTAAATTTTAAATAGAATTTAAGTCTTATAAATATAATCATTTACATAAGACAAGGAGCACTTTATGTCGGATGATAATAATAATAATGATGTATTGCATAGACTTCGTCAGCTAGAAATTCAAGAGGAACGAGCATCTGACATAGCTAGTAAATTAGAAAGAGCAGTAGACAAACTATCTATACATCTAGCACACTTTAAAGAAGAAGATGTGCTAGATAGAATTAGAAAGCTTGAGTTAGAAATGGTAAGTCAAGTTTTAATTGGCTCTGCTATAAAATGGTTAGGGGTATCAATCGCGGGTACGGCAATTATTTTGTCGATATCTTATCTTTTCGGCATCAAAGGTGTATAATAATGATAGAATTAGTGATAATTGTAATTGTCGTTGTATTTCTAAAAGCTTCATACGCAATATTAAAATTAGGTGATATAACTATTATATCACACAACAAGACAAATGTACATAGAAAAATTATTAAATAAAGATTGACAAATAGAACCATCCGTGTTATAATGAACTTATATTATTAATAGATCAAAGGTGATTAGATTATGAAACAACTAACTTTAGGTATTGTCGGCAAAGGATTTGTCGGTGGTAGTGTGTCCCATGGATTTAATGTCAATGTCGATCAACTAATAGTTGACCCTAGACACACCACTCTCAGCTTAGAAGACTGTGCTCTTGCACAACCCCAAATCATATTTTTATGCCTTCCAACACCACAAAGAGAAGACGGCGAAGTGGATGCATCTATAACTTATGAGACATTATTCCAGCTCGAACAATTGGAATATCGAGGCATCGTTGTTATCAAGAGTACGATCACTCCAGACCATCTTCGACTGATGGTCTCAAACTACAATTTAAAAATTGTATACAATCCAGAATTTCTCACCGAAGCCAATGCCCATTGGGACTTCTGTAATCCACCAATGCAAGTACTAGGTGGATATTTCGAGCTCTGCGAAGTTGTCGAAAGAGCATATCTTAACCATAGTAGGGTAAAGGTCGTTCCTACATTTAAGGTAGATATTGCTTCCGCAAGTCTTCTGAAGTATACAATTAATAGTTGGTTGTCTACCAAGGTGACCTTCATGAATGAACTTCACGAACTTCATAAAAAGACTAACACTAAAACCACTTGGCCCCAGTTTACCGATATGCTGACACGAGACTCTAGAGTCGGTGCTTCTCATATGAAAGTCCCTGGACCTGATGGTGATCGTGGATTTGGTGGACATTGCTTCCCCAAGGACACCTCCGCTTTGTTATCTTATGCAAAGCTCATGGGTTCCGAGCTCGGTGTACTTACTTCCGCGGTAGAAAAGAATAACAAGATTCGTGACAAATAGATTGACAAACACATTCGTTTGTGATATAATGGTATCTTAATAATGAAAGGAAAAAATAGTATGATTACAACATTAATAACAGTCCGTATGCCTAACGGCGAACTTCGTCGCGCAGACGTTGCACCTAAAACTAACGCCGGCTATCGAGTAGCTCGAGTTCATTCATTCAATGGTTATACAAAAATTCGTGGACGTGTAAGTGCCGCTCATGGTTTTAGTGAATCAAATCGAACGCATAAATTTCAAGTTAATGCAGCCGATGCCGATAAGGTGTTCTCTCCGGATAATTATATAGTCTCTGCATAATTAAGTTGAGTTGGTGTAATGGTAACACATCAGTTTCCAACGCTGAAATTTGGGGTTCGATTCCTTAGCTCTTCGCCATATCGAAAAAGGACCTACTAAAGGTCCTTTTTCTATAAATATAGAAAACGAAGGATGTTCTCTATGAATTACAATGCTATAATAGAATTACTGGTTAAAAAACCACTATCTGTATTTATTATACTCTCTGCCTTGTTTGGGTATGGATACTACGAACAGAATCAAGAACTACAGACTATGAACCTCGAAATAGGTGGTCTTCGAGCAGAACAAACTAAGATGAATGAAATAATCGTACTAAAAGTACAAGTCGCCAATATGTTGTCTGGCGCATCTTGTGACGCAAAGGATAAAATATAATGTATAATTTAATGCACGAAGGAATAGCAATCGCGGAATACGCAACTTTGCAGGCATGCCAAGCAGTTGCTACTGCTTCTCAATACTGTGTCTGGGTAGGTTGATGAAATCGTTTCTTGATTACACAATGCTCGAAGATAATGAGTATCAAGGAAAGAAAGTAAAGTTAAATGACCCTTTTAGGTTGCCTTCAGGGTCTACCAAAAAATTTGGCGTTTACGTTAAAAATGATAAAGATAACGTAGTTAAGGTTACTTTTGGTGACCCAAACATGGAAATCAAAAGAGACGACCCTGCTAGACGTAAATCTTTCCGAGCAAGACACGGCTGTGATAAGGACCCAGGACCAAAGTGGAAAGCAAAGTATTGGAGCTGTTATCAATGGCGTGCTGGCGCGAAAGTTGACAACTGAGTACGCTGCATGTAATATAACTTGTGTAGGATAACCCTACTCTATACAAGTTTTTTCAAGTTCCACCATATAACTCTAAGTTATATCGATATATTTCCAAGTTCTAAAAATTTCCAAGTTAGTTGTTGACATTATACCCCAACCATGGTATAATACATGTATAAATTAATTGAAGAGTCCCATATTATGTCCAGAAAAACTTTTAGTGTTGATGAAATTAAAAACATAGTTAATGATGCGTTGCTTAATAGCTGTGACGACTATAAAGACTTTCGCATAGGGCAATATGCTTTGCTAGAAACAATATTACACGCTACAGGAAACTACGCAGGATATAATTATCTTGACAAACAATCAATGAAAGATTCTACTGCTGGCACCGAGAAGAGTGTTGGCGTTCGCGAGTGGCAACCTGAGACAAGTCGGTGGAATTTCGAAAACACCGATGATTCTCGCCGTTATTACTACTAATTATATCGTTATAACTAATAAGTTGTTGACATTGTATTACACCTATGGTATAATAGTTGTATAAATTAATTGAAGAGACTAAATTATGAATACAGTCAAAGAACAGATCGAGAAAATGCGAATTACTTTAGAAAAACACACCGCTGAACATTATGTGAATATGAAATATGATATAGGTGTTTTTAATATTGATGTATCTTACGGCAAAAAATACGCGAAGATTATCAAATGTAAACCCAACACATTTAATCCCGAATCTGTGCACTCTTTTGTGAATTTGGAGAATGGAGATATACTTAAAGCCGCGTCTTGGAAAGCCCCTGCTAAAGGTGTTCGTGGAAACGTCTTTGACGAAAATGAAGGTTGTGTTACTGCTTGGGACGTATATGGAGCTAGATACTTATGATTAAAGATCCAAAAACGTTGCTTGTCGAATACGAAGGCAAATATGAAGGCAAATATGAAGACACAACATTCGAGATAGATACTGTCGGTGAGATTGTCTTGCAACCAATCGTGGAGGCACTTGTCGATGCTCGAAGCAGTTTGAAGGTGGGATATCTTGGAATTCATCCTGTTACCAGAATTACCGATGAAGAAGGCAAAATGCATTTTGCATTCAAAGTTGACGTTGAATATTATAACGACAGCGGCACTGCTACAATATATGATGACGAAATGGGCACGGATGAACATTTGAAAAACCCACAAAAGTTCGCTAAAGAATTTTTTGAAAGAGCCAACCGTTGGCAGAGAATGAACAATGAATAGACATGGTTATCTAACTTGGCCAGAGATTGCTGCGCCATTTATCGAAATTGCTTTTATTATATTTATTTGTGTCTTGATAGTCAGACTTTTATATATGATGCCCAACATCTTAATATATATTGTAACTGGCGCCATTTTGTGGTTAGGTTGGGGTTACTACAATGGTTATATATTTTTATAACTATTAATTATATCGATATAACTAATAAGTTGTTGACATAGCCCGTGGTTATGATATAATACATATATAAATTAAAGAGTTTAAATTATGACAACTACTACTGCACTAACAGAAAAAGCATATTGGTTCGCGTGGAAATATCACGGCGACATATATCATAAAAGAAAATACACAGGAGAGCCTTATATCTTTCATCCGGTTAATGTAGCGCTGACATTACGTTCGGTAGGTATCACGGATGAACATGTAATCGCTGCTGCTTTCTTGCACGACACAGTTGAAGATACTGAGGTCACCTTGGATATGATTCAAGAAGAATTTGGTACTAGGGTACATGATATGATCAAAGCATTGTCTGATGACCCATTTATCGAAGGTGTGAGTCCTAACAGGGCGGCTAGAAAGAAGATGGACCGAGAAAGATTAGGTGCCGCAAGTGCTGATGTACATAACATCAAGGTCGCAGATTTGATAGACAACAGTGTTTCTATTATCGAACACGATCCCAAGTTTGCAAAGGTTTATTTGAAAGAAAAAGCATTGCTTCTGGATGTATTGACCAAGGCAGATTCTGTTTTGCTCGCTCAAGCTAGAGAAATGTTATAAGGTTATAACTACAAGTTATAAGAAAGTTGTTGACATTATACCCGAACCATGGTATAATACATGTATAAATTAATTAAAGAGACTAAATTATGAAACAAACTGGATACATTGCATATTATAACTCTAAGAAAATAGAGATACCTTTATCCGTCGGCGATCTATACGCCGCCAAAATCTTCGCTATCAAAGAACTTAAGGTGCCTAAATCTAAACAAGGGTTATTGTCAATCGAACCAGGGTATGAAGAAAATGATTAGATTCGTGTTTGGAATAATTACCTTATTATTGGCGTCTGCCATGCTTGATAACCCAGAACTAAATTTGGCGTATATCTTGGCTTTTGCCATTGTCGGTGTTGTGTCTGTAATTTTTGGAACATTGAAGTTAAAGAAAGATGGAGTTTTTGATGACTAGAATTGATCTCATTGCAGACGCAGTCGCCAAGACACAAAAAAGCGATGAATTTAAATTGACAATGAAACGGCTTGCCATAAAAGCAAAGGTCAGGGCGTTATCTAAACGAACTGTTGTAGTTAAAGAGTCAGAGATCAATTATCTATCCTCAGACAATTTTGATGACAATAATGATGACATTGATAATTTTGAAGGAGGCTTCTGGTGATAGGCAATCACCAATACATGAATATAGCAAGGGAAGTTGCACGCAGTTCTAAGTGCGTCTCTGTTCAAGTTGGTGCGATTATAGTCAAAGATGATCGCATTATATCAACCGGTTATAACGGCACACCAAAAGGGTATACCAACTGTTGTGATGTATGGACTGAATCAGGGGAGGCACATTCTGCATGGAGTGCAGATCACGAAATTCATGCAGAAATGAATGCTATCATATTTGCCGCACGGGCTGGCTTATCAATTGAAGGCGGCACTATGTATACAACTCTATCTCCTTGCAGACAATGCCTGAAACATTTAAGTCAGGCAGGTATACAAATATTATACTATGCCGAACGCTACAAAAGAACGAGTGATGATCAGATGGCATTAGACTATAAATTCTGCGGCCCTGATTTCAACCTATTACATTTGCGATGAATATTGACCTATCTATTAGTTATATCGATATAACAACTAATTATAACTAAACTAAAATTAGTTATTGACATTATACCCCAACCATGGTATAATACATGTATGGAAATTGAGAAAAAAAAATTATATGATTAATACTATAGAATATGCAGATCAAATTGCAGCAATAATGCACGAAGGCCAATTTGATAAAGGCGGTGAGATATACATCAATCACCCAAGAGAAGTTGCAAAGATACTTCAAAAAACTTATCCTTTACTAATCACAGACAATGACATTATGGCTGCATTATTGCACGACATTGTTGAAGATACCGATATGACGGCTGTTCGACTAGGTCAGTTAGGATTCAACAGAAAAGTTGTTGATGCTGTTGTAGCACTAACCAAAATTAAATCACCTATCTATGAAGATTATAATGTCTACATGGATCGAGTTATGTTAAATCCTATCGCAATGCGAGTCAAGATTTGTGATATGACTCATAATATGGATTTAAGGCGAATGAAAAGAATTGAAAATGCTGACTTGACGCGTCAAGCAAAATATGAATTTTGGATCGAAGTGCTTAAAGAGGAGTTAAGTTCCATTGATCCTGAATGATTATAAATACCCCATGCCAAAACTAATTCTTGTTGTTGTAATAGTTATATTAGGAAATATTATAAACGTCGGTATCAATCATGATGTGATATACATATCATTTTCTAATGATTATGGACAAACGAAAAGTAATTATCCTAAAGCTGGAAGATTTTTTGGTGATGAATAAAAGACAACAGACAGTTGAATTGACCAAAGACGAATTGGAAGAATGGGCAGAAATAATAGGTCTTGTTCAACCTGAAAACGAATACGTCGATCTATGCGGTATCTGGGCATTAAATCCACATTATCTATCACAGGAATTAATAAGCGGTGACTATGATGAATGATCTTTTTTCGTTGATCATAGTCACCGCTTCTATTATAATTCTTGGTTTGTTGATGTTTTCTGTAATGTGTGAACTAAGCAATATAATACACAATAAGGATAATGACGATGAAAGTTGAGATAGGGCCATACTTAACCTATTGGGGACCGTATCAGTTTACAGATTTACTTCAGCATATAGGTGTAAGTGAGGACAAGTGTTTTGAACTTGGTGGAAAGCTGCCTGAATGCGTTAGTGATGTATGTCAATGGGTATATGATAAACGAAAGCGAAAAGTGATAGTAAAGCTTGATCAATACGATACTTGGTCTGTCTATTCAACTCTCTCTTATATCATAGTTCCATTACTTAAGCAACTTAAAAAAGAGCAGCATGGTTATCCTTCCGAATTTTGCGACGAACAAGAGTACTCACCACAGCACTCATTTGTGGGGGAAGGATTTCAACTAGAAGAAAATTCTGGCGCAAAGGAATGGGATAAAGTCCTGGACAAAATGATCTGGGCATTCGAACAGACCATTGATGATGGCTGGGAGAGTCAATATTATACAGGAGAATTTGATTATAGATGGGAGGACACATCAGATGAAGATCTTTCTGAATTAGTAAAAGGGCCGAATCATACCAGTGTTTGTGATCATGTCGGTCTGAAAAAACATCATGAACAGATGCAAGAAGGATTTGATTTGTTTGGAAAACACTATCAATCACTTTGGGATTAAATGAATAATTATAAAAGCAGAAGCAAAGTTATACCGCACTGGCGGTCAAATTGTCAAAAAGGACCTGATCATATCGGGAACCACGGCCAAAAAGGTCTCAAGTCGTGGCCTGCTGGTCGCTGTGGTACATAATAAATTAAGGGCGCGGCGCCTTTTTGTTATAAATAATATTATCCTAACTTACAAATTATCAGAGAGATCATGAAATCATTTAAAGAGTTTGACGAAGCAACAAAGTCCAAATTTAGCAAGGGTGATGTTGTAACTGTAAAAAATGCAAATAAATACGACTCTTTGTCTCCAAAAACACTGAAAGGTGTTGTAGATATGGTTAACCCTAACGGCACAATTAATGTAAGTGTCAAAAACGGTTCTATGAGTGTTGATGCAAAAGATCTTTTGAAAGAAGCCAAGACTTCCTATGAGATATATCATGACTCTATGAGCAATGCATTTACAGAAGTCGAAAAGGAATTAAAGAAAACCGGCTTTGCTATCGAAGATGAATCTCGATGGAATGATGTTGCAACAGGTCCTGCAAAGCCAGGCCGTGGAAAGACAAATAGATACACCTTAACTCTTGTTGATAAAAATGGCAAGGAATCAAAGAAAAAACTACACATACAAATCTACAACAGAGAAAGCAAAAGCAAAACATTCGAACTAAACATGTATGTAAATTAATATGTTATCCTTTAAAAATCATATAGTGGAGCAACAAGAACTCCAAGAAAAACTTCTGCTAATCAACAAAGGCGCTCGATACGGTCAGATTGTTATACTTGCCGGTGGCGCCGGTTGTTTCTCGGCAGATACTCTGGTACATACTGAATCGGGCCATACACCAATTTCAGATATAAAAGAAGGTGATTTGGTTTGGACTACAAATGAAGATACAGGAAACGAAGAACTTAAAGAAGTTGAAGACACCCACTCTTTCGAAGCTAATCCAGAGCCTATGTTAGAATTAGAGTTCGATAATGGCGAAATAGTTAAGTGCACTGCAAATCACGAGTTCTTTATTGAAGGTGAATGGGTACAAGCAAAGGATATACCAATAGCATAATAAACGCAATACCAACACCACCTGCCAAAAGGTTTAGTTGATTTTGGAATAAATTTAGACAAACGTTTAGCATGTGAATCACAATTTCCGCAATATAAATATAAATATATGACGGAAATGGAACTAAATATAGATAAAGCAATGATGGTGGAAGATATACGATTGGGAAATGTTGTTATAGACACAGGCAAGGCCCATCGAGTATGAATGACGACACAAAAAATGGTTAAGATTTTTAGAAAAGGCTGAATATTTAAAAGACCGAGGTCATTTTCCAGAATTGACCCTTACCGAACTTACCGAGAAATTGGAAAAAACAGATGAAATTAATAAGAAGAAGTGAAATAACTAAGGAAGTAGTTCACGATCTGAGCATATCGGGCAATCACAACTATCATGTCACAAAGCAAAATATGTTAGTTCATAACTCTGGTAAAGGGTTTGCCGCAAAGAATTTTATTAACTCTCAGGATTATAAAGTTCGTGATGTTGATGAATGGAAAATGACGTTCCTTAAAATCGATAAGTTAAAAAAGAAATATCCAGAGATACGTGGCCTCAATTTAAAGAAACCTGAAGACGTTTTTAAACTACACAAGTTTGTAGACGAAAAAGGAATCAAAGATAAAACTCTGTCTAATATGATTGGCGCCATGCAGAATAAAGAAATATTGCCAAACATCATGTTTGACGTTACTCTAAAAGATCTAAAGCAAATTGATAAAACTTTACCTAGAATGTATGATGCGGGATATAATCCTAACAATGTACATTTGGTTTGGATATTAACAGATTATAAGATAGCGATTAAACAGAATGCATCCAGAGAAAGAGTAGTACCTTCAGATATTATGTTCGAAACTCATGAAGGCGCGGCCAAGACTATGTGGGATATTGTAGATAAAAATAAGATACCCGTTGGTCTGAATGGCGGCATTCACGTTGTATTAAACAACCAAAAGAATACTATATTCTTCAAGACTTCTGATGGAAAAGATTATAGATCAAATGGTGATAAACCTACAGACTCTATTCGTGGTACCCAAGCGCGTGGTCGTACAGGATTAGATAAACCTTTCGGTGGCAAGAAGCAGAAAGGTGATATATTTGGTACAATAAAAGATTTTAAATACCTGACCCTCAAAATGCCATCCAAACCCGTAAACAAAATGATTGATATTAAAACTCAATTGTGGGGTTGGATATCTGCAAATATACCAATTGATACCCTTATGGCAAGGAAGTTCGATTAGTACATACCAACCTGCCCCGGCACGACTTAGTTATTATAACACACTTCTATTCACTTGTCAACACCTAATTAATTAAAAATAAGTGTTGACAAGTACCATTATTAATGATATAATGGTTGTATAAATTAATTGAAGAGTGTATATTATGAAAACAGATCACGAAAACCGAATGCTTTCAATTGCAATCGAAATTACTGCTGCTGCTTTCTCTTATGATCTAGATAAAGGCGGTCGACCATATATTCTTCACTGTATTCATGTAATGAACAACATTGGAAAGAAAACAAAAAACGACCCTGAAATGATGCAAATCGCCATCATGCATGACTTGATCGAAGACAAACCCGAATGGACATTTGATAGATTGCAGCGCACGGGTTTTAGTGACAGAGTTATTGCTGGAATTGAGTCGATGACTCATTTACCAGACGAAGATTATGATCAATACATTAATAGAATCGCCGTAAATGAGGACGCGGTAATGGTAAAATTAATTGATCTGAAACATAACATGGACCCAACTCGTATGAAAGGTTTGCGTGGAAAAGACTTTGCTCGGATTGAAAAATATCATCATGCCTTTGCTTATTTGGCAACTTTAACTTTTGCGTAATTTATGATATGAACAAACACAAGATAACTGTATTAAAGTTTAAGCTGGTGTTGGTTGTGACCTTCTTGGTGTTAATCGGCATTTTGCACTACTGTATAAAATTGAAATGAGAAATTAATAATGACATTTAAAACAAATCCTTGGGATTTCATAGTACATCTTCAGAGCGACAATGGTAAAACTTTTAAACAGAATGCCATCCGCGTCGAAGCTGAAGCAGGAAATGACGAATTGTTTGCAGGGTTTAATTTAGCAATGAATCCTCTTATCACGTTTGGAGTTAAAAAAATTCCTTGGTCTACACAATCATTTGATTCACCTACGTTACCATGGGATGACTTTACTAATTTAACAGATGACCTCGAATCTAGAAGGTTGACGGGACATGCAGCAAGAGATGCGATAATCGAAGTTATGCAAAAGTCTGGCAAAGATCAATGGGACTTCTGGTATCGCCATATTCTTATTCAGGATATGAGATCAGGATTTACTGAATCCACAGTCAACAAGGCAGTAAAAGAGGCGGGTATGCTAACAGAATATGGTATTCCTGTTTTTGCTTGTATGCTTGCTCATGATAGTGCAAAACACGAAAAGAAAGTTGTAGGTAAAAAGCAAATAGAAATCAAGCTCGATGGAGTTAGAGTTCTGACTGTAATCAAGGCCAACAAAGGTGGTATCATCCAAACCACTCGCAATGGCCGTGAATTGCTTAATTTTGGCCACACGAAGACGGAATTGTCGGCACTAGATTTTCCTGTTGATATGGTACTTGACGGTGAAATTATGTCGAGCAACTTTCAAGACCTGATGACTCAAGTCAATAGACAAAGTGATGTGGATGCTGGTGATGCTGTGCTTCACGTATTTGATATATTGCCCTTGGATGAATTTCTTGCTGGAAAAAGTCTATTAAAACAAGCCGAACGCTCCGTTGTTGTAGAATCATATAACAAATCATATCTATTCAAACACATTAGATTTTTATCTAGTGAAGTGGTTGATCTTGATACTGACGCAGGTCGGGCAAGATATAAAGAAATTAATAAACAAGCAATCGAGGGTGGATATGAAGGAATCATGCTTAAAGACCCAGAATCATTTTATGAATGTAAACGGTCTTCAAGTTGGTTGAAATTAAAACCATTCATAACGCTTGACTTGAAGGTGATAAAGCTAGAAGAAGGCGAAGGAAAATATAAAGGCACCCTTGGTGCACTTGTATGCAGTGGTGTTGAAGATGGTAAAGAGATCTTGGTTAGTGTTGGGTCAGGGTTGACTGACGAGACTCGCGATCTTATATGGAATAGCGATAACCCTGTTGGTGTCGTAGAGATAAAAGCAGACGCCATCACTCAGTCTAGAGATAAAGACACTTATAGTTTAAGATTTCCGCGATTCGTCCGATTCCGCGGCTTTGATGAACAGGAGAAAATGTAATGAATAAACAAGATTTAACAATTGAAGAAAAAATGCTACATATGTTCGAGGTTGTACATGGAAAAATGTCAAGGGGTATCAACGCTATATATGTAGCCCAGGATGATGATGATGATGATAGTCCTAAGGAAGATACTATCTTTGTGATGAAAGACGAATGTGTAGCTTGGAGTGTTACTAAAAGCGACTTGTTTTTTGATTATCTGACAAGAAACTTGAATATGTGGGAAATCAAACATGGCGAAGAAAGACAAGGTGGTGTATCGCAATGATCATAGGCATAACTTTTAGCACCTTTGATCTTTTTCATGCAGGTCACGTTTCCATGTTACACGAAGCAAAACAAAAATGTGATTATCTAATTGTAGGATTACAGTCAGACCCGACTATCGACAGGCCTCAAAAGAATGCACCTATTCAGTCTTTGTTTGAAAGATATGTGCAATTAAAAGGGTGTCGGTACGTTGATGAGATCGTGCCGTACACACGTGAGACCGATCTTGAAGATATAATGCTCACATATGATATACACAAGAGATTTATTGGCGAAGAGTATAAAATGACAAATTTCACAGGTAAGTCGATTTGTGGTAAGAGAGACATCGAAATCGTGTACAACCAACGAAAGCACTCTTTTAGCACTACTAATTTGAGAGAACGCGTAGTTGAACGATATATTGGCGATGTTGTTGACATTACACCATAGTTGTGGTATAATACACGTACTAAATAATTAAGTAGGAAGTCATTAAATGGGTATGATGTGTTCGTGGTTTGGCCATAAAGTTGATCGAAAAAACGTTCATCGTCGGGTACGAGGCACTTACACTTTCTTTGACATAAAATCAAATTACCACAGTGAACGGTACAGTAGATGTTTGCGCTGTCATGTAGATATTTCATATATACGTTACTTCGATATCTGGAAAACTGAATCAGAAATAGAAAGTGCGAACCTGCGTGAGTTTATTGGTGCTAATTATAAGAAGATTGAGAAAAAAATTTATGTCAACAGAAAATTATACAGACGAACAATATCTTATTATGGAAGAAGAAAATGATTCGTGGTATTCAGAACATATGTACGAAAGCGCCATGGAATGGGACTACTGGCACCAAGAGGAAATGTCCAAGATGGATCTTGTAAACAACCCCGAGCCTGAACCCGAAGACATTTATGAAATACTGTCTAGAGGTCATTATGACAGCGAGGATTATAGATGAATATATTAAACAGATATGCATTTTGTGTGGTGGATACAGTCAAGTTTCATAAGCATCCTTATTGTTCTATTTGGTATGGCATCTTTATGATGTTTATGATCTTTAATGCAATAGAGGGAATGATCGAAATCCTAATATGGGGTGCGCCATTTCAACACAGTTGGGACTATGTTTTTCTGGCTGCATTCATTTTGTCTGGTGTGTGGATATCCGTATTGCACCATGAATACCAAAAAATGAGAAATAAATCTTGATACAGAGCAAATTTGTATCGTTGGTGGAAACTTGTCTAAATACGATCATTGGATTTGTAATAGGGTTTATCTCATGGCCTGTGATTGCGTCAATAACAGGCATGAACTTTACATCTAATCAACATTGGGCCATTGTTACATTTTTTACTGTAATCAGTATTGCTCGTGGTTATATTGTTAGACGATGGTTCAATAATCATTTAAACTACGTGGCAACAAGGTTGGAATACTACAAGATACAATTCTTTAGTTATTGGGAATCTTAAAAGTTATAAATAGCTAAATGAAATCCTTTAAAAACTTTAACGAAGAAATAACTCAAGATCAACTTAATCAGGTAGAGAAGTTTGCCGACAAGTTGTTTAAAAAGGCAAACATCGATGTATCTTTTACACGACATTTCGCCGACAGAATGAATGATGAGAGAAATGGAAAACCCATTACTGCTGCAGAGTTAATAAGTCTGTTCAGAAAAGCTTGGAAAAAAATGGGAAAATCTATGGCAGACTTTCCAGACAATTTCGAGGCAGTTATTAATGATGTTGCAAACGATGTAAACATACCGTTTGTCATAAACGCACGTCCAAAAGATAAAGAGATGGTCACAAAGACTATCATGAGAAAGAAAGACTTTAAGTCTAACGACCCTAAAATTAAGGTATGATATGAAAACATTTAAATTTTTTAGAGAACAAGATTGCTGGGACGGCTATAAGAAAGACGGTAAGCAGGACGGTACTGGAAAGAACAAAGGTAAGATGGTTAATAAATGTGTCAAAGAAGATGATTTTGAGCCGCACATGATGTATGACCCTAAGACAGGAAAAAGCAAAATGGCAAAGGTTAAAGCAGATCATCTAAAAATGAAAGATATGGGTTGGTCTCACGAAGCACCAAAATAAAGGTTGACAAAGGTGTAAAAACCTGTTATAATAACTATATATTAAATAATAAAACGTATAAATAAACATATGAAAACATTAATTTTAAAACTAGAACAACTCTTAAAACACGAGAAATTGTGTAGCGGGGATGCATTGTCTTAAAGAAAGTAACAAACTTATAATAAGAGACAACGTTAACCCGCCATAGAAATATCGCGGGTTTTTTTATGGGTAGAATATATTTTGGGGTGTGATAGGTGTAATTGGAAGCATGCATGACTGTGACTCATGAGGGTTGGGTTCGAAACCCAGATTACACCCCAAAATATATTAAAAGAATTATACATCTGTCTGCTAACTGGAATAGGCAACTTGACTTTCAATCAGGGAAATGCGGGTTCGATCCCCGTCAGATGTACCAAATAAGAGAATAGTATGATGGTTATATGGAAAACAATGCCCGTTATGATTAAGGTCAAAATGCAACATCTTCGTAAGATGGGTAAAGGTAAACTTGCCAATAGTCATATTATGGATAATGGCGAGGTGCCAGTTGCTGTATTTAATGAGATCACTAATTTGATGATGGGAGTTGATAATAACCGCGGGACTGCTTACGCTTGCCGCAACCGTCTACGATATAGAAAAAGAAAAACAACTTAATAAGTTGAGGATTTAATGCGAGGGTGGCTAATGAGAATTGGCAGATCTACTGGTTTTAGAAACCAGGCCTTTGAGGGTTCGAGTCCCTCTCCTCGTACCAAAATGCGTGAACGCTACACGATAACAAAGCGGACCTGGGTCCATAATATAAAGGGCAATTATCCCGGACTTTTAATCCGGTTATCAGAGTTCGAATCTCTGTGGACCCACCATTTTACGTCTCTATGGATTACCGGTTAGATCACTTGGCTTTCACCCAAGAGTAGGGGGTTCGATTCCCCCTAGAGACACCAAATTAATCTGACTTAGGTTAGAATAATACCACCATACCCCAATTGGCAGAGGGGACTGTTTCAAAAGTAGTTAATGTCTCGGTTCGAATCCGAGTGGTGGTACCAAATTATGCGTCGGTGGTCCAATTGGCAGAGGCGCTGGACTTAAAATCCAGATGTTGCGGGTTCGACTCCCGCTCGACGTACCATTTTAAACAGGAAACAGGAAATATTATGAATATCAAAGACATGGTCAAGAACAAGCAAGTAACCTTCCAATATTACAGAGAAGGGGAATTGTGGTACTCTACTGCTTGTGGTTTTAATTTCCCAGTACCTATTGCTGATGTGGGCGGCGCTTCATTAATGGCCTCAGATCGGGCCATTATGTTTATGAGGTGGATCAGAAAGCACATTACTATGCTGCAGTCCGCAAAGCAAGCAGAGATATCGTGAATATCGAGCCAGACATAAATTTCAATATACCTGCACAAAAACTTGAGGTTGTGGGTTTGACATTAACCAAAGATGCATCACAATTTATCAAATGGGAGATTGATAACCGTGGAATCGAGACTATAGGAGTTCGATTTGGTGTAGAAGGTGCTGGTTGTGGTGGTTATCAATATCTGGTTGAATTCGTGGAGACGCCTGATGAATATGATTACAAGTTCACGGATGCTCATGACGGCGTGTCTATATTTGTTGATAAGAAATCTATATTGTTTATCGATGGAATGGAAGTTGACTACGTTAAGAAACTATTCGAGTCTGGCTTGACATTTAACAATCCACTGGCAGGACAGGCATGTGGATGTGGTGAATCATTTAGTTTAAAATAAATTTAGATTAAGCACAAAACTTGTATATATAATACATAACCAAAATTAATGAGCAAAATGACTTCCCTAAGACAACAGTTTATATCGATTCAATATCCGACGATCAATGATCGCGGCAATTGGGCGAGCATGGCCGATATTGGCTTGGGGAAAGTATAACTTGATATAAAAACCATATTCAAGAATACCAAACCCCAACTCTTCACAGATTGGGGTTTTTTTTGGACTGAATAAATTAAAAATAAAGGTTGACATAGGCACAAAATCCTGTTATAATAAATGTATAGGAAATGAGAAATTATTCTCGATTAGCTCAAAGGTAGAGCATTCGGCTGATAACCGAACGACGGTGGATCGTTACCATCATTGAGAACCAAATTATATCGATATAACCATAAGTTCTAACTAAACTGAAATTAGTTGTTGACATATTGCCGGGACTATGGTATAATACATGTATAGAAATTGAGAAATATTATGATACAGAATAAATTCAAATCCAAGGTAACTAAATTGTTATTAAAATGGGGAAACAATGAGAATGATGTAGCAAAAATGCTTGATAATAATTATGAATATGCTGTAAAGACGTACAGTCAAGCTAAACCCGCTTCCATCGCTGATATCATTAGTTCACTACGATAAGTACTGAATCTAATTATAAGAATATTGCAATTAGTTGTTGACACAGGTACTAAATCCTGTTATAATGAATGTATAGGAAATTGGGAATTTGTAAATGCTGATCAAGAATCAAGAATTAAGAATTCCTTTAGTTGAAAAATAGAAAAATATAGAAGAAGACGACATAAGATATGGTTAAGGCCTGCAAATCAGGCCTTAATTTTCTTTATAATTATAACGATATAACAATTAATTATAAAGAAAATTAAGAAAAAAGATTGACAAGTTCGAAAAACCATGTTATAATACATGTATAAGAAATAAGAAATACATCGGGGTGTTCCTCTGATGAATGATCTTCAATAAATTAGAATATACAAAGCGGTGATTCGCTAACTATTTGATGATAGAATCACCGCGAGGATATGATTGGTGCGAGTGCTCAGTTGCTGGGCAGCCAATCAGATGCCTTTATTAATCTTTCATAGGAGGAACGGGATGAAAAATCCAGTGGCAAAACATGCTCGTACTTATAACAAGTCTGTTGTAATGCGTGACAAGAAAAAAGATTATACTCGAAAGGGTAAGTCAAATTTTAAGAAAACAATCAAAGATTACTTTTTAATGGTAATAACGCTGCATATGGTTTGCAGATCACCATCAAAAAGTATTCTTACGATTCAACTGAGATGTCAGTGCTGCAGCAACAATTTTTATAAACTTTCTTTGAGTTCGAACTCTTGATCGTAGAAAAAAAATTGTAAATCATCTAAGGAGGAACTCAGCTGCCTTATAAAAAAATACGGTTGAGCCAATTTATTCCAAACGGGCCCTCTAGGTGGGGGCATTGCACTGTTAATGCAAGCGTGCTAGGATCGTAGCCTAGGTTTGGAGCCAATTTTTAAAACAGTAACAACAGCAATGTTACTGTGCAATTTAATGTTCCCGTAGTCTAATTGGATAGGCACGTTGCAATAAGTCGATATAAGGTAACGTGTATATTACATGATAACAAATAATGCGTGTATGGTAAAACTGGAAATCACACGATTCTTCTAAAGTCAAGTTCAGGGTTCGAGTCCTATCGGGAATGCCAAAACGCCCCTAAAGCATAAAAGGTGATGCACCGGTTTTGTAATCCGGATAAGTTGGTTCGATTCCGACTAGGGGCTCCAATTACGCGTCTTAGGCAGTTGTGGTCAATGCGCTGGTTTGAAGAACCAGATAACGAGGTTCGATTCCTCGAGGACGCACCAAATTTAGAATATTGTGTCAGGGTGTAGGTTAGCTTGGTAAGTCACGTTTATAGAGCATTTAGTCCGGGCGTAGCTGAGCTTGGTTTAGTACCGCGTTTGGAACGCGGAGACGCTGGTTCGAATCCAGCCGTCCTGACTAAATGCTTTAGATGGATGGTTCGAGTCCAACCATCCTGACAGAATATTTTAAATTAAGACCCTTTAGCTCAATCGGGAGAGCGCCACCCTGTCAAGGTGGAGGCAACGAGATCAAAACTCGTAAGGGTCGCCAACATGTAGATGCTACCACTTTGTACAAGGTGATCAGCAAGGCGAATGGAAAGTTTGCCGCCAATTTATAGAGAGTACAATGTTAAGTCCCTATACGGGAATCATAGTCAGGTTCAAGTCCTGCGCTCTCGACCTTTTTAACGCGGAACGCAACGGTTGCATTCCAGGCTCATAACCTGTGAAGCAGAGGTTCAAGTCCTCTTTCCGCTACCAAATATGCACGACAGATGAAGTAGAGAAAAGCCGTCGAGGTGCGGCAGGGATGATGCTGATATATCGTTAAAGCCCATTTGTTATCGCCCTCTGTCTGTCGTGTGTTTTATTTTTGCAGGTAAGCTCGAGGTGAGTCGCCGGCCTTCCAAGCCGTGCTGAGTGGATTTCGATTATCCCTACCTGCTCCCTTGAGTCGAAGTCAAGACTCGAAATATTATAAATAGATGTATGGAAATAAAATACACTGTTTATAAGATTTCAAATCAAATCAATGGCAAGTTCTATATTGGAACACATAAGACCAAAAATTTGAACGACAATTATATGGGTTCTGGAAAATACTTAAAATACGCTCAGGACAAACATGGATTAGACAAATTCACAAAAGAAATCTTATTCGTTTATGACAACCCAGAGGAAATGTTTAACAAGGAATCTGAAATTGTTAATCTTGATTTCATTGCTGAATCTAATACCTATAACCTAAAATTAGGTGGTTCTGGTGGATGGGACTATATCAACTCTAATGAGAAATTGAGAAAACTTAAAAATCAAAAGGCAATGCGCATAGCTAATGAAAATGGGGCATCAGAAAAAGCTAATGCCCGACATTATAAGACTCAAGCTATATATAAAGAATCTCCTAAGATATGTGAATATTGTCATGATGCTATATCTTATAAAAAACGAAAGAACAAATATTGTAGTTCTAGTTGTGCCGCAACGGTGACCAATGCAACTAGAACATTGAAAAGAAACAAAGGTAGTGACACCCATTAGGAAGGGTACGCGGCTGTAACCCGCAGGTATGCTAGTCATTGAGGGTTCGAATCCTTCCACTACCACCAAATTCTTAGAGATCCGGTTCGAGTCCGGCATGTGGTGTAATATGGAACACGCGATAGAATAAAGGTTCGGCTACCTTCTTAAAAGGTCCACCAAATTTGGGGAATCTGTATGGGATAGACTTGACATTTGCAATGTCGATGGATCGGATCGTTACCGATATTCTCCACCAATTTTACGGCAGATGACCCAGCTGATGACGGGTGCGAATTGCAAATTCGTTATTGAAGAGTTTGATTCTCTTATTTGCCTCCAATATTGGCTCGGCCGCTGGGCGGTGACGACACTCCAAACGTTGTCTTGTAAGGTTCAATTCCTTATCGGGTCGCCATTTTCGGAAGATGATCTAGTCTGGTGACTAGGATTGTTTGCTAAACAAATCGCACCAGAAATGTGTGTCTGATTCAATTTCAGCGTCTTCCTCCACTTTTATGGTGGGCGGTCAGGGACCAATCAGAGTTCATATCTCAGATCAGTTAGGTTCGATACCTAGGCTCACCACCATCAATGCCAGCGCATGGTTTGCTAGGATATTATTGTCAAGGCGTCACTTTGATATCCAATACGAGGTTCAATCCCTCGGCTGGTACAGCTTAACTGGGAAAGCAACAAACTCATAATTTGGAGAGAGAGGGATCGTGACCCTCTCGGCCCACCAATTAAAGTCGATTAGCTGAGGGGATTAGCACAGGTTTTACATGCCTGAGACGTTGGTTCAATTCCAACATTGACTACCAAAAATGGAAGGTACCGTGCTGGGCACAAATTGGGTTTGAACCCCAAGGGATCGTTTATAGCGTTCGGGGATCGTTACCTCTACCTTCTTCCAAATTACATCTACTGAATATAGTAGAAAATCTTGTTATAACACACTGTTTAGCATAATAATTTCTGTGATTAGTGCACTATGACACAGCAATAATGCAATGGGTCCTTAACCCAGTTAATCAGGCACGATCCTGAGACAGTTTTAAATTATGGATTGATCCGCTGGGTAGGCCGGCAAACGGTGTTGAATACCGTGGTGACGTTAGTAGCGTTAGGGGTTCGACTCCTCATCTTTCCGCCAATTTATAGGAAACGAAATGTCTAATAGAAGCGGTAAACATAGAAAGTTCCGAGACAAATTGAAGGCAGGTAAAATATGCCCTCATTGCTTGTCCGGTAATCTAACCAATTGTGACCAGAAAAACAAAGAAGACCATAGGCATCACGTCCACTGCAATAAATGCAAATTCGAAAATTATTAAATTATGCTCTCGGCAACTGGATGCAACTCGGCCTACGAAGCTGGGAATTTATAGGTTCGAGTCCTATCGGGAGCGCCAAATTGTATATTCTAATTATAGGCGTGTAGTGTAGTAGGAAACACGGCAGATTTTGAATCTGCTATCCTAGGTTCGAACCCTAGCATGCCCACCAATTCCCCCATATAACTATCAGTTATATCGATATAACAACTAAGTTGTTGACACAACCCCCACCTTATGATATAATACACGTATTGAAATTGAGAAACAAATTAAATTATGAATATATTTTATCTTAGCAATGATTACGAGATTGCTGCAGCAATGCATTGTGACAAACATTGTGTTAAAATGATTCTTGAATATGCACAGATGTTATCAACTGCCCATCGTATACTCGACGAAGGTACAGAATTATCAACTGATCTATATAAAATCGCTCATAAAAACCACCCATCAACTATATGGGTGCGAGAAAACAAGCAACAATATATGTACATGTATAACTTGTTTCAATCCCTTTCGGAGCAATACACGGCACGTTACGGCAAGGTACATTTGTCTTGGAGAAAATTAGGTACCTTGCTTGGAAAATTACCGAAAGGTATTCCAGATGCAGGTTGGCGCGAACCGCCACAGTGTATGCCAGATTACTGCAAAGGTACTTCTGCTGTCGATGCATACCGTAAGTATTATGTCGAAGAAAAAAGTTACTTCGCTGCATGGAAATTTAATACAGTGCCTGTTTGGTATACGGCAGGTCTCAACAAAAATAATATAGGAAAGGAGTTACAATAATGAAAGTTTTAACTGGCCGCGGCCATGTAGTAAAGGCTTGGTGTGATGGTGTTGATTTTGCGGAAAACACAAAAGAACAATTAATGAACCTTGCTGATATGCCATTCATACACAAATGGATTGCGTCTATGCCTGATGCCCACTTAGGTAAAGGTTGCGCTATAGGAACAGTTCTGGCCACCAAAAAAGCGATTATCCCGTCTGCAGTTGGCGTTGACCTTGGCTGCGGCATGCAAGCCGTTAAAACGTCTTTAACTGCGTCTGACTTGCCTTTTAACCTAAAATCGATGAGATTAGACATTGAAGCGGTGATTCCTGTAGGACAAGGGAAACATAACGTCCAGAAATTACCCAAGGAAGTTATCGATACTTGGAATAAACATTTAAGTTCAGGCTTTGATAATTTGCGTGAATTTGCCCCTGTCGAGAAGACAAACAATATTGCTCATCTAGGCACCTTGGGTGGTGGAAATCATTTCATCGAAGTGTGTATCGAGAAAGCAGACAATTCGGTGTGGGTAATGCTACATTCAGGTAGTCGTGGTGTGGGTAATGCTATTGGCAGATACTTTATTGAGAAAGCAAAGTTGGAAATGGAGAAGTATTTTATTTCTTTGCCAGACGAGGACTTGGCATATTTACCAGAAAACTCGACCTACTTCGATCAATATATCGAAGCCGTTGACTGGGCACAAGAATTCGCGAAGATGAATCGTGCTTTGATGATGAAAAATGTTTTAGAAGTGCTTGAAAAACATACACAACCTTTTACGGTAGATGAGTTGACTGTTGACTGTCATCATAACTATGTACAGAAAGAAAACCATTACAACGAAAATGTGTGGGTTACTCGAAAGGGTGCGGTTTCTGCTAAGAAAGGGCAATATGGTATCATTCCAAGTAGCATGGGACAGAGATCATTCATAGTTAAAGGCTTGGGAAACAAGGAATCTTTCCACAGTTGTAGTCATGGCGCCGGTCGGGTTATGTCCAGAACCCAAGCGAAGAAATTAGTAACTATGCAGCAACACGAAGAAGCAGTTCGTGGTGTGGAGTGTAGAATAGACGAAGGTATTATAGACGAGACTCCAAGTGCGTATAAACCTATCGATGATGTAATGGCAGCTCAGGCCGATTTGGTAGAGATTGTACATGAAATTAAACAAGTGCTTTGTGTAAAGGGTTAATACTATGGGAACGTATGAAATAACATTCAGAACCCGTAAATTAGACGGAACGGGTCGACAATACGGAACCAGAGCAAGTGGGGATGCATCCATCGAGGATATGTTGGATTTAGCAGAAGACTTGTGTGGAGAAGATTACGAGGACATTTGTTCTATCGTAATAACAGATATTATATTAGACGTTTTCAATTAAAAGAGACAAATTAGATGATTAAAATTTTTAAATATGAGTTAACAAATCGCAAAACTGAATTAAAATTGCCCATCGGTGCTGAGATATTGACAGCTTCTATAGAAAATGATCGTTTTGTGTTATGGGCCAAGATCGATACCAGTGCATATACAGAGATAAGACATTTTGATGTGATATTTACAGGAGAGGAAATACCCTACATTATGGGTGTTGAACACAAATACATGACCACAGCATATATCGATAGCGGCCTAGTACTTCATTTATTTGAAGTTATTGGTTGACATTACACAAAGATTATGATACAATAGTTATATAAGAAATTAAGGTTGACTATATTATGGCATCAATTACGGTATTAGAAGAAATCACTGATTGGGAATACCCAGGCGGTATGTATCATGTCAATGATAGCGGTGCTCTTGTAGGGTACCAGCCGCCAAATGGTGAATATAAAGAGTTCATCAATCCGATGAAGAGATTCAGCAAGTCCCGCCGTAAGTTCAGAACTTTGTGTAGTCGAAATGATGCTTCTGCCCCTGCTGTACCAGAAGGTATCACTTGGGTTGTCCAAGGCAGCAAAGGCACTAATTATGTTGTGTCTGATGTTGAAGGAAAATTATCATGCACTTGCCCTGGATTTAAATTTCGGCGCAAATGCAAACATATAGAGAAAAATAATGGATGATGAACTAATAGAAATATCCTATGTGATGAAAATTCACTCTGGTGCGACATCCAACAACGTTTTGTGGCGAGACAAAAAGAACCGTGGATTCTGAGTTACCTAGTCGAGGTGCAGACCCAATTTTTAAAAGTTTTTATTAAATCAAGTTTGGTATTTTATTATGAATGAAGATTATTACGCAGGAAAAGGATGTAAATGCTTTGCATATAGTAGCAGTGAGTGTTGTTGCAACGTTGATTGGACAGATCCTGAAATTTACATTCTACGGGCAAAGGTTGCAGAGCTTGAAGAATGGAAATATGTGGTTGACGAGGCGTTAGTTATATCTCATCTAGGTACGGCTGATTCGTGCGGTACACCAAAAGAAGCGTTAAACAAATTGCTTGTGTGGTCTGAGGGTGTCGGCGCGCATTTTGCGATATAATTAAAAATTATAACAATATAACTACAAGTTCTAAATATGTTGTTGACATTACATCATAGTTGTGGTATAATACATCTATAAATTAATTGAAGAGACTAAATTATGATGATTTCAGAAATTATTGCCAAATTAGAAACCGACTTGCTTTTATATGGAGATTTAAAGGCGTCAACATTCGACGCCGATGCTTGTTGTTATGTAGACTTTGAACCAAAACATATATTAATTGCCGACAACTCAGAAGAAAACACTCTGGTTCTTGGTGGATAATACACAGGATTAAATTATGAATACAAAAGAATGGTTAGCACAAGTAGCGTATATCAAACCCTATAATATTTGCGATGAAGACATGGATTGCTACTTTAGCAATTTTGACGAGTCTTATATTACTCACGTTGGTATGGAAGATCAGGTTGAGATTCTTGCAAAGCTTGAAATCACAGAACAATTGACACATGGTGTTGGGTATAGTCCTCTACAAAAAGAATGGTTTGGTTGGAGTCATCGTGCACTGAACGGCTTTAAAGTTGGGTCTACTTGCGTAAAAGGTGATTGTCATTATATAGCAAATAATCCAGAGGACGACAAACAAGCCGCTATTGATTTTTGGAAGGATGAATACCACATTAACGTCAGATGCGATGGCATCGTTGAAGAGCAAGGCGAAAAATGTTACGATATCAAGTGGGAGTATACGAACACTACTCCAAACTTAAGTCTTCATAACACTATTGGCGGTTGTTTGCATCGTATATCAGATCTAGGGCGAGGTGAATGGGTAGCAAAAACTATGGAAGATGCCAAACAAATGGCCATAGACTTTAAAGAAGGTGTGTCATAAGCAGAACGAAGAAACGAGGCAAAAAGTTATATAACTGCACTTGACGAACTTCTTATATCGATATAACAACTAATTATAACAAAGTTGTTGACATTATAATAAGTCTATGATATAATACATCTATAAATTAATTGAAGAGACTAAATTATGTTATCAAGAAATGATTATCTAAACAGAAAATGCAATCACCGCGAATATTATGCTCAATTTGTCACAGAGGAAACTCGAAATCGTGTGCTGCAACGATTTTCCATCGAATTGTTGCTTAAAAGTGATGACCAATATTTTAATGATATAACATCGGTCAAACATTGGGATGCGATAGCCTATCCTTCTTCTTCTACTGTAGCCTTGTTAAGATTAGCTGGTGACGGCCCGACATTGTCTGGTTTGGTTTGTATCATGAAAGAAGCCGCGAGACAATTAGTAGACAATTCTCCTGCTGATTATGCAATCGTATAACAACTAATTCTAACGATATAACAACTAATTATAACTAAACTGAAATTAGTTGTTGACATTATACCCCAACCATGGTATAATATATGTATAAATTAATTGAAGAGACTAAAAATATGTACAATCCTGCTTTCCAAACTACTGACTCAAACGGCGGCCGTTACTCTGAATTCTGTATGGACAACCTGAAGTCAGGTGGACTAGGTTCATTGATATCACACTCTAAAGAAATCACTGTTGAATATAAATTTGCAAAGGTTCATACCTTGCTTAAGGGTCGTTACTCTCTTGTAACAAACGAGATGATGAATGATCTAGATCTTGATCCGAATGAAGAAATCGAATTTGGCGGTGCCGATGGTTTTAAATGTATTCGTGCTCGCGGTGTTGAATATCGCGAAAAGAAAAACGCTATCGTAGTCGTATAATATGTTATTCAAGGTCCGTAAATATGACATTGATTATCAAGGAGATTATGAAATACTAACTCTCCAAGAGTTCTTTGATATGTATCCCGACGATTTTGTTATGACAACATCTGAAGGTGTTAGAAAATTTATGACGCATCTTGAGATTGGAGACATGATCGGTCTTGAATATAATCATTATATCAATCTTAGAATTCGACGAATAAAAGATATATCCACTAAAGAGATTAAATTATGAGTTTATTAGAAATTTTGCTTCCGTATATTATCAACATTGTTGTTCTGTTGGTTTTCTTTTCACTGGTGCCTGTAATTATCGCCACTTTGATCAGATCGATTATTCACGACCGTGGGTATAAACTTAACATTTATCATTGGTTAGGTGCATTTGCAACTGCATTATGTTACACAGCGATGAATTCTCTATGAGCACATATTTTGCAAAGACAGCAATAATCATAAACACTCGCAATGATAAAGCGGTTGAGGCAGAGGTGGATAATGTAAAGGTGGGTGAATCATTAAATGCATTCATTGCACATAACAAAATTCATATGCGGTGGAATGGTAAAACTTATGTCGGCAATATTGCTGGTATGGAATTCACCACCGAAGGCCCTCAAGAATTCAATACAGGAGTTAAACATAATGGGTAATGTAAAGATTCGATTATCCAAAGACCGAATACCTGCATTGAGAGAACATCCCAACAATCACACAAACGAAGTGACAAAAATAATAACAATAGATGGCAAAGTGCCGTATCTGAATAGACATTTCAAATAAAGATTGACAATTGATGCTATCTGTGTTATAATAGTTACACTACAAACAAATAGGCAATATAATGATAATGACAAGAGAAGAAATGGTGTCTGAACTGAGAAGTTCAAACTGCAAAGTAACATTCACCAAAGTTAATGGGGATCTTCGGGTTATGGAATGTACCTTAAACTCGGATTCAATTCCACCTGCGCCAACTCCCAATATAGCTCCACAAAAGGAAAAGGCGGCGCGCACCGATAAAGTTCTTGCAGTCTATGACGTTGTAGCGGAAGATTGGAGATCCTTTAGGGTTGACAATGTAACTGAATTTTCTACGATGTTACCTGAATGATAGCCGCCGTAGAGGAAAAAATGATCACCAAGAAGAAATTTTCTTCTATGGTCGAACACGAGGTCACAAAAAACAAAATGGGATATATGGATGCTATCCTAATGTTATGTGAAAAGCATGAACTGTATCCCGAGGATGCTAACAAGTTCTTATCTGATATTGTTAAAGATAAACTTGAAGGTGAGGCGGTGCGTTTAAATTACATCAAGGGCGGTAACACATTACCTGTCTAATGGAATCATTTGATGCTTATTCTTATCATAACGCGCTGAAGTTGCATTTTACATCTAAATACGATGCTATCAAGTATCGATTTAAAACTAGTGCAACACAACAGTCTTTTTGGAAAAGAAAAGACAAATATTTCTTTGCAAAGGTTGCGAAGCGCTTTGATGATAAGGAAGAGTTAATCAAATACTATGTGGCCCACTTTGTAAATGATTGCAAGTGGGTTGGTGATATGTTAAATAACGAGGAGGAATATCAAAATTGGTTAAAAGTTAATGAGTCATTGAGTTATAATATCAAGCAAGACTTATATAAGATGGAATCTAAATACACCAACTTCGACACGGTTTTAAGTATGGAAGGTAAAACTTATCCTTCTATTATACATGAATATTTGTCGAAAGAAGTGCTGTTAGAGACGGTAGTTGTTTTAAACAGTCTGACTGGCTTTGTCGATCACGCAAACAAAAAAGTGGTTGATACTATACTCTGGCCAGAATTGTCTGCAAAGATAAAGAACTATACTCCATTCATTATGAGCAAAACATTATCTGAAAAGATAAAAAAAGATATTATTCAAATTTTTTGACTTAACTATATGTTGACAAACGGTGCTGTTTATGTTATAATAGTACTGTTACTCAATTTGTATATATAATACACTATATAATGATACATTGAATAATACACTGTAATACACTGCAATAATAAAATAAAGGTAAATTAAATGTCGTTTAGTAATATGAAAAAGTCTCGTGCTGATGCACTTAAAGCCATGACCGCCGCCGCTGAAAATGTTGGTGGTGGAAAGAAGTCTTATGGAGATGATAACATTTGGAAACCAACTCGAGATAAGTCGGGCAATGGTTACGCGGTTATTCGTTTCCTCCCTGCTGCCGAAGGCGAAGAATTGCCATGGGTGCGTTTTTGGGACCACGGATTTCAAGGACCTACAGGTCAATGGTATATCGAAAACTCTCGTACAACACTAGGTGAAGACGACCCTGTCTCCGAACACAACTCTAGATTGTGGGCAACTGGTGCTGACGACGACAAAGAACTTGCTCGTAAGCAAAAACGTAGGTTGCATTATGTTGCAAACATCTTCGTAGTTGCTGATGCTGCTAATCCTGCCAACGAAGGCAAAATTATGCAATACAAGTTCGGCAAGAAAATCTTTGATAAGATCATGGATTCTATGCAACCAGAATTTGATGACGAAGAAGCGGTTAACCCATTTGATTTCTGGGGTGGTGCGGATTTTAAAGTCAAAATCCGAAAGGTCGAAGGTTGGGTAAATTATGATAAGTCAGAATTTGCTGCTGCGTCACCTTTTCTAAAGGGTGATGATGCAAAACTTGAAGAGTTTTATGGTAAACTTGAACCGTTGGCAAAATACACCGACCCATCGAATTTCAAGCCATATGCTGAGTTGAAGGCAAAACTGGCTCGTGTTCTTGGTGCAACAGCTCCAATGTCTACCGCAGAAGCGATTTCAACGGAAGATCAAATGGATGCTCCAGAGCCTAAATCAAAGGAAGCTGCAGAGCAAAAATCGAAACCAGAGGCAAGCAATAATGATCCTGCCGATGATGACGATACAATGGACTATTTTGCAAAATTAGCAAATAGTTAAATGCTAGGGCCTCGGAAACGGGGCCCATTTTTATAGGAGACAATTATGTTTAAACTATCGAAGCGATCACTTGACAAACTTAAGGGTGTTGATGATGATCTAATAGAAGTTGTAAAGAATGCAATAAAGATTACTGAATTAGATTTTGGGGTCACGGAAGGACTTCGCACGAAGCAACGTCAAAAGGAATTAGTAGCGCGTGGTGCGTCAACCACCATGAAATCAAAACACATCGTTGGCGAAGCATTTGATGTTGTCGGGTACATTGGTGGAGAAGTCTCTTGGGAGATGTCCACCTATTGGACTATAGCAGAAGCGATGAAAACTGCGGCTATCAAGGCAAAGAAACCATTACGATGGGGCGGTGCTTGGCATTTACCCGATATCACAAAATCTCCGAATTCGATGGAAGATGAACACTTCGCGTATATTTCATTAAGAGTATCTCAAGGACGCCGCCCATTTATAGACGGCCCTCATTTTGAAAAAGCAAAATCTACTTAGTATTTTCTGTTTAAAGATCGCCCTGTAAAATTCTTACCTGTCGAAGCAGCACTAGAACCATAAAAAGAGTTGATGCTGTTATCACTATTATTATCGCCTGCCTTAGCACCCTTAGATCCTTCTATGACAACAATCGGTGCTTGTTGGCTTGCCATGCTTCTTGACAATGTTGATACTGTATCTCCAGCAATCTGAGAAGGTACCATGTCTGTATTAGGAAGTACCATATCCATAATACTTTCCATCGGTACTCTTTCTCCCGTAGTTTTGTCTAGACCTGCAAACTTATAAACACTTTCTGGTATTACCTTTGATATAAGATTGCCAATGTCGTACCATTCTGCATTTGCGTTAGGGGTTGGTAATATAAATCTAAGTATAGATGCATAAAAATTTCTATACATATCACCGATGTTACCAACTGCATCCATTATTGCGCTACCCGACCCTTTAAATAATCCAATAACATTATCCACAAGTTTATTAACAACAGACATAATACTGGCACCCATATCTGCCAGAAATTTTGTTGTATCAAATGCAACAAAGGAATCAACGGCACCCATAAAGGATTTACTAACTCCGCTAAATATACCAGATATCCATTTAAAAGCATCTCCAACAACGGCAAAAACCGCGTCTATAATTTTATCGAATTCCTCGCTAAAACTAAAACTATCCAAGCTTGCGGAAATCTCACCAAATCCAAACTTTTCAGCAACCCAAGAAATGCCGTCTTTTACTAAGTCTAATACACTTCCAATTAAACCTTTAAACAAACCTTTTATTGCTCCTTTGATGCCTCCAAGTATACCTTCTTTTTGAAACCCATCCCAGGCACCCATTACTGTATCAAATAATACCATAACAGCACGTAAAGGTAAAAATATCTTGCCTACAAAACCTGCAACTTTTCCTGCAACTGTTCCTATGCCACTGAACAAAGAGGCAAAACCACCAAGAAATTTTGTTACTACACCAAAGCCTTTGCTTATCGTGGAGAAAATACCGCCACCACCACCGCCACCAATGCCAGAAAATAATCCAGTAATAGCAGTCTTGGCTATTACAAATGTGTTTTTAATTTCAGTTGCTTGTTTTGTTATAAAATCACCGACACCCATAATAAACTTTGCAATTTTGCTATTACCTATAGATGCTTTTATGCTAGCACCAAAGGTTTTAAATTTATCTACAATGGAAGTAAGAGTAGCGCCAACGTTTCCAAGTGCCGTAGATATTTTGCCCATCTGACCCATAAACACCATTCGAATGTTTTGAATCTTAAAAGCAGCGAGCATTCTTGAAATAACACCACCCGTTAATTTGTCTATAAGTTTGCCCCAAAGCTTTGCTTCCTTAAATGCACCTAATATTCCACCTATAAGAGCGCCAGACAACACGCCGACTAGTGTACCAAGTATACCTGCAATTAATGTAGGAATGGCAAACCCCAAATCAAAAGATGTGTCAATGTTTGAAATTTCCTCAGATAATGTTTTTGTGTTCTCCTTAACTGCATCTTCTACAGCTTCTGCTCTTCTGGCAGATTCATTTGCTCTTTCGATGTTGGCAAGGTTGTCCTGCTTCATACCCGTAATAAATGCATTTATAGCGCGAGAACTTGCGGACGGGCCCAAAGACGTAGCGGCCGCGCTTTTCATAATTACTTCTTTAACGGACTCTAAAGATTCTCTGTTATGAGATCCTTCTTCAGCAAGTTGTTTTGAAATGTCTTTTAATGTTGATTCTGCCATGTCTATTTCCTATTTGCATAGGCAGTAACGCCCATAAATCCACACACGATGGATGCCTGAGTTATATAAAACCAATCAAGAACATTTGATAATGCGGCAATGCGGTCAGTTGATATAATAGGAGTAAAAAGCATACCCGTGAAGAACACAGTCATGATCAAAGCAATCCACGCCATCATCATCTGCGCGTTTGCTTTTTCTTCAGCTCTATCCAATTCTTGCATGATCTTATTTAACTCAAGATCATTGCTTGAAATTTTACCGTCATTGTCCATATCTTGCATTGACATTATTTTCTATTTTCCTTTTCGATTCGTTCATTTTCTGCTTCGATATGTGCCGCAAGCATTGTGACATATATCTCCCTTTCCCATGGTATCATATTATCTAGATCACTTAATGCATAATTGTGGTGTTGCATTAAAGCAAAATTTGTTTTATATAAAGATACTAACGATTCATGAGAAAGGGCTATCAGAAAAAACTCTGAAGGCCTTTAATCGTAGTTGTCTTATTTGTACCACATGATTTACAATCAAAATCTACATCATGAGACAATGTAGGCATATCATTAAAAAATGTGTTAATTTTTGCAAATTGTTCTTGACTTAACGATTCTATAAAATCAATAAGTTCTTCTTTTGTTGATGCATCCGCACTGTGAGTATTCTCGGCATCATAAATGGTCTCTATGCATGAGGCTATAGTTGATATTGCTGTAGAGTAATCATCTGTGTCTGCGGTATTAGCACCAAGTAGTGTGCCTTTTACTGTTGGATATCTCATGATAACGCCAACATCATCGTTGAGTTGAATTTTTACATCAGATTTCATTTCGCCTTTTATTTTAACATGATCGAGGTTGAGATCTATTTCAGTGTATGATTCACAGTCAACACATTTTATCTTTAGAGAAGTACTACCACCTACCGACACTGCTCTTAATTTTAAAAACACAAATTCAAGATCAAATATTGTGAGTGTGTTTGCATCTACATTTTTAAAGGTGCAAATATTAATAATGTCCCGTATTGCTCTAATCATTTGATTAGAATTCTCAGACTCAAGAGCCAGAACTAAAATCTTTTCTTCTTTTACCAAATATGGTCTGTATTCAATATTCTTACCTGTAGACGGTATTGTCAATTGGTATTTTGGTGCTGTAATTACTGGTAAAGCCATGATATATCCTCAAAATATAGTTATTTAAAATAAATCTTTCACACTGTTAGTCAATGTTTTTGTGTTATCGGTTAATGATTTGCCAATGTTGGTAACAAGGTCTGTCAATCCTTCCTCTTTAAAATTTTTGTAAGTTAAAGTTACGGTCAATTTCTGTACCGTGTTCTCTGATGCGGTGCTTAATTCTATGGCATTCACAGTTATAGGATAAGCATCTATAAGACGAACATTGTATATAGGTGTTCCATTCTTGCTCATTTGAATAATATTAACATCTTCTACAAAATCATTAAGATATTTTGCTCTGCTTGTATCAAAATCAATTATATTAGACATCCAATTATCGAAGAAGCGCTTCATGCTATAATCTTGTGTTAGAATAAAAGTAAATGTAACATCTTCATTAATGAATCCGTATGGTACTTTCTTTGCATTTGAATTCCAAGTAGAATAATCGTTAGTTGCAATGCTTCTGCCAGGAAGAGAACACGACTCACAAAGAAATGAGACATCCCGTGGATCGTTATAGACTTGTGTTATGTCTGTATTACCTGCAAGCACACTTGCCCCAATAGCGTTAAGATCTCTATTGATAAAAGGTTGACTCATGTAAATACCAAACATGTTGGCCTGAGCAACTCCACCTTTCCTACTTATAGCAGATTTCAGTGCATCGATTGAATGACCTGTTGCATCTCCTGTATAATCTCTTACCTGATTAAATATACTCATTTTGCTGCTTTCCTCGAATCGGACCAAACTCTACTATTCTTGGCTTTCTTGAAACTTTCTGTCGGTAGGAAAATACTTAATTCCCATTCACTGGCCTCGACCAACGCCACAGGTTTCTGTACTTGACTTGTAAGATAATGCTTTAAACAAGGTTTGAATAATTTGAACCTTTGTACTCCTGCCAATAATTCATACGTCAACTTAAACTTAGTCGTTTCGTCGAATCTCTTATTTGAGGCTATAGTCAATAACTCATCAAACAATTTGGCACGCAACGTAGGTGGTAGATAATGCAGATTAAGCCCGTAGAAGCCGTCTGGTGCGGGCCCTACCATAATTGCTAGAGGAAATGCATCATAATAAGGAAGTGTTTTACGATGTTTGGGATTATAGAAAAACATATAAAGATTGCCTACACCAAATCTTTGTCGTTTCTGCAATCTTTCATCCTTAAGCAATTGATTTCGATTAATCGTGCCCATATCTTTGATACGATCACGAAACCACTCATTGGATTCTTTGGTGCGCGCTGTGATTCCTTTTCTAAAGGCCGCGGATTGTAGTTTGTCGAATAATGAACTCATATTGTTATTTTATTGCCATTGTAATCGTCCACAAAATGGGTTTGTTATAAATAATAGAAACGAATCGGAAGGTGGTTGAAGAACCTTCCGATTCTATCATCACAATAACTGAGATATTGAAATGCATAATTCTATTTATACCTATCACTACACCTATCTAATAACTAATTTGCATCCCACAGATAGATGTCGATATTACATCGGTGTCAGATCTTGTAAATGTTTACCTGAAGATGATCCATATATGGGTTCTTCAAAATATCTTGATGAGTCCATATCAATACAAGGTATGTTATCTTTCGAAAAGATCATCATTTCAATATTTGATACGAGAGACGAAGCTTCCCAGAATGAAATAGATCTTCATAATGATCATAATGTATCAAGAAATCCTTTATTTTATAATAGATCTAAAGCAACTGCATCGGGGTTTAATACCTTGGGCACACCTCAGTCCGTGGAACATAAAAGAAAGCTGTCATTATCAAGGACAGGTAGAAAGCGATCAGACGAAACAAAAGCTCGTATGAGAATTGCTAAGTTAAATATGTCCGACGAAACAAAAGCGCGTTTACACCACGCCAAGTCAGACGAAACAAAAGCTCGTATGAGGACTGCTGCGTTAAATATGTCAGACGAAACTAAACGGAAAATGTCGATAACGAGAACTGGTAAAAGACATTCTGAGGAAGCCAAGCGCAATATGTCAATAGCATCGAAAGGTAAAAAAGCATCAGAGGAAACCAGACAAAAGATGTCAATGGCCAGAATCGCGTATATAGCGCGCAGAGCAGAAGAGATATACACATTAATCAATATATCGGGTGCCTCATTTTCTGGCACTAGAGCGAAGATGGTAGCAGATTTAAATCTATCGGAATGGCAGATTAGCAGAATTTTAAACAGGCCTAATTATAAAACCAGATCTGGTTGGACATTAAAACTATAGAAATTTGCTTCAGATAATGGTTGACAAATGTTAGTTATTGTGTTATAATAATTAAGTTCTGCCGAGGCAGGTTGGTATGTGCTACATAATTTTAATGCCAAGAGACTTAAGTTCGATCTCTGTCCATATAAAGAATACACAGTCATTGTCTAACGCAAATTCAGAGGCAGCATTCCATTTAGACATATTCTTTGCATACGTCATTGATTCTCGTATATATTTTTTAGTACGTCTTACCCCTTTTTTGGGTGGTTTAGTTTCTTTGTTTGGTTTAATTTCTATTAGATACTTCTTTCCTTTCGTGGTCTCGAACCAAAGATCGACAAAATATCTATGCCTGCGCCGGTCGGTAGCACATGTATAAGGAATTACCACTTCTTCTGAATTCCAAAACTTAATGTCTGGATTCATATCCAACCATTTGAACGCAGCATTCTCCCAAGTTGATCGGTATACTATCTTGTTCCAGTCACCCTTATATTTATTTTTATTAATAGGTACAAACTTTCCGCTATAAGCCATATATAAATAAACACATACAAAAAAGTTATTTATAAGGTAACCACCTCATGGCAGAAACCACAATACACAGATTTCCTTCGGACTTAGGAAAGATTCATCCCTTTATTAAGTTCAAGATTATCGATGCAGATAAGGTAGAAGAAATAAACTTTCACATGCCTATAGGTATTGCATTTGCAGATGGCGCTGGTTATGGTACAATGAATCTTGGCGCAATAGGTAGTGCTGTGCTTGCAGGTGGCGGTATTGGAGATTTTGCCAAGGCAACTGGTAGTGCAATTTCTGGCGCAATGAGAAATCTAAAACAATCCTCGGGTGGTAATTGGGGATCTGCCATTGCGGCAACTGTTCTTGCTAATGTGGTCCCTGGCGCTTCATTTTCTTCTGCAAGAGAAGTTTTCTCCTTTGCTAACAAAAAGGTAATGAATTCTTATACCAATGTTACATTTACAGGCATCACACCTAGATCTTATTCTTTTGCATTTAAATTGATTGCAGTTAATGCAGACGAATCAAAAGTGATTACCTCTATTATTAATGCGTTTAGACGTAATATGTACCCGAAAGAACAAGACGCTTTTATACTTAAATATCCTTCTAAGTTCGAAATATCATTCTTCAACGGCGAAGACGAAATGGAACACATTTCGAAAATTTATGAAACCTACATGACTTCTATGAATGTTTCATATAATCCAACGTCTAGTGTGTTCTTCGAAAATGGTGAGCCAAGCGAAGTTGATGTTGCAATTTCATTTCAAGAGACTAGATCATTATCACAAAAAGACATTGATAATCTTGAAAAATATAAGGTTCGTTCTTATGGCGCTAAAAGGAGTTAAATAATGTCATTTTTTAAACCATTTCCATACACCAAATATGAATTCGGTACCGATAGTGTTAAGACTAACATCAAGGACATTTTCCGATATATACATGTTCGTGAAAATATAATCGATGATGCCAATGGTTACAAATATTATCAGATACACGATGGCGAGAGACCTGATGTTGTATCATATAAGTTATATGGAACTCCTGACTATTACTGGACTTTCTTTATCGTTAATGACACGCTACATGGAGGATTGTCTGGTTGGCCATTGTCTTCACAGGAATTTGAAAAATATATGGATGAAGAGTATGCCGGTGTTGTGATAAGCGCTTTGCCTACAATACAAAGAAATTCCGATCAATTGATTACTAACTATCTGGATAGTGTGGCAGGTCGTTTCACCATTGGAGAAACAATAACGGGTAGTTTGTCTGGCGCTACAGGAAAAATCGTGGCCAAGAACTCTCGATATAATCATATCACATTAGAGAACGTCACAGGGTCATTTAAACCTGGGGGAGCAACAGGGGATCCTGAGAACGTACAAGGGGAAACTTCATTAGATTTTATATCGTCATGGCAGGTATTCCAACGAAAGATTGCTCCAAAATATTACACCGATGCTAATGGTCTTATTACTGACAATAGTTTATTCATCCCTGGCGGTGCTGGGAATAATACCTTAACCTATGTCAGTAATAGAGAATGGGAAACTGAATTGAATGATAAACGATCTGCAATAAGAGCAATCCGTCCTGAATTAATTCAAGATTTTGCTTTAAAATTCAAAAGGTTGTTAAATGGGTCAGTCTAATATATCGGCTACATCGTATCAATTTAAGAAGATAGAACTTACCAACCATGCCGGTATTACCTGGGATATAGGCGACTTGATTCAGAGCGTGGAAATTGTGGAAAGTGTATACACATCGACGCTAACGTATGAATTCTCTATAGTTGATGCCGCGGATTTTTTCAATCTAGTTAAGATATCTGGAAACGAAAAGATCAATTTTGTATTGGCAAAACATAATGGAGAAGAACTTGAGATTTTCGAAAAGGAGTGCTATGTCGTTGATATACCATTGTATTCTCGCCAAGGTAACAATACTCAGATATATAAATTATCATGCATATCAAAACATGGATATCTCGCAAGTATAGTAAGAGTATCAAAAAAGATAAACGGATCTGTTGTAAGTATTATTAAAAATCTAATAGAAGGAGATTTAGATACGCCGGTCGCAAACGTCAGTTTAACGTCTGCCGGTAATATCAAGGGTATTATTCCTAACATGAACATAAACGAAGCAATCGACACATTGCTTGAGCGTGCATACGATGAATTGGGCTATAAGTTTTTTGTTTATGAAACATTGTTTGATGGCATTAGAATAGAATCATTTAAACCGATGCTTGAACGAAAGGTACGAGGCGTGTATAAAAAGAACGCACTTAAAAACAAAGAAGCAAGTAATGACAATGCTGGTGACCCACATGCTGCCGCAGGGTTTAATGAAGACAAATATAATATTATTGACTTGTCGTCCGAATTGGGATTCTCTAAGTTGGCAGCACAGAATAATGGTGTGTATTCGTCCAATACTCTTGAAGTCGATACATCGAAGAAAACTTATAAAAATCACTTATTCAAATACAACAACAAAAACATTATCAATACCCAGTCTCTTTATTCCTCGGGTATAAAGTTCAAGAATCTCGAACTCTCGGAGTTTGGTGATACATATTTTAGTATTATCAACAAGAGCTCATTATTGTTTGATAATGAACAAAATTATAATTCAACCATAGCTCCTATGTTTGGTATAACCAATTCAATAGAGGAGAATATACAGGCAATGGTTCATAGCATGACCGTCCCTGGCAATCCCGAGCTAAGTAGCGGTTCTATTGTTGATATTCTATTACCGAAACCTATCGACCCCGCGCTCGATGATCTAAGCGCTATTGATGCCGAACATAACATTGATCGGTTTATGTCAGGTAAATACTTGGTAATAAACAACGTTCATTCTTTCGAAAAGGGCGTGTATAAATGTATAGTAAGAATAGTTAGAGACAGTACAGACGTAAGTTTAAATGAAAATGTACCGAGTAAAACATAATGAATAATTTTATGTGGTTTTCAGGTGTAATTGAAGACATACAAGACCCGAGCATGTTAAATAGAGTTCGTGCAAGGTGTTTTGGTTTTCACACCGACGACAAAACATTAATACCCACCAAGGATTTACCATGGGCAACTGTTATGATGCCCTGTACCTCGTCTGGAATGTCCGGCCTTGGAGCATCCCCTCATGGATTATATGCAGGTAGTTGGGTGTTTGGGTTTTTCAAAGATGGAGATTCGCACCAAGACCCAGTTATTATAGGAACAATGATGGCGTTACAGGGCGGAATGCCCGACACATCGAAAGGATTCTCGGATGTGACAGGTAATTATCCCAAGAGCGATTATTTAAATAGAAGTGACGTTAATAAACTTGCTACCGGCACGGATACAATATCATACACACCCGATTCTATAATAAATGAGCCCGCTTCACCCTATGCTGCTGTATATCCAAACAATAAAGTAATTGAGAGTCCTGCAGGCCATATCATAGAAATGGATGATACTCCTAGTGCTGAACGTATAAGAATAAAGCACAAAAGCGGCACACTCGTTGAAATACACCCCAACGGAGATATGGTCACCCGAAATGGAAACAAATGGTCTGTAACCACGGGCAATGACAAGGTGCATATCACGGGTGCAATGCAAGTCAATATTGATTCTGATGCTAACATAACTGTCGGGGGAAGTACTATATTAACGTGTGCCTCCACCACGATTACAGGCAACTTGAGTGTTGGTGGAAGCATCATTGCAGGTACATCGATCACGGCAGGTACTGCAATCTCCGCTGGGTCAACCATATCTGCTGTAGGTGGTATAACAGGAGCAACTATAGATTCATCTAATGTCTCTCTTGACACCCATTCACATGAATAAAACAAATACTGATATTCTTTCATAGATAGGGTATAAATAAACATATGTCTACAGAAATATTAAGCGACAAGAGTATACTCGGCGAAAAATCCCGTATCGTATCACGATCAAAGGGTTATTCCGATCTAGACTTAAGTCTGAAACAGAATCCGGCCCATGGTGATATACTCCCATTGTTGGATTTAGACGCGGTTAAACAATCAGTAAAGAATTTGATATTAACCTCAAAGCAAGAACGATTGTTTCAGCCATGGTTAGGTTCGGGTGTTCGTGATCTCTTATTTGAACCTGCAGACAACGTAACTATAGGTTCTATAAAACAAGAAATGATGAGAGTACTCACAAAATACGAACCTCGAGTAAGCGTTAACTATATACAGATAACAAATCAAGAAGAAAATAATTCACTGTTTGTTTCTCTCAATTTCTCAGTTGTTAACCTAGAAGAAGACGTTAGCATAGACTTTTATTTGGACAGGGTAAGATAAATGGCAACACAATTAAACGCCACAGAATTAGATTTTGACAAGATACGCACCAACTTAAAATCGTATCTAGAGAGTCAATCAAAGTTTAACGACTATAACTTTGATGGTTCGGGCATGAGTATCTTTTTAGATCTACTTGCTTATAATACACACTACAACGCATTGAATGCTCACTTCACGGTTAACGAAGCATTCCTTGATTCTGCACAGATTCGGGGCAACGTGGTATCTCATGGTAAACTATTGGGATATATTCCTAGGTCAACCCTGGGCGCTACTGCTGTTGTTGACATAAGTGTTCCTACCCCGATTGGCGCACCACCAACTACCTTAACTTTGTCTCGCGGCTCTGCTTTATCCTCAATAATTGACGGTGTTGAATATCCATTCATTGTCACGGATTCTAAAACAGTAACTCTATCTTCTACAAATACATTCACCTTCAGCGATGTTGTGATAAAACAGGGTGTATTTAAAACCGTTAAGGACCGTGTTGATAATAGCACAAGCAATCAAAGATTCGATATTCCAGATAATAACATCGACACTACCACAATGATAGTTCGAGTACGAGAAAATCAAGAAGCGGAAAGTTATAAGATATACAAACAGTTTACGTCATTTGTAAGTCCAGACGGAAATTCTAACATATTCTTTCTACAAGAAAACAATAGTGGTTATTACGAAATCTATTTTGGTGACGGTATTATCGGTAATAAATTGGTGTCGAATAATATCGTAGAAATTGAATATATACACTCCTCTGGTGTAGCAGGAAATGGCGCTGGCAAAGACGCAACCGCACCCTATACCTTCACATCAAATATCGAAGGTAACACAAATGTAGTAGTGACCACTTCTACGGTAGGCGCTTTATCTATTGGCGGTGACGATAGGGAAGATTTGGATTCGATTAGATTCAACGCACCTTTGACTTTCATTACACAGAATCGTGCTGTAACTGCAGACGATTATCGTGCAATTCTTGTTAAGGAATATGGCGACATTGAAGCTATATCAACCTGGGGCGGTGAAAATAGTGATCCTCCAGATTATGGCAAAGTCTACATATCAATCAAACCAAAGTCAGGCAGTTTCTTATCTGCCCAGGCAAAGCTCGATGTTACCTCGATATTGAAGGGTAAGAATGTTGTATCAATAACTCCTGTATTTCTCGACCCTGAATATACCTACATATCACTTGAAGTATTCTTTAAGTATAATCCCAATCTGACGGACAGAACACAAGCAGAATTGCAGGCCTTGGCTATACAAAAGATAACTGAATATAATCTCACAGAGTTAAGACGTTTTGATGGCGTGCTAAGACACTCCAAACTTCTCAATAACATTGACACAAGTGATAGCGGCATATTGAATTCTAATGTTCGCGTATTTATGTACAAAAATGTTACTCCAAATGCTGGTGTTACCAATTCTATTACGTTGAATTATTCCGCTCCTACTTATGTTTCTGATTCGGCCGAACAAACTTTGTCGTCAAGTGCCTTTCTAATAGATGGTGTCAATCATTATTTTGGAGACAAGCCGATTACCGATTCCACAAGCCGAACAGTATACGTCTACAAATTGGGTGGAAGCAACGAGAAAATCACGGTTATAGCAGAGGCGGGTAACATGAACCCTGTAACTGGAGTGGTGTTATTAAGTAATTTTACTCCAGACAATGCAACCGTAATTAAAGTAACAGTAACTCCTAACTCGTATGATATTGCGCCAAAACGCAATCAACTAATTGAAATTGATTTATTGAGTGTTTCAGTTAACGGCGAAGTAGATACAATTGCGACTGCTGGTTCTGCCGGTGCCATTAATTACGAGACAACTTCGAGACATTAATAATGAGTGTAATCGAAACAGTAGCTTCTGCTAGACGTAAAACCAAGGAAAGTGTTCGTATAGAAGGAATGATTCCATTAGAGTTGAGAGAAGACTCTGCATTGCTGATAACAATGATGGATGCATATTACGATTTCATGAATCTGTTTGGCCATTCGTATAATCTTGCGGCACAGACTTATTATGCAACAGTTGTTAATAACCATGTCATATTTAAAGCAGACGCCAACGATTACTTCTATAGCACAAACAATACATTTACTTTATATGATAATAATGGTGTTGAAATATCAATGCCAGCTACAAATTACGTTGGCGGTACGGATGATTTACCCGATGCCTTAACAACGCCTTTAGTAACATATGGTGTTCTGTTTAATATTAACCACGACGATCTTATTGGATACGAATTAAAACAATTGAAGCTAGTTACCAATGTTATTAGATACGTTGGTGACAATCCCACCCACGCAATTGATACCCTACTTGAAGAACGAGATATTGATACTATTCAAAATTCTTATCTTAAGTTTATTCAAAAAGAAATTGCAGCAACTATACCTCGCGAACTTCAAACAGATAAGAAGTTGTTATATAAGAATATAACTCAATTCTATAGAGAACGTGGTTCTGAGGAATCAATCGCGGTGTTCTTCAAGATTCTTATTGGAGACAACGTAGAAATTAAGTATCCCGCCAACGATATGCTTATACCATCCGACGGCCGCTGGGACCAAGATGCATCTTCGTATAAAGAAACGTTTAATGCCGAGGGTGTTGTAGATGGGTCGGAGTTTACCTCGGGTAAATTCATCGACAATAGTGGATTCTTGTCTGATTATAAGAAACTTCAAGATTCTTTCTTTTATCAGAAGTTTTCATATCTAATCCGGACAGGTACTAACGTATCGTACTGGGAAAATGCATTCAACAAATTGATTCACCCTGCAGGATTTAAGTTCTTTGGTGAGATATTAATACTGATATATCTTCAACAACGAAACTCTATGATGCCACTACTTCAGCCTGGATTGATAGGGGCGGAAGATTTAGTACATAAAATTCACAAGTTTATAAGTTTAAGCAATGCGAATTTTGCGATACAAATACATAGATCGGCACAGGTGGGCACGACTATTCTTTCTGGTACTAATGTATCATATATTGAAATAGAAGATCTAGGATTAGGTTATACAGTTGCACCAATAATAGCAGTTACGGGTGATGGAACAGGTGCAGCAGCAGTTGTCACACTCAACAGTAGAGGTCAGATTATACCCTCGGGTGTTACAGCGGCAGGTGTTGCATATATTAGTATGGCAACGGCTGGTGCTGGTTACACAACCACGAACACCACAACTTCTATAACTACAAATGCTCTGACAGGCCAGATAAAATCAGTAGACGTTTCTTCGGGTTATAAATATCCAAGTAATGTAACACCTACTATAACATTTTCTCCTTCTGGTATTACTGGTGCAACTCTTGCAACAGGTAATGCAGTTTTAGACTCATCCCGTCGACTATCTGGTATAAATATTACAAACGGGGGAAGTGGTTATACAAGGGTTCTTGACCCAATTATAACTATAACTGGTAGGGTAGACAGGGTCGCCGAATTCTTTTTTGAACTAGAGTTAGAGATCAAAAATAGTAGAAGTTACAAAGAGAGAAGAAGTGAAAATTGGGTTGATTTGTTGCACTTTTACGATACAACCGCTCTTCATGCTTACGAAGATTTGACCTTTGAAGAATTAGAAACTAACGAAGATACTGTAATAAAATCGAATGTTAGTACGGAATTGTTTAGTTATGATTCGGGAACTAATGCATTTTTTGGACACACATACGACGGCACATTGTTGTCAGACATAGAACTTAAATTAACTAATGAATTATAGAGGAACACAATGCCAGCTATAGTAACCAACAAATTTAGAATTGCTAACGCTGCCAATTTTAAAACTCAGGTCGACCTTGGAAAAACTTACATCTACATAGGTAAGTCAGACGCATGGTCGGATACTTATACCGACACAACCGATGTCGCCGACCCTGCAACGCCGTTAGACACGCTCAACGAAGAGTCTGATGTGCATGATAACATGATCGCAATGAAAAAGATCATCACTGGTGACATATCTCACGTTAATGCACGACACAATTGGGTATCTGGCGGAATATTTGTTCCTTATGATGACCAAGATGCTGACATTTATGATAAAGCATGGTATTGCGTCACAGATCAATTCAAAGTCTATGCTTGTGTTAATGTAACAGCTGCGTCGGCCGGTGTTGTTACTAAACCAGTTCATGTTCAGACTTCATATGCTGTAAAAGAATCTGATGGTTATACTTGGAAGTATATGTATACACTACAAGCCTCGGATGCAAATAAATTCCTCACAACAAACTATATGCCTGTAAAAACGGTCGTTAGTGCTAACAACGGTGTTGATTTGGCAGGTGTTCCCGATGATAAAACTCAATGGGATGCACAAGAAGCGGCAGAAACTAATAACAACGGGTCGATTTATAGAATCGTAGTAGTTGATGGTGGAACAGATTACGATTTTACAGGATTGGCAGTTACAATCACGGGCAACGGGTCAGGGGCAAGTGTAGTTTCGGCCGTTGCTACAGACGATGTTACAATTACTGCAGGTGTCATTACAGAAATTCAAGTTCAAGTTGCTAATCGCGGCGCCAATTACGAACAGGCAAATGTTGCTATAACTCATACAGGACATACAGGCACCGTTGCTACGGCAAGAGCAGTATTAAGTCCAGGTAAAGGTCATGGTTCAGATCCTGTTGCAAATCTAGGTGCTTTCTATATGTCAACTAATGTACAGTTAACATACGGTGACGGCTCGGGTGACTTTATCACTGACAATGCTTTTCGTCAGGTCGGAATAATTCAGAATCCATTGAATCAAGGGACAGATGTTATTGCAACAGACACTACACTTTCTGGCCTTAAATCACTAAACGTTGCAGATGCAAGTGTTTATGTGAAGGGTGACGTTATAACAGGTGATACAAGTGGAGCTATTGCGTTTATCGATTCGGTAAACACAGCAACCAATGTTATTAAGTATCACCAAAACTTTAAGACAGGTTGGGTACCATTTCAAGCAGAGACAACTACCAAGTTGGTAGGTACTGGTACTGCCGGTGCTGGCGCAGGCACGATAAATAGTCTTGTGGCAGAAGAATATGAAAGATTCACAGGAGATATTCTGTTTATCGAAAATCGAGACCCAGTCAACAGATCGACTACCCAAATTGAAGATGTAAAAATCATAATTGAATTCTAGGAATATTCCAAAATGACATTAAGAACCTATACGCAAGCACCTTATAATGATGATTTTGACGAAACTAAAAATTATCTTCGGATGTTGTTTCGCCCAGGTCATGCTGTGCAGGGCCGAGAGTTAACGCAATTACAAACCGTACTTCAAAATCAAGTCGCTCGATTTGGAGAGCATGTATTTAAAGACGGAACTAGAGTAATAGGGGGTGACCCGACTTTCGATACAAATGTCCACTACGCAAAAATCACCGTAACAACTGGCGCATTTGCAACAATTGTTGCAGGAAGCGTAGTTACTGGTGCTGGAACTGGTGTTACCGCGAAAGTTATCACAACTACTGCTGCTGCAGGTTCTGACCCAGACACAATCTATATTCAATATACAACTTCAGGTTCTGCTGGTGCAAAATTATTCATTGCAGATGAAGTTCTTGCAATCACAGGTGGAGTTGCAGCAACGATTGGTGCTGCCGCGACAACGCCAATTGGTAAAGCTTCGACCTATGATATATTACCTGGAATATATTTTGTCAATGGTAACTTTGTACACTCGGGTGCTCAAACAGTTGTCGTGGGTAAATATTCAAACGTACCAACAATCAAAGTTGTTCTTGCTATAACAGAAGCGGTTATTACTATTGCTGAAGATGCAACTCTTGGAGATAACGCTACAAATTCTCCCAATCAAGCAGCACCTGGTGCTCACAGATACAACATAACTTTGGTATTAAAAACCCAACCAGTAGATGAGGCGAGTCGTACCGAAAACAAATTCATTCAATTGGCGCACATAGAAAACGGAGCATTGCTCTTGGAAGCTCGTGGCACAGAATATAACGAATTACTAAAAATTCTTGCAACGCGAACATTTGAAGAATCTGGTAATTATACATTACGACCTTTTCAAATATCAATGAGAGATCATCCATCTGACGCGGCTAAACTACAGACTGTACTTGAACCTTCGGTTGCATATGTTAACGGTACTCGCATTGAAACAATTTCTCCAACTTATATTGATATCGATAGATCAAGATCAGCGGCAGATATATCTGCTGTAGGAAACTCCGCAACGCCAATTCTATACGGTAATTATGTTACCACCACTGCAATGAGCGGTAACATTAATCACGTTTTAAGTCTTGTTCCTGTCGAATTACATAACGCGGCAAATAACGCAAACATCGGCTCTGCACGAATTCGAAATATGGAATACACAGGTGTCTCTGGTGTATACAATCTTTATCTTTTCGATATTAAAATGAATGCGGGTCAACTTAAAAGTGACATAGGGTTTATTAAACATTCTGGCACATTTCCATTCCTTGCTACTTTAGGTGCGAATGCAGGTATTCTTAATGACAGCGGAAATAATATTGCTTTGTTTCCATTAGCGTATAGTAATATTGAATCAATTGATGTTAATACAACAACTACTTACCTAAGCAAAACGTTTACAGGAACTGGTTCTGCTGGAACAAGTGTTTCATTCAGCACATCGGGTGCAAACGAATTGTTTACTAACAAAGCCGCGGCGGTGTTATGTAACACAGCAACAGGTGATATTGTTAATTATACTTCTGCTTTTACTGGCGGAAATCAAGGCATTACATTTACGGATGGCAGTGTTGCAGCAGAAACTTATATTCTATACATCGATGTTGCAGTACAAGCCGCGGTCGCAACTCCTAAGACTAAGTCTATGGTTGTAGATTCGTCATTAACTATCGCTTCTCCTAATCTTGTGGCAGGTTCACATGATTCGCTCTCAAAAACAGACATTTATCAATTGAAGAGTGTTACAATGGGTGGTCAAGATATTACTGAACGTTACAGTCTTGATAATGGACAAAGAGATAACTTCTATGATGTTGGTCGTATTCGATTAAAATATGGTGCACCTGCACCCACGGCAGGCATCACAATCGTTTTTGATTACTTCTCTCATGGCGCGGGTGATTTCTTCACTGTTGCATCATACGCAGGTATATCGGAAATTACTTGGGACGAGATTCCATCATATGAATCTTCGAAGGGTCTTTTCTCATTACATGACGTTATAGACTTTCGTCCTACGATCAACGAAGCTGGAACAGCGTTTGTTAGTCCAGGCAGTGTTGCTGCACCTGGGCAAATTACTATCATGGATTTCAACATCTATCTTGCACGAAAAGATAAGTTGTTTCTCAAGGATAATGGAGAATTTGGTGTGGTTCGTGGTGAATCAGCAATTGATCCAAAATCGCCACAATCAAATGAAGATTCAATGACTCTATACGAATTAGACATTGCTCCATACACAGGCGCTTTATCTGATGTTCGTCCACGAATCATTAACAATCGTCGATACACTATGAGTGATATTGGCAAATTGGACAAACGCGTAAAAAATCTAGAGTATTACACAACCTTGTCATTATTAGAGCAGAGTGTATTGTCTGCTTCTACTCTGGATGCTTCCGGTGTGGAACGATTTAAAAATGGCTTTGTTGTAGATAACTTCAACGGTCATAGTGTAGGAGACGTTACCAGCACAGATTATAAAATTGCAATGGACATTCAAGAAGGAATACTTCGTCCTCACTTTCACCAAGATGCAATTTCGTTGAAGGTTGATGTATCAAGCAATATTGCAGGTATCAAGCAACATGAGACTATTATAACACTGCCTTACGATAATACTATTACTACATCAGGCAGAGCAGATTTAACTGGTATGGTTGCTTCAATTACACAACCATACGCTTCTGGTGTAGAAAATCTGATGCCTTATTTGGTATTTGATTATGCAGGTAATCTAAAATTATCACCAGCAACAGATGATTGGATAGACACAGAAACTAGACCTCAGGTAGTTATTAATGAGACTGGTGTTTATGATGCTATGAAATTTCTTGCTGATAAAGCAGGTGTGCTTGGTACAGAATGGAATGCTTGGCAAACAACTTGGGCGGGTACTGATTCTAATAGTCGAACAACTCGTAACCAAAATGCACTTACAACTACGACTACTAACACAACAACCAGTCGACAAACCAATACAGGTATTCGGACTAATATTAGTCATGAAACGGTTGAAAAAGATCTTGGTGATAAAGTTGTTAATATAAACTTTATTCCTTTTATGAGATCAAGAAAGGTTTTCTTTTATGCTAACCGACTAAAACCTAGCACAACTATGTATTTGTATTTTGACGGCATTGATCTTACTGACTATGCAAAAAATGAATCTTCTTCTACTTATGCTACTTGGAATGCAGGTCAGGCAAATGGTTCTAATATCGATACTTCGTATAAAGGATTTACAAGCCATCCAGAGACTACAACAGAGTTAATTACAAGTGCTGATGGCGAAATTTGGGGTTCATTTATCGTACCTTCAAATACGACACATACTTTTAAAACAGGCCAGCGCGAAGTTAAATTAACAGACGAAGCTGACAACAACGATGAGTTTGAATCTTCTACGGCAAGTAATTCTTATGCTGCACAAGGATTATTAAAGGCGGTTGAAGGTACTGTAATAAGTACTAAGGTGCCAACATTCGAAGAAACTGAAATTTCTCAAAATCGAACTATTGTTACAGTCAACAGATCTATTAGTAGTCAGAATATACAAACTTTCGGTGGCGGTGGCGGTGGCGGTGGTAGAGATCCATTGGCACAAACATTTATAATAAATGAAGTTGGAGGTGCTTTTGTTACGATGATCGACGCCTTCTTTAAAACTAAATCGGCAACAACTACTAGTGTTGTGTTGGCGCAAATTAGAACAGTTGTGAATGGTTATCCTACAGCAGAAATAATTGCCGAAGCTTCATTGACTTCTGCAGACGTTAGTGTTTCTGAAACGGCAGTAACTCCAACAACTTTTACCTTTAATGACCCTGTTTATTTAAAGGACGGTATTGAATACGCCCTTGTACTGAAAGCAGACAATACAGAATATGAAGCATGGGTATCAGAACTAGGTAAATTTGACGTTACGAATGCTAATTACCGTATTGCAAAGCAACCTGCCCTTGGTGTATTATTTAAATCTGCCAACGGGACCGCATGGCATTCAGATCAATTTAAGGATTTAAAATTCACGATATATCGTGCTGCATTCGACACTTCGGCAACCGGACTTGTTACTTTGGTAAACAAGGAAGTACCTGCTAAATTGTTGGGCAAAGACCCTATCGAAGCAGTTAACACAAAAACCGATGTTAGAGTATCACACAGAAACCACGGAATGAATATCGGCGATACTGTTTCTATAACAGGGGCGACTGCAACGGGTGGATTAACAATAAATGGTGATCATGTAATATCAAAAGTTGAACCTGATTTTTATGTTATCGTACCAGGCAGTGCTGCAACTTCTACCGCAACAGGTGGCGGCATTGTTGTGAATGCAACAGAGAATAGAAAATTCGAATTGATGCAGACACAAATACAGTCAATTATTTTGCCTAACACGGCTATTGCTTGGGAGAAGAAATCTTCTAGTGAATCTGCAAAACCTTATAATCCTGCTACATCGTATATAGGATTATTAGAAAATACCAGTTTAGTAGAAACAACTCCACAGGTTATACCTCATACTAATAATCAACCCGTAGGAAATGCAAGAAGTTTTTATCTTAAAGGTGTCATGACTTCTGTTAATTCTAACTTGTCTCCAGTATTGGACAAAGAACGTATGTCTGTAATTACAGTCAACAACCGAATTAATCAACCAGTCGATGAAGACTCGTATACTGTAGGTGTCAATGATCGAGTTTACAAAGAGCTTGATGGTACAACTTCTAGATACATTGACGAATTAAACCCTACAGATAACTCAGCATTAAGTCGATACATGACAAGAAAGATAACTTTCGAACAAAGTGCTAATGGTTTTAAGGCTTGGATGGTAGTTAATCGTCCATTAGGAACTAACATCGATTTGTATTATAGAGTTGATGAAGAAGACACTTTGATCTTCAATGAACAACCATGGATTCGAGCTTATCCTCTTGGTGGAGCTCCCTTGGCCAATGATGATGCTTCTCTCTTTACTGAAATTGAATATGATTTCGAAAATGGAGTTGCTGCACAGGATGTTTCAGGCCTTGCGGCAGGTGATTCCTTTGCTTCCGTATTCAGCGCGATACAATTAAAGATCGTCTTGACAAGTAACAATTCTGCTAAGGTTCCTCAAATTAAGGAATTCCGAACAATCGCATTATTTGGGTAATAAAATGAGTAAGAAATTAAAGGTACAAGGAGAATCTGATCTCGAAAGAGATGCTAGCACTGGCGCTATTGTCAACACAAATCAGAAATCCTTTGCTCAATTCCAACAAAGGAAAGCTGCCATTAAGGCAAAGGATAATGAATTGTTATCACTTCGAGCCGAAGTTGATGAATTGCGAGGTATGATCGAAAGCATTATAAATAGTTCAAATAAACCAAAAACGCAGAAGAGTGCTAAATAATGACCGTAATATCCACAGCAAAGACTAACTCTCTTGATGAATTGAGAATCAATTCCAACAATATTTCTATTGGAATGGGTGATCTATCATCCATGAAACATCCCGAGAATGCAAAGGTTTTTACTCATACGGTTGCTTCTTTGGCAGGTGCAATAGTTCATGGAAATGTAGTGACTGGTTTGACTTCTGGCGCAACTGGTGTTGTGGCAGGTGTTGTTACTGTTACCCAAGTTGCGGAAATATGCATCACAGATATTGTCGGAACATTTCAATCAGGGGAAGTTGTTCAGGTATCTGCGGGTAATACAGTTACTCTTTCTGATGCTGGTACTGCGGTTGACGATATTGTAAACGTAGTCAATGCTTCTTTGGTAGGTAAATTAGAATTATTATCAACTACTTCACAGACTTTAAATAGTGATTTAGTTTATCCATCAACAAAAACAGTCACATTCAATGGAACACTCGATATGACGAACGGTACTTTGAAAGTACCTTCGGCCACGGGGACTCTTGCTATAAACACGAGTTACATTCGACTTGGTGACATTACGGCAGCTACTGCAATTTCTGGTGGTGTTCTTATTTCTCGTGGTACTTACGGAACTCCTAGATTAACCAGTGGCCTCGAATGGGACGAGACGCTTCGAGATTGGTACGTCAAAGTAGTTAATGGTGTTGACGCGGCAGAAGTCGCTACCACAAGTAAAATGGTTACACGACTTAACGCTTTTGAATTGTTTGCCAACAACACAGAAACTGGTGTTGATGTAGTATGGGATTCGGTTACACAGACTTTCGATACAGCCATTCAGGCCAATGCTGTCGCTCTTGGAACACAATCAACTGGCGCTTATGTTAAACAAATAATTGCAACAGCTAATCAAACTACCGTATCATCAAATAATGTTGAGACATCTGATGTAACAATCGGCCTAGTTGCAAATCCAATTGTTTCTGGTCTTACTGCAGGTAATATCACTACAGGTGTTACCACAGATAATACATTAACCACAACAACTGGCAATCTAGTAATTGATGCCGCGACAAACATTGTCGATATTAATGCCGCGACAAACATTGTCGGTAATACCGATATCACTGGTATATTAGACATTAGCAGTCATTTGGTTGTAGGCGGAAATCTTACTGTTAACGGTACTACAACTACTGTAAATAGCAACACAATCAATGTAGCAGACAATACTATTGTATTGAATAATGACGTAGTTGGCGTACCTACAGAGTCAGGTGGAATTGAATTAGAACGTGGCATTTACACAAATGCTTCTTTATTGTGGGATGAAACGGGCAATCGCTGGACTACTGTAACTCCTGTAGATGATGCTATTGCAGGAATTGTGCATAATGTAATGCGCGAGGGCATCGACACAGTATTAACTCTAACCGACGGTGACACAACTTCTGTTGCCTTGGATAGTAATGATACATTACAAATATCTAGCGGTTCTGGTATCGTAGTTAATTATACCGATTCAACAGAACCCGCGTTTGTATTGGAAATTGCTCACGCAGATACAAGTTCACAAGGTTCAGTCAATAATTCGGCTGGTAATGTTATACAAGATATAACCCTTGACACGTTTGGTCATATCTCCACGATAGCATCGGCCGATCTTGATAATCGATATATGCAACTTGGTGATCAAGCAAACACCGCTCTTAAATGGACAACTGCACGAACTGTAACTTTTGCCACAGGTGATGTCACCGGTAACTTTACAATCGATGGAAGTGCAGATGTGAGTGATGTGTCGTTGGTTGTTGCTGACAATTCGCATAATCACTCAGGTGGAACAATTTCAGGCCTTGCCGCTACTGCAATATCTTCGGGCACTTTACCAACAACCCGTGGTGGAACAGGAACGACCTCGGTTACAGGTACATCAAGTTTAGTAAAATCCGCGTCTCCTACCTTCACGGGTACTGTAGGATTTACTTCAATGACGGGCACCACGGTTACTGCTGCACTTGTAGGTAATGCATCAACTGCATCTGCATGGGCAACTGCACGATCTATTTCTTTGGGTGGAAATGCAACGGGTACGGTTTCTATAGACGGTTCGGGTGATGTTACCCTGACTGCATCTGTAAGTCAATCAACCAATGCTACATACTTATCTAGTAACAACCAGAACAATCATATAACGGGAATAACTTCCGGCTTGAATGTTGCTCTTAATAATACCATCGCTAATGGAAGTTTCACATGTAAATCGAATGGCACCGGTGATAGTGAACTAGCAGGATTATCTTTTCATAATAATTCCTACGGTATTAAATTGGGTGTGCGTAATGACGGAACTTTTGGTTTAGGTGGATGGAGTCGAGCTGCATGGTCGTGGTATAGTAGTGCAAATGGAGATATGGTTGCCGCAGGTAATCTTACTGCTTATTCAGACCCAAGATTAAAAGATGTTATAGGTAAAATAGAAAGTCCTATCGAAAAACTAATGCAACTAGATGGTGTTGATTTCACATGGAAATCTGGCATTGCTCATACGGAATGTAAAGCAGGTACTAAGGACATTGGTGTTCTTGCTGATCAAGTTGAAGCTGTGTTTCCTGAAATAGTTTCTGAGTCGATTGAAATCGATGGCGATTCATATAAAACGGTATCATATGATAAACTAGTGGCCGTGTTGATAGAAGCCGTAAAAGAACTTAACTCTAAAATTAAGATATTGGAGAATAAGTAATGCCTATTGCTTCGTCTGGTACATTGTCTTTTACAGACATACAAACGGAAATGGGCGGCACAAACCCTATTTCTATATCTGAATATTATGGAAAAGATTCTCAGATACCTACATCGGGTGTAATTAGTGCTAATCAATTCTATAGTGCTCAGGGTCCACAAACACTAACGATATCGATGGGTCCAAATTTTAATCTAGCCGCCAATGCCGCTTTTGCCGCACTGGATTCTACTGGAGAGATTGTTGTGACCTTGACTAGTGATGCATACGGTACATCATCGAGCAATTGGGCATTTGACACGGGTAATCTCGCCAATCATTGGAAAGTTACAATTCAACTTAATGGTAACGTTCGAGGAGCACAAGGCGCACAAGGCGCAGGCGGTACATCATCATCAGGAGGCAACGGCGGGCCAGGTGGTCCTGGCGCAATCTTTAGAGGGTCTACAACTCGAAATAATCTTTTTGTGTATAATAACAACTATATCGCCGCGGGTGGCGGTGGCGGTGGCGGTGGTGGAAGAATCAGAGTTATCGCTGCACATACAAATGCCTACTATGTACCTAGAACCAAAAACCCAAGTAGTGGCGCTTTCTCGGGAGGATATGGTGTACCTTGCGCTAATGGGGCATACGGATACGCTAATGGCGGCCGTGGCGGATACGGAAATGGAGGTAACATGGCTCTATCAACATCAGGTGGTGCTGTCGGATATGTGCTAGAAGATTCGTGTGCTACAACAACTGGCAGATACGGTGGTGCTGGTGGAAATGGCGGTGCACTCGGTGTCGGGGGTTCTTCAGGCGCATCAGCGACCTGGTCCGGAGGCAGCGGTGGTGCCAGCAATAATGCAATATATCGAACAGGTAATGTTTCATTTCCTTCTGGGTTGGGAACATATTACGGCGGTCTTGTATAAATAATGATTCACGATCAAATTATAAAAAAAGTAGCCGACATTAATGTGAAGATCATAGGATTTTATCCAACTCCAGAATGTAATCATGAGGAGGTTAAACGCAGATTTACCTCTCACTATTTGTCACTGACCTTAGGTTATGGAGTTTCAGGACAGTTAATAAATCATCCTGACGAAGCGAGAATATACGGCAATCGGCCTGTGGTGGCAATACAAGAAGTCGTTGAAGGCGACGAATCTGTATCCCTAATTGATTTTGAACATCCTAGGGATGCGGTATATATAGTAGGTAATTCACAATATCGTTGGCCCAGTGAACATTTTTCTCAAATTACACACAAAGTTCACATACCAACTGGAAATCCTGAACACCCTATATACGGAGATCAGGTACTAGCTATCGCGTTATATGATAAATTTAGTAAAGAGAGATTCAATGTATAAAATAAATACCAATCTAACTAAAAATTGCCAACCTAATATAACGGTTGTGGGGTTTTATCCAATGCCTGAGTCTGAAGCTGAAAAAGATAGGGCAAGATTCGAAGATCATTATGTGCAGTTGTGTGCTATATATGGATTGAGCGGCCAACTTATTTTTGAACCCGAAGAAGCGCAAATATACGGCAATCGACCGGTAGTAGCGATTCAAGAATATGACGAAGGTGTTGAGTCGGTAGAACTTGGAAATTTTGAGCATCCCGGAGATGCGGTATATATAGTTGGGTGTTCTAGATATGGTCAACCCAGTGACTATTTTCCTGAAGTCACACATAGAGTACATATAACCGTGCCTAATCCAAATTACCCTATGTATGGAGATCAGGCATTGGCTATGACAATATACGACAAATTTAACAAAGAGAGAAAATCATGATACAATATGACAGTTTTAAAGTTGTAGGAACCGATGCAAGTACCGCAACTATGCTTTTAGAATGGCATTCGTCGACGAATGCAGAAGTTACACTTTTAAGAAACCATGCTATACCACTTGAAGCTGAACAGAATGAGTGGACGGAAGAACAATACAGAAAATATTTCTTAACCGAAGTTCCAGACGTACCCTCAGTTCCTGAATGGGCAACAGAAGAAGTAACGGCTGAACTGATAGCTCGAAAAGGTCTGCCTCTTTAGATATGATGTCTCCGTCTGAAATAGACGACTTATTTGAAGGTACAACTTTTGGTATGGAATATGAAAGCGGTGCTTTGGATAGGCATCTTCCCTTACCTGAAGGTACGGTATATTGCAAAAGAGAAGACTACCCGATAACTCCATCGGGTTTGTTTTGTGATAGAACTCTAAAGTTAAATATGTTTGGTGGTGAATTACAACTAAAACCTGAAAATTCAGAAGCGGAACTATTAAGTTCAATAACGAGTTTATTAGAGTATCTAATACCCGAGCACTTAAAGGATAAGGTGGCAGGTACTAACGGCCTTCACATGCATGTAAGAATACCTAAGTTGTTAGAACGACCTGATTTATTGAAACGAATGATACTATGGAGTCGTCAATGGGAATCTCAGTTTTTGGTCAATATGACCAAAAAACGTGAGCTGCCTAATTTAAATGCACTTTCCGACGAATTGAAAGCACATTTAATATATTGGGCTCGTTATGTGGCCAAACAGAAGATGACCATATACCCCGAATGGGTTATCGAGAACATGAGAAATCTTGATAGCAAGGCAACTGTATCTGAAATAATACACACTCTACATAATGGAGCGCCTTTAAGTAAACCCCCAACTTGCACTACAGATAAGAGTAAGATTGTCCGGCCGATGTTTAACTATGGTCATATGGCGGCAAAGGAAGAAACTATTGAGTTTAGGTTGTTTTCTTCAACTGAAAATCCTATCGTGCTTAAAAATATGATTGATTTTCCGTTAAGATATCTTAGGTCGATGTTTGCCGAAGAAAGCAATCCTCTCAGAATCATTCAGGGATTGGATTTCATAAGTGGTATACATGATGATGTTGACCCCTTCACTACCGTAGAACAGATACAGCGCCGGTCGGCAACAGACCCTAATATGCATCTAAGACAGTCTGAGCTGCGTGATAGACCTGATGAGATACAAAGGTACATGATCATACAGATTATAAGTAATAACATAACTATGAAGGATTTGAACTATCCTAAGTTTTTTACAGATAAGGGATTTGAATGAACATATCAATAAAACGAATTAAGATGGACAACGCAGGTGCTGACTTCATGTATGACTATTTTGAGGAATCGGAACAGTCATTTTTTGGGGTTGGCCGAACTCGATTCCACATGGATAACCCTGAGAATATTACATGGTGGTTAGCATACGATGATGACGACAACTTTGTGGGTTGTTGTGCCGCCGAGTATTTGGAACCCCACATATGGTATTTAAGAAGTTCACTTGTACCTAAAGTACATAGACGGCAAGGCATTTATAGAAAATTGTTTGATGCTAGAATGTCCTACGTGCTTGAACAGAATCCTTTACTTGTGACTGTTATCAGCAGTCCTTCTAATAGAGAAATGTTTAACAAACTTGATTTTAAACCGCTTGGTGATTATACCGGGCAGGCGGGTTATAATGGTTATAATGAATTATTTCTTTATAAGAACATCTAATCAATATAAATAAATAGGTATAATAATATAACTTAACTAAAGTGAACTAAATGAAAACGTATGATATAATTAACGCAAAGGGTACATTAGAAAAACTGTCCGCGATGGATTTACCATTGCCTGCAGCCATCAAGTTGTCGAAGAATGTAGTCGAAGTCAATGAAGTGTTTAAGATGTTCGAGGAAAAGCGACAAGCATTGTTCGTCGCGTATGGTGAAGCAGATGAAGATACAGGTAATACCAATATCAAAGAAGAGAATATGGACACGTTTCAAAAGGAATTAAACGAAATGTTATTTTCAGATATCGATATAGACGTTAAAACTCTTGATGTTGAATCTTTAAGTAATGACATTAAACTTTCAGCCAATGAACTAAATTCCGTATCATGGCTATTTAAAGATATGTAACTATGGCAATTGTAAAAAACTTAACAATCGATCAAGGCTCTACATTTTCTGTAAAGATTACGCTTGTCGCGGCCGGAAATAATTATGAGGCATATAATCTTACAGGTTATGGCGAGCCAACTGCACAAATTAGAAAGACTGCATCTTCAAGCACAGTAACCGCGGCGATGACTTGTAGTGTTCCTCAACCTATGTTAGGTGAGGTGTATATGATGTTGACTGACGAACAGACCGCATTAATAAAACCTGGGCGATATATGTATGATCTTGTTGTTATCAGTGGAGAAGGAGAAAAATACAGAGCTGTTGAAGGAATTATAACAGTCACTGCTGGCGTTACGAGATAACAATCTCCGATGACTAAAAAGTTTTCAGATATTAAGATCACCTATGATAACTTTGTAGGTAAATCAAAGGTAGATTATCTTACACCTTTTATGGGTGTTGCAGTACTCGGTACTGTACTAAGATCTTTTCATCTGATCGACGAAGATACATTTGTTAATGAAAAATTTAGTCTTACACCAACAAAGGCCTTTACAGATATATTAAGTTCTCCTACCGATGAATTTAGTTACATATCGGACTTTGCAAGATCTCCTAACGAAACAATATTAACGGCCGAGTTTATATCATTTGATGTGTCATTGTCGGCCCCAGTTGATACCGTATCTTTGGCAGATCTTCTATCGTTATCATTTAACATGTCCTTTAATGATTCGACAAATAACGAAGATTCATCATTAATTGAATTTATCAAGTCTGTTGCGGAGACGCAACAAGCCACGGACAACATAACTCTGGTTGCGGATTTCAATAGAGATCTTAATGACGCATTAGAATCGTTGGACAACACAGATCTTCTGTTAAGCAAACCTGTTGTGGATTTTACAACAAACGAAGATTTAATTGCTCTGTCAATTGATTTTAATAGAATATTTAATGATTATATTGCACCCGAAGAATTAATATCAAAATATTTAGATAAAACTGCGTTTATAGACAACGTTTCTACGGCAAGCGTAGTTCATATACTTTCCACAAAACCTTTTATTGATTACCAATCTTTATCTGATTTGATAATTGTAGATTCTATAAAAGCATTAAGCGACACTTTAATTTCTTCTGAAGTTTTTGAACGGGTTGTAGATTTCAGAAGAGAGTTTAATGATAGTTATGGATTAGAGGATTTTCTTTCCTTGGCGTATGGGACAACATTTACAGATTCTTTTTCTTCAAGTGATCAATTGTCCATGATGCCTACAAAGCAATTTACCGACATTTTTTCTTCAACTGATGATCAGAAATTTGATATATTTAAATCAATAACAGATTCTTTTTCTACAACTGATGATCAGAAATTTGATATATTTAAATCAATAACAGATTCTTTTTATACAACTGATGATCAATTGTCCATGATGCCTACAAAGCAATTTACCGACATTTTTTCTTCAACTGATGATCAGAAATTTGATATATTTAAATCAATAACAGATTCTTTTTCTTCAAGTGATGATCAATTGTCCATGATGCCTACAAAGCAATTTACCGACATTTTTTCTTCAAGTGATCAATTGTCCATGATGCCTACAAAGCAATTTACCGACATTTTTTCTTCAAGTGATCAATTGTCCATGATGCCTACAAAGCAATTTACCGACATTTTTTCTTCAAGTGATGATCAGAAATTTGATATATTTAAATCAATAGAAGACGAAGCTAGCGTCGAAGATTTGATAGGTGTACCTGACGGCATTACTTGGGAATATTACAAAACATCGAATGAAAGTGTGAACGCATCCGAGAATTTTAACGTCACATTTAATGCATACAGATCAATAATCGATTCCTCGCAACCAACAGAAGAGTTTAATTGGAATATTGGCAAATCATTTTTGGACGACTCTTCGGTTGCTGATACACCTACATTCGTTTTTGCCGCGAATAGATCGTTTGTCGAAACACCAAACACCACAGACACTTTATTCTTGGATTATGCCACTGCTTTAAATGAAGACGAACCTGTCTCGGATAATTTATCTATATCATTTACAACAGAATTTTCAGATTCAACGGCAGCATTTGAAAATGTATCTATTACAGCCGGTAATCTTTATATTGAAGATGTGATTGCTTCAGACGAAGGTTCTTTACATAATCAAGGTTATGCAAGTGATTATTTTGCCGAAGATTATGTTGGAGACACAAGATCGTTTTGATATAAATAACCTTACATAACAAACAAACCAACCAACCAAAGAGATTTTAAAAATGATTAAAGAAAACATTATCGCGACAGGCCGTTTACAAATGGTTTTAACTGGTCCTGATGGAAAGATCAAGGCAGACAAAACTGTCAACAATTTAGTTGTAACTACAGGTAAGGAATTTATTGCTTCTCGTATGATCAATGATCAAGGCAGTACTCCAATTATGTCTCATATGGCGTTAGGTACTGACAACACTGTTGCTGTTGTCGGGCAAAGTACTTTGTCAACAGAAACAGGATCACGAGTTGCTCTTGCTGATGCAGTTTCTGATGCAGAAGTTACATATACCGCAACTTTCGGCCCTGGTGTTTCTACTGGTGCTATTGTAGAAGCCGCAATTTTTAATGCCGCTTCTGGTGGTACTATGGCATGTAGAACTGTTTTTAGTGTTGTCAACAAAGGTTCGGACGACAGCTTGGCGATTACTTGGAAAATTACAATTACATAATAAACTATGTCTACTATAACTACCAGAAGCGGTAAAGGGGCATTATTAACTAACAATGAGATCGATGCCAATTTTGTCAATCTAAACACTGACAAAGTCGAGACGTCTGCTGTTGGTACTGCCGCGGCATTAGATACAGGAACGGTTGATGGAAGCATCCCTATAATAGGTGCCGACAATCTTCTACCAGCTTCCATACTGCCGCCACCTACTTCTACTTTAGCGAGTCTGACGGATGTTTTTACATCTATGTCTCCTACGGAAGGCCAAGTATTAACATATGACGCAACTAATGGATGGCAGTCAGAAGACACAGCGGGTAATTTACAAGATACATATGAGGCATCCACAGCATCACCCGAAATAACAACTAATGCTTCGAAGGGTGCTCTTTCTATAAGACGAGGCAGTGCTTTAGATACGGATTTGGTGTTGGCTATTCAGGCTGGTGATGGTGCTAACAAGTTTACAGTCAACGGCAATGGCGACACAACGATTAGTGGCGCAGTCACAGCAACAGGTGGAATAGACGCACTCACAACGGCAACAACCGCGGTTGTTATATCTGCTTCTGCTGCACCTACCGCAAATCAGGTACTTACCGCGATTGATGGAACTAGTGCATCATGGCAAAATCAAGTCGCAGGTTATGGCGGAAAAGAGTTTATAGCAACAAGTGACGGCGTAAAGACCGTATTTTCTGCGTCTGACTTTACTCCTTCTAATTTCAATTATAATATTGCTACTCGCACCATTAAGATATATGTTAACGGTATGCGGGCAGATGATTCAGATTTTACAGAAACGTCTTCGGATGTAGTCACTTTTACATCTCCTCCTGCTTCTGGTTCTATTAAAATAGAAGTATTTGAAGTTGTTATACTTTCCGCGCAGACAACTTCAACAGAATTTATAGCGACCGGTAATGGTGTTAAGACTACATTTTCTGCATCTGACTTTGCACCTGCGGCAGGGTTTAATTATGGTGGTGTTAATGATGCACTGACTATTTATTATGATGGTGTGCTAAGACCTCGATCTGAATATATACTTAGCTCGGATACTTCAGTTACGTTTAACAACCCACCAATAAATGGTGTAGAAATACTTGCTTTGGTTAGTACAGTACTTCCATTCCCAAGTGCAACACCTGGGCTTGTGCAAAATTTTGTCTACACTGCCACGGCCGGACAAACGGTTTTTGTAGGAAACGATGACAATTCTTTGCTGTTACAATTTTCAAGCTCGACCTCTATTCAGGTGTTTTTAAATGGTGTAAAATTATCAAAGACAACTGACTTTACTAGTGACGCTGCTGCTGATAGTATTACATTAACTACTGGTGCTACATTAAATGATGTATTTGAAGTTTCATCCTATAGTGTATTTGAATCTTCAGATACTTACACCCAAGCTCAGATTGATGCTAAAGATACGCTTGTATCTAATGTAGCCAATGCAGCACTTCCTAAAGCTGGTGGTACTATGGCAGGCAACATTACAACGGCAGGAATATCATCGGTCACAGCAGGAACAGGCAATTTTGTGGCAGGCGCTGGCGCTGGCGACTCAATCGTTGCAGGTGGTAATAATAACACGCTGATTGGAGATGGTGCAGGAACTGCGATTACCACAGGCGATAATAACACAGCAAGTGGGTTTCGGGCGCTCTATACCAACACTACAGGTAGTAACAACACGGCAGTTGGTTATAACGCAGGTGATGCTATTACTACTGGTGCAAGAAACACTTTTATTGGCAGTGAATCTGGTGGACTTCTTACTACTGGAACACAAAATACTGCAATAGGGGAAAGTGCGTTAGCCTCGGGCACCACCTCAAATAATAACGTAGCTATAGGCTTCCAATCTTTATATGCCACCACAACTGGTTTTCATAATACTGCTGTCGGAACAAGTTCAATAGGTTCTAACACGACAGGATATAATAATACAGCTAGTGGACAAAGCGCACTCTATAGCAACACCACTGGATATAGCAACACAGCTAGTGGAGCAGAGGCACTTTATAGCAACACGACTGGATATAACAACACAGCTAGTGGACAAAGCGCACTCTATAGCAACACCACTGGATATAGCAACACAGCTAGTGGAACAGAGGCACTTTATAGCAACACGACTGGATATAACAACATTGCAAGTGGAAAAAGCGCACTTTATAGCAACACTACAGGCGTTAATAACACGGCTAGTGGACAAGACGCACTTCAAACCAACACTACTGGTAATAATAACACGGCTAGTGGGTTACAATCGCTCCATAGCAACACCACGGGTAGTAGCAACACCGCCATCGGGTTGAACGCACTCTATAGCAACACCACGGCCGCTAATAACACGGCTAGTGGACAAAACGCACTTTATAGCAACACTACTGGTACTAGCAACACGGCTAGTGGGAGGGACGCACTCTATAGCAACACCACAGGATATAACAACATTGCTAGTGGGTTTCGGGCGCTTTATCTAAACACTACTGGATATAACAACGCGGCCTGTGGAGTAAACGCACTCTATAACAACACTACTGGTAGTGGCAACACAGCTAGTGGACGAAGCGCACTCTATAGCAACACCACTGGTAGTAACAACACAGCTAGTGGACAAAACGCACTCTTTAGCAACACTACTGGCGTTAATAACGTGGCTAGTGGACAAAGCGCACTTTATAGCAACACGACAGGATATAATAACACAGCTAGTGGATACACATCCCTTTATAACAACACTACTGGATATAGCAACACAGCTAGTGGAGTAAACGCACTCTATAACAACACCACAGGTCATAGCAACACAGCTAGTGGACTTAACGCGCTCTATAGCAACACCACGGGCGTTAATAATACGGCTAGTGGACGAAGCGCACTTTATAGCAACACGACAGGCGTTAATAACACAGCTAGTGGATACACATCCCTTTATAACAACACCACGGGTAGTGACAACACAGCTAGTGGAGCAGACGCGCTCTATAGCAACACCACGGGTAGCGGAAACACAGCAATCAATCCGCGCAATTCAGCAGGCTCTAACGCACCAGTCTTCAACCCAACGACCGAAAATAACCGTTTTTGCATGGGTTCGACGGGTGTTACCAATGCCTACATTCAAGTGGCATGGACAGTTGTGTCAGATGCGCGGGACAAGATTAACTTCGCGCCTGTTCCCCACGGCCTTGAGTTTGTCAAAGCGTTGCAGCCCACGGCGTATCAGTTCCGCACTGCGCGGGACTCTGAAGAAACCAATGGCGGTGTGCGCTATGGCTTCAAAGCTCAAGACGTATTGGCGCTTGAGGGTGATAGCCCCGTCATTGTAGACAATGAAGACGAAGACAAACTTCGCATGGTGGATACAGCATTAATCCCAGTGCTTGTCAAAGCGTTACAAGAACTATCAACCAAGAACGATGATTTAGAAGCCCGTATTTTAACCTTAGAAGGACAGACAAAATGAACGAAAAAAGAACTGAAGTAGAATTACTACAAGACTTTACAGCAATGGGTCACTCAATAGCACTCATCAACGATGTTATTGCAGGAGTAAGAATGGTCGATGAGACCGCTGAAGAAAGAC